AGTTTCACCAGTTTCATCAGAATAACTTTCTGCTAGTATATTTTCTGCATCCGTTGGATTTATCGAATTAATAGTAGATTTTTGAAATATTGACCCAGTTAAATATCCCAATTTTATAAAAAAAAATATTATTTTTTTGTACTTATAAAAATTACCATCCCAATAACAAAAAGTATCAATGGAGAAAATAACAAAATCCACGATAGCGTCAAACTTTTTTTACAGACATAATTAAGCAACATTGTCCATAAAATGATAAATATAGTTGGCCATATCATAGACGTGGTAGTTTTTTGATATAATGACCAAACTAAGCCGACAACTGCCAAAACAAAATAAATGAGAGCGGGAGGACACAACATACTATATTCTTTTATTTTTTTTTGTTTTAGATTTTTTTTTACGAAACCTTCTCTTACGCGACCCTCCTCGTTCGGGTACTATGGGTATTGCTATTTGCATTGGTTCGTTTGAGTTTGCGTATATTTCAGTTTCACCAGTTTCATCAGAATAACTTTCTGCTAGTATATTTTCTGCATCCGTTGGATTTATCGAATTAATAGTAGATTTTTGAAATATTGACCCAGTTAAATATCCCAATTTTATAAAAAAAAATCCATGAATATCACTTTGTATAGGTATTTCCTTGACTCTTTCATCTATTTGAAAAATTCCTTTATAACTAGATTTATAAGTATTTAAAAAAATACCTGCTAAATCAACTTTAGAAGTTGGTGATGTTATATAAAAAAAATTGTTGGTTTCAGTGTCATCAACTCTAATAACATCATTTACATAAGCATAAACACTACCCGGTTCAAGAGAAATGGAACCATTACTGTACATACCTTTAAAAACTTCTACTTGTTTAGAGTAGAAGTTTATATCATTATATAAATCATAAAACGCATTTAAAATTTTGTTTTTTTGTTGTTGGTCTATTCTATACTTTTTATTTTTTCGAAACATACTATTTGTTAAGATATTTACGCGTTTTCCTTTTATGAATTATTTTTCTGCGTGTTTTATACAAAGATTTTTTTGTTCCTCCTTTTGTTCTTCTTGTAAATAAACGAGACCAAAATGAACGCCTTGTACCTTTTTTTGTATCTTCAGAAGGTACTGCAACATTAGAAGGTATTATTTCTTTTCTACATATTTCTATAACGTTTTTAAATGTCTTGAATAATTCTTGTTCTACATACCTTTGACGTTGGTTTGTTGGAATAGTCATAGTATAATTCACATAACTTAACCAATATTTGAATTTTTCATTATGCTGTTTTAGAACACCAGGCTCTATGTATCCTTCATGATTTACTATTTCTTTGTATCCTTTATACTTCCCCCACGAATTTTTTGTAAGTAACCTAATTCCGGATTCAGTTTTATCGCATTTTATTAAACATATAGCATGTGAATAGTTTTTTTCTTTTTCCTCTATGCCTAAAACAACATAAATGTTTTCGCGAAAAGGTTCTTTAATTTCTGAAATAATTTCTTCCTCATTTAAAAAATCTGTAAAAACAGGTGTTATTTTTATAATTTTATTATCTATAAATTGTTGAAATGTGGCAATGATTGCAATCAATAATAATAAATTATCTTCTAATTTTTGATTTATTTTAAACTTAACACTAGGTTCTAAATTTTGTTTCGATATTTCAGACTCATAATTAGGATATATTTTTTTTTTGTTTTTTGTATTTCACATTTTTTAATTAATCGAAAATTATTAAAATATTCAAAAACAAATGGAATCGCATTTATGAGTTGACCACCTTTACAACCATATTTATCTACTATTATGCGATAAATTAATAAAAACAATTGCGATGATAACCATTCCTTTTGACAATTTTTATCGATGAAAGCAAATTTATAATCACTAACAACTGAACTAGTTGTATAAAGAGAATGACAAGATTCTTTTTCAACGAAATGTGATGAAAAAATAACTTTAATAAGTCTTGCGATTACTAATGCTGAAGCGTGGGCTTTCTTATATCAAGAAAATGTCTTTCTTCCGAAAACATTTCATATGTATTTGCATTAGTGTCTATTTCCCAATTTTCAATATCAACTTCTTTAATTCCAGAATCTAAAAACATTTTGCTCATATCTCTTACGTGTGATACATCCCATGTACTAATATTTTGTTTAAAATTAACACAATTAAAAAACATATGCGACATATTTATAACTCTTGATGTATTCCATTTACTACCAAAACCTCCATTAAATTCAAAACATAAATAAAACATATATGACATATCTGTTACATTTGATGTGTTCCAATTAAGAGGTTGATTAAAAATCACACATCTTTCAAACATATGAGACATATTTGTTACATTTGATGTATTCCAAGAATTACCTAATTCTCCATTAAACTCGTTCTGTTACATTTCTTGTATCTAAATCGAGATATGTGTTAAATTTAATACACCCTAAAAACATATAGGAAATATCTGACACATTTGATGTATTCCAAGCAATATCTTGATTAAACTCTTTACACCCTGAAAACATATGAGACATATTTGTTACCTTTTCTGTATTCCAATTAAGAGGTTGATTAAACTCTTTGCATCCTGAAAACATATGCGACATATCCGTTACATTTTCTGTAATCCAACCACTAATATCTTCATTAAATTTGGTTCTATATAAAAAGAGAGCTGACATATTGGTGACTTTTAATGTATTCCATTCATTTATTTTCAAAATTTGAGAATTAATTGTTTCTCCATTGGCTATAGCTTCTTTTAAATTAAAATATTGTTTTACTGCATCCTTTATTGTATCATTGGTTAAATTTTCAGTATCTATTTCTTCCATAATTAAACTTGTGAAAATTTATCTGCGGGTTTTCTTTTTGCGATTGGACTTTTTTGCAGAAAGTTTTTTTGATTTTTTTGTCTTTTTGCGCAATCCGCCTGAAGAAAAACGATCTACATAATCCTTTGCATCTGTTATCTTTATTTGTTCAGTATAATGTTCTGTATCTGGATCGGTTAGGTTAATTTCAACTGGTTCAACTGGGTTGGTTACAATTTCAACTGGTTCAACTGGGTTGGTTACAATTTCAACTGGTTCATCTGGTAAATCATCATAATATTCATGATACGGTATATTTACACGTCTAGGTATTGCACTATCAGGGTTAGCATCGTGTGGTAAATATTCGGAGTTGTCATTCAATCTGTGTAACTCTTTCTTTATCCATAACTCGTCTCTATGTCTTTTGTCTCTCTCTTTTCTATTCTCATAATCACCGCTATCTGTATTTTTTATCGTATCAATAACATTGTAATCTATATTGCTTATTTTATCAACGCTCGCATTCTCATTCAACTCATTCAACATTTTAAATTTAGGAACCTCTTTTGCATTGGTAAAAATAGTGTTGTTTGATACATGCACTTTAGATAAATCAGCACCAGTTAAATCAGCACCAGTTAAATTAGCATCTTCTAAATGTGCACCTTCTAAATCAGCATAAGATAAATCAGCACCAGTTAAATTAGCACCTTGTAAGTGAGCACGTTCTAAATGAGCACCTTTTAAATTTGTTCTTACGGTATTACCATTATTTAGTCGAAAAGGACCTAATTGTGCACTTTCTAAGCGAGCATCTTCTAAATGAGCACCCTGTAAATTAGCACCACATAAATGAGAGAAGGAAAGGTTAGCTTTCCTTAAATTTTTCCCTTTTAAATTTTTTCTAGTTAAATTTCTATTCATAAGGTTAAGCTTTTTACCATGTGTAAAATGCAATTTTCCTGTTCTGTATTTCCTTGTCACAGCATCCGTAAAATTGCGCCACATATATTAAACACATATTAAATTTTTTAAAATTTTGTATAGTTTTTTCTCAAAATAACATTTTACTACAATTAAAAACTGCAAAAATGTCGCAAATTTAAAACCGTCTCATAGCCTGAACGGCTTGATAAGACGCGTTGCTTTGGTCGCCCCCAAATGACAAATCGTTGTAATTCTTTGCAGTTGCGTTTTGTTTTAAATATCTTACATAATCCGAACTGTCATAAACATAACGTACATTACATGCAGAAGGAGGGACAAAGGACTTGTCACAAGTATCTTTAATTGCTCCTATACTATTTTTAATAGAGGCAATTCCTGGTATAGACTGTGGTGTTTGACATGCCCCACCACAACTATAATTCAAACGTGAAAAAACGTCTCCTGCATTCATGACCTTTCGAAAAGGGGTGCATGCATAATTTCCGCCGGTTGGTTCGCCAAGAACATTTCTTACAACAGGAGTGTTATTCCAAACCTCTTTAATTAGAACGCGGGTTGTTTCAAATTCAGATTCATTTACTTTATCAATGGTAGGCATTGCCATTAATCCTCTTATTCCACCACCTAAACTTTTACTCAAAGGTCGAATCGGAATACCGACACCTTTAATTCCATAAAGCAATGTTCCAAAGGTAGATTGGTCATACGGCATTCTATATAAAGAGAAAATATTTTATTATATTGCATTTTCTATATCTTTGGTAAAAATCAATGTAAAAACGAGAAGAAATACTTTGAGACAGTCGTTTTTATTCATTTTCTCAATTTTTTCTTCCTTGCGTTCATAAATATCGCGCGTAAAAATCAACATTCCGCTTGCTAAAAAACATATCATGTAAAAATATTCAATGGGATAATCATGATATGTTTGATATGTTAGTATTTCTCGCGTAAAATCGCTAGAGTAGTAATTGACGACATCCTTCACCAAAAAAACCTTTAAACTTTGAAAACCGATTATTGCTCGAAGTGGAATCATTTTTATTTAATTTTATTCATAAAATATTTCAATTTATTTTTCCGTGATAAATCGCGGAACAACATTCATCGTAATTAATTCTTGTGTCAATAATTTACATGAATAAGGTATTTCTACATGCGAAAATTCTGTTCTGTTTTCACAATTTTTACACAAATGTATATTATATTCGTCATTATAAGAAGCAATCAATCCACACAAATTACAAGTGTACATATCATATTTATCAGAAACATCATACATTCTTTCTTTTGTAAAACGGGCAATGCCATGCGAAATAGAACAATCTCTTTCCATTTCTCCAAATCGTAATCCACCATCACGGCTTCTGCCTTCTGCTGGTTGTCGCGTTAAATTCACCATTGGACCAATCGAACGAGAATGTATCTTGTCATCTACCATATGTTTTAATCTCTGGTAAAAGACTGGTCCCATAAAAATATCTGCTTTAATTTGTTCTCCTGTGTTTCCGTCATACAGAACATCATTTCCATTCTTTTCGTAGCCATGAGATAACAACTTTTCCGAAATATCATTCACATGCAAATCTCCAAAACTTGTACCGTCGCCAAACAATCCCAATTCGACCAACAGCTTTCCAAGCAACATTTCTTTCAATTGCCCAATCGTCATTCTCGAAGGTATCGCATGAGGGTTAATAATAATATCTGGACGAATTCCATCTGCCGTAAAAGGCATGTCTGATTCGGGGATGACATTTCCAATCGTTCCCTTTTGTCCATGACGACTCGAAAATTTGTCACCAATGGTTGGCGTTCGGATAGTTCTCATTCGAACTTTTGCAATCGTGTATCCGTCTCCATTTTTTGTCAGATGATTTTTATCAATGTATGTTTCTCCACTTTTTCGATACACTCGACTGCAATCTTCATACTTTATTACTTTCGTCACATCAGACTTGTTACCTTTAATAGGTATCACTTTTGCAATAATAATATCACGATTTTGGATAAATGTATTTTCAGGAACGAGACCATTCTGTTGAACTTTGTCGTAATTTGCAAACTTTACTGATTTTGTTTTCTTGGTATCAGGTTTGCATCGCAATTCTTCTTCGCCATTGATTTTTTGCTTATCTTCGTCTTTTTCTGTATTATAAATAGTTGCTTGAAAAAGACCTCTGTCGATGGACCCCTTATTAACAAGCAACGAATCTTCTTGATTATAACCTGAATGACTCATGATAGCAACTGTTATATTTGCTCCAGCAGGTATCTCATGTAATTTCAGCAAATTCATCAATCGCGTATCTGTCAATGGTCTTGCAGGATAAGATAAAATATATGATGTTTTGTCCATTCTTTCTGCATAATTTTTGGCATAAATCCCGATGGCTTGTTTTCCCATGGCGCACTGATATGTATTTCTGGGTGATTGATTATGTTCAGGAAATGGAATACATGAGGCGAGAACACCGAATAATGTGCTGGGATGAATTTCACAATGAGTGTATTTAGCATTCTCGAGGTCTTTCGGGTCTAACGCGATTAGACTATTATTTTGTTCGCTTGCGTCAATATATTCCAATACAGCAGAATCAATATAAATATCTGTGAATAAATCTATCCAATTTATAACACGGTCCTTTAGTTTTTGCATGATTTCAGGGGTTAGGTTTGTTTTGTTATTTTTTACTATGAGCAAAGGTCGTAGTAATCGTCCCGCGTCATTGCAAATGATAATTTCCTCTTTTTGATAATTGAACACAATGGACGTATAAATATTTATTATACCTTTGCGTTTCAACTCTTTTAATTTTAAAAATAATTCATAGGGGTCGATGCTCGGAATTCCAACCCAAGCTCCATTGATAAATACTTTGCTAGTTTCTGTTAAAGGTAATGTGATAGTTTCGATAGGTATGATAAATTGTCTCACAATATCGACAATAGGTTCGGTAGAAGAATAAATAGAAACATGTGTCATGAAACTGAGATTTTTAACTACGCCAACAGAAAGACCTTCGGGGGTTTCGGCTGGGCATAAAAATCCCCATGATGTATTATTTAATAATCTTGGTGGAACCATTTTGCCGCTTTTGTCAAGAGGTGTGGAAACTCTACGCATGTGACTGATAGTAGCAACATAAGACAATCTATTGACTACTTGAGCTACACCTACTTTATTACTACTCGAATGTTTCAATCCGAAATCTCCTGTAGAGAGAGCCCGCTTTATCCCATTTTCGATAGTAGATGATTTGATAATTTTATAGATATTTGTTTGATTAATAATATTCAAATAATCGTCGGTTGATTTCCAAGACCCTGTATTTATTTCACGAATAATTTGTTTTTCTGCGTCTTTGAGGGTTTTGTTAAAATAATTCCGGAATAGATTATTTATCAAAACTCCCACACAATCAACACGTTTATTCAAATAAGAATCCCTATCGTCCTCTTTTTTTTGAATGATTGCATAAATAATTGTTTTTGTCATATATCCGAGGAAAAAGCACTTTTTTTCATCTGTATTGCAATGTGGAAAAAGGTCGTTTGACAAAACGTCTAATACAAAATCTCGCTTCTTTTCTTGTCCCGCTTCTTTATCCATATTGATGGGAGAATACAAGACATAATTGGACAAATAGACAATTGCGTCTTCCTGTGTTAAACAAGAATTTGCTTCTATTATCGAACCCTGTAATATATTTATCACGGCATTGTCGATATCAAGTAATATTTTCTCGCAAATTTGCTTATCACTCGTCACGCCAAGGGCTCTAAACACGATGAATAACGGCACTGGTTGTTTTATTCTAGGTATTTGAATATGAAATGCTCTTCCACCACCACTGTCTTTACTAGAATACATAATATTAATTTGTTTTGTGGAAATACATTTGTGAGAAGGCGACGATTTTAATTCTGCTACCCACGAATATTTCGTATTATTTTTACTAACATTAAAACAATATATTTTATTTTCTGCGGCACGTTCCTGTGCCAAAACTGTTTTTTCAGAACCGTTAATGATAAAATAACCACCTGTGTCATATTGACACTCTCCGATTTTCGTTTTTTCTAAAATACTATATTGTTTTAAAACACATAAACTTGACCCAACCATTATAGGCATTTTACCAATATGAACATTTGGCATTTTTTTGTAAAGCATGGTTTCTATATCTAAATTTTCACCTGTCAAAATTTTAAATGTCACATTGATATCAATAGACATTGTGGACGAGTACGTGAAATTTCGAAGTCTTGCTTCAGATGGAAACATGACCTTTATCGCTCCATTGTTTTCGTTAATCTGAGGTTGTCCTAACCTAAAATTATCAAAGGACAAATAAATATAAAGACTGTGTTTTTTACATTTAGGGTTATAGTCTTGCTCCGATGTAATTTTGAGATTGTTAAACATCTCAATCGTTTTGTAAATTTGAACATTCGTAAAGTTGTTATACGACTCCAGCTGATGCTTGACTAATTTTTCGAGATATTCTTCATTGAAATAAGAACCTAATAAATCCCAAGCAGTTTGGTTCTCATTGTATGATTTATCGAATTCACTCATTTTATACATCAGACAAGTTAATAGTTATAAATCAATTTATTTTTATATTATTATCCTATATAAAATAAAGAGGGCTAATAAATTTATCATAATAAAAAATAATCGTTCAATTATATTTACTCTATTTAGATACATTGTGGTAAATCCACTTTTCCCAAATCCAAATGTTGATAGTCCCGATGTTAGCCCAGAAGTTAACCCGGAAGTCAGGGCAGAGGTTGAAAGTGGAGAGTCGGAAGAATAAGTGGGTGTGATAATATTACTATTGCAAGTATTTTTTACAATATCCGCTTCATTTACATCACTCGAATTTATGAATGCACCCGCACATTTTTGAACACCATCGTTACCAGTAACATTTAATGTCACACATTTACATTTTGTACCACTTAAACCAGACATTACACCCACCATCTTGCCAGGTATTTTTGCCAAGTTTTCTACATTTGTTAATATACCTGGTAAAAGACCATTGCTAGTTGTATTTACATATATATATTCATACACAGAATCTCCTGCTTTGGATGTAGGATTACAATGAGTATTATCGTCTCCTATCAAAGAACATTTATTGTTAGTATTAAAAAAAAACTTTTTCCCGAAATTATATGTTCCATCATTCGTAACAGTACTACTATCTGATTTGCATCCTCCAGTAATGGCACACAGATAACTGGCCAACCCCGCAAAATCTCTTCTTAGGGTGGTATCAGATGTTCCTTCGCCGGAGATATTAGCTTCTTCTGGTGTTAAAATTTCAGTGCCTTTTAAACTTCCAGCATAATCTGGTATATATTGTGGAGCAGACATATTATTTTCCAATATTTTATTTAAATGGTATTTAAAGCATCCGAGATATTATCAGTTAATTCATTATATGTTTCTTCTGATTGTTTTGCTAACTCTACATGTTCCTCTGGAATCGAAGTATCCTTTGGAGTTTTTAGTTCTTCCTTTATTTGGGCAACATCCATTTTTAAATTAGCGAGGGTGTCGATGATACATTCATCAAATCCTTCAATTAACGGAGGAATAAATAAAAGTAAAATAAACACGACTATACAAAAACATGTAATTTTAATATATTTTTTCATATAATTATATTATATAATGTCTTCAGCTTTTTATCCACAAGGAATGGTAGGTTATAATAACCGTTTAAGACAAGGTGGATACAAAACATGGAAGGGAACCGGATTCTTTAGCAATCCTATAGGAATTACATGGGGAAATATTCGTCCCTATACAAACAGAGATTTGACAAATAACGTAGTTTATAAAACTGGTCAAGCAAGGCCTTTGAAACAATACCGAAAAGGTATATCTGTATTTCAAACACTTCCAGGAGAGTATCAAGAGAATCGTGAAGTAAAGAGCAGCACTCGTGGAAATTTGGTGGCTCAGTTGATGGATATGCCTGGGTGTGTCAATATATTACAAAATAAAGTGGGTGAAAAAAACAATATTGAAAAAACCAATCAATTATGTGAAACCTTTCGGGGCGTTGCAACAGTTTCTAATATTTACCCAACTGTAAATTATTATCAAAAACCTCCAGTTATTATGCAAAACGGAAGTCAACCAATCGTAGTAAAAGGGGATGAACCCTTTTGCTGTAATCAGCAAAAAAACGCATTACGATTAGTCCGTTCCTCCACCAATTTGAAACAAAATTATTATACAACAACATATCAATATCTTCAAAATAGATGTCAAACATTTGAACAAAAAAGTTTTAATTTTGTTGTTCCATGCGATTATCTTTCTGAATTATGCAAACCAGGCGACCCGCTATCTATCGACAATTTTTATGTGGCAAATTGTTTACCAAATACTGTTATAAAAGAAGGCGTCGAATTAAATATAATAGATTACATTTCAAACTTTTTAATCGGTTACGACCCGACTTTTTCTTCCATTGTTCTCCATTTAAAAACATTATCTTATAATGATTTTCTCAAAGAATTATATGTCGAATTAGATAAAAGAGGTGACAAAGAAATGATAGCTTTTGTCACAAAGGTTACAAATCAAAATTATCAAAACTTGGCAAGTGGGGGAAAACACTGTGGAAGGGTTATTTATAAACCTAGTAATGCACAATTTGCAACCCAAGGAGCAGTATCTGCGAGCAATTATATTTTGAAAAAGGATGTTGTTGCTCTTGAAACATATGATTATAATACATACGAACCCTATAAAAGTTTAAATTGTAATAATTGTGGAACACAAAATGTCTCAAACCTTTACAAAACAAAGCCCTCTAATTGTTTAAAAAATGGTGTATGTAATAGTATTACGAATATCAAAACATACGGAAATAGGCCAAGTAAATATGCATACATGGTTCCTGAATTAATTGACCCTATTTACACGCCTAAACTTTCTCAAATTACGTCGCGATAAATTGTTCAATCATTGGAAAAATTTCTTTTATGGCCATCGCACATGCAATAGCCACATCACGATGTTCTTTTTGGGTTTCCTTTCCCGAGCGAAGTTGAATATAATGTATCCACGAACGAAGAGTGCCATTCATATACATTTTTGATAAAGTCATGCCTTCTGGTAAAACAGCCCTTGCTTGTTCTTTTGCAATTCCATTTTCAATTGCCCATGTATATGTTTCTTCAATCAATTTAGAGACATCCGTTTGCTTATCCACCCATAATTGTTCTAATTCTGCGTCGTTTGTTTCGATGCTATTTTGCCGATTTTTTTTATCTTGTAATCTCGCTGGTTTATATTGAAACTCCAAGTTTGCCACTGCATATCTTTGTGAAAATTCTTGAAACGAAAAAGAACGATGGCGCAAAATTTGGCGAGCAATGTCTCGGGTTGTTTCAATTTCTAAACAAATCGATACCATTTCAAAAGGCGACCAATGATTATGATTCAGTAAATAATTTATCAAGCGAGAATTCGTTTCTGTATTATGTTGATTCGTTGGATTTGAAACTCTCGCACAATAACATACCATTTCTTCCAACGATTTTTCTCCGTTTTGCGAATAACTAATGAGCTTCATTAAATAAACATATAAATTACATTTAAATTAAAAAAGGTATTGGTCAAGTGGCCTCACTTTTAAGTTAATTTACAATTACATTCATGACATTCAAAACACATTAGTCGATTTTTCTTTTCTTGACTAGTCTCTTTTTGGCCAAAAAAACAGGAACGAAACGTATTCCATTGTTTGTTCTCTGGTGACATCATAAGTAGCCTCCCATTTTTCCGGTGTAAGCTCAATCGATTCGAAGCTAGGCAGTGCGTCGTTTTCTTGGTACAACACTCTTACGCTATAAATTATTTTATTTAATTTTTCATTGGTCCTTCCTTCTGCAAGCACATGAAACATTTCCGTATCGTCGCATACATATATCTTGAAAACAACCAGATGTCCGTCAAATTCAAGCTCTATGCAGCCAGGTTTTTTGTTCCATACTAATCCTTCTGCTGAAAACTTGTCTATTTGTCCAATGAGGTCTCCTATTTTTCGCACAACATCGCGACGCATTATTCTGTCGTCACTGCGAGGTATTCTTATTCCTGCTACGTGTCGGTCTCCCATGCGAATTCTGAATGCTATTTCTTCTTCATTTGTAATAAGGGCTCCATACGTCGGATAAGAACCATAAAAACGTATCCATTCATTCGTCTGTCTCTGTAAAGGATATGGGGTATTTTCTGCGAGCTCTTCTTCTTCCTGCTGCATAAATACAGGATGTCTCAAAAAGTCAATGTCGATAGAGGTGAAGTTTGTGTTACTTTGTGAGAACATCCTTTGTATTTGTACAAATTATTATTTTGAAATTTAATTTCAATTTTTTTTATGGTCGGACTGATATTAATAACTTTGCAAACTCTGAGTGTATGGATTTGCCTTAAACGCATCCAGTAAATTTGCGTTTAATCTATCATCAATGTTTGTCGTCATTTCAGGGGGTTTATATGTTTCGCCTAACATTTCCTTGTGTGCATACATCTGCGGCATCGCACTTGGGACCCATTGTCTATTATTTACTCGGTCATCATCTAGTTTTGCCGTATTCATATTCATTTGCGGATTAAACGTTTGCGTGCTGCCATGGTTTGTCCTAGAATATGTAGTAGGTTCTTTTAATTCATTATTCGTTTGTCGATAATCTGCTGAATAATCCTTGAATCCAAGATTGTTTGCCATCCCGCCTACATTTCCATAAGAAGTATATGTCAATTCTTCCCTTTCTTTTACAGGGGGTGTATTCTGTGTTACATAACCTCCTACACCATTCAATTGACCTTGAAAGGAATTTGGTGTATAAAGAGTCGTTTCCTTAATGGTTGGTGCCACGGTTTGATTTGCAATATAAGTATTTGTTCCTGCTTTTGCGTTCCCATAAATGCGAGGGTTATTTGACATTTCATCCCTTTTATTTGGTCGAATAATATCTGTAATAGGTGATAAAATAGACCCTACTGTCTGCGACAAGTTTAAAAACAATGGTTGTTGTTGGTTATTTGCTCGATTGTTCAAATAATTTGTATGACTTTGTTGTTGATTGTTTAAATCGTTCATGTTTCCTTTTCCAACAGCGCTCGGAATCGGCGCACTTGTAGGAAGGGGTATTCGCGACGATTCTTCATAATTTTTATTAATATAACCAGTTTGTTTTATGGGAGCAGTAGGGGGTCCTGCATATGATTTTGTTGTATCGATACGATTTTGTTCCTTCATCATTTCTTCCGAATGCATCATAGGTCCTTTCGACGTGGGTGTCGTGAAATATCGTTCGGGGGTTATTTCGTAAAAAGAGTCTGGAAGATTTTTGTTGACAGGAGCTTGAATTCCAAGATTCGAAACTAAACTTTTGGAGGGTCCTTCCAAATTATCCAACTTGTACGATACTTTTGGATTTGTATCCACCCGTAATTCATCTACATTTTTATCCATCCATTTTTCTCGTGCTTCCATTCCGCTATTGTAACCACCACTTCCAGAACTCTCAAAACCTTTATCCAACCCTGGGGCAACCATCTCACTCGTAAAAGGGCGCTCGTCGTTCTTCATTACACTTTTATTAACACGTGAAAGGTAGAATTCGTCCATATTTGGCATGCCATTCACCCAATTAATATCATTTTGTGGTTTGAACAAAGGAGCCTGTTCGCTTTTTTTAATAGAATTGGTAGAACCTGTCATGTTATCTAAAAAAGAGTCGTTCGGACCGATAGATGAACCCATTTTTGTTGTATAAAAAGGAGTCATATTTTCATGTGTAAAATCCTTTTTGTCTATATAATTTCCACTTAAAGACTGTATTTGTTTTATTGCTGGAGCCTCCTTTTGATACATTGTTTGTGTAAAATATTTATCTGTTGCGGCATGAGAATCTGGATAATGATTCACAGAATCATCCTTTGACACTTTTGGATAATTTGGTACAGGTTCATTTACATTAGGCAAATATTGAGGATTTTTCCCCATAGTCTTGAATTTTTCCTTTCGATTTTTAATAGCAATTAATCCCACTAAAGCAATAATAGGTATTGCGAGTTCCATATTATTATATATTAAAAAAAGTGAATTTTTCAAATGTAATCTTGAAAATTTTTATAAATGGGGACATATCTTTGTTTTTCAATATCTCTAGAACTTAGATTATGTGTAAAAGGAATGGACGATTTTATTCTAGGGTCATAATGCAAATAGTCGCTTTTGATAACTTCTACACCTTTTAAATTCCATGCCGGACAAATTGTTCTCGAATTCTCTGTATATAATAAATTTGTCGAAGGATAATGTATAGGTCTAGATGTAGGCAAATTTGTTTTTTGAAAAACATCACATGTTAAACGTTTATCAATGCTTTTCAAAGAACTATCGATATCAATCATATTTGTGTACGAACAACCACCCCATTTCTGAATTCGAATCTGCGGGTCTTCAATATAAAATGGTTGGGTACCATTTCCAGGAACCATCAAATGATAATTCCCGATTGATGATAATTGTTGTGTTGTTAATTCAGGTTTATCATTACGTGTACAGGCCATTATATTATATAAAATATTTTTATATAATATGAAACAACTTCCTCGAACTATTTTATACAATTTAATGGTTATCACTATTTTTTTTGTAATATATTTAATAATAAGTGAACAATTTTTGACAAATGATAAAAAAAAGGTAACCACGTTGGATTTATTAAATTTATCTATTACGTTACAAACATCTGTCGGTTATACATTTGTTAATCCTATAACAACCACGGCTAAATTTATTCTGACACTTCAGCAACTTTTCTTAATATTCGGAAACTTGTTTATTCTTCATCTCTAAGTATAAAACGGTCTTTCATTCTGATAAGAATAACTAGTCAGGGGAGCCACCTGTTTTTTTTCGTATATATCTAAAAAACTTAACGTTTTGGACATATTTTCTACCTTTGGCAGAGGGTCGATAAAATTACAAGAACCAATTCCTTTAAGGTCAGAGTCAATGTCCATGTAGTTTTCACTTAGTAAGGATGCATGAAGTTTTGATATTCCTATACCATTTCCCTGAAATTGAGGAGTTATATTGGAATTGTAAAAAATATAATTAAAGGCGGATTGATTTTGTTTCTGTTCAAGTTTATAATTTTCTTTCGTGTTATTATTTCGTGAAAACATATTATTTATTTATAAAAAAAAATAGTGGTTGAATATCAACAGGCGTGTCTTCTAGTATACTTTTCAAGACGGGAAGAAATAAATAAAAATAATCGTATGAAAATAAAACCGTAAAAGCCATCATTTCATCTTGATAATTGTCTTTTAACATTTCTACAAGTTTAGAAATATTTTCATTTGTTTTTATTTGATTATACAATGTTTCAACCATATCATCCATTGTTTCATCATATTTTTCTTTATTGAATAATTTTAATAATTCTTCCCTGTATACATTTTCTGTAAGAATATGAACTACTTCTGATACTTCATCATCGTCAATATATCTACTTTCTATTTCTTTATAAAGAGATGGAAATGAAAAATTCATAATTATATCAAAGGTTATAAAATTTTATTTATCACGAAATAATTCTCTCGAAGGAAGACCGCCTCGAGTGCAATCGCCAGCATTGTCTTCTACCAGAAAAACCGGGTTTGTAATTGTATTTTTTATACTTTGAATGAGAGGTGTGTTTGATAGAGGCAAGTAAGAAATTTCCGATAGTTGATTGTAACTCTTTTTGTTTGTATATGTCTCTCCTTGCATAATTTGAGATTCAGATACTGGATCTACTGACCCTCTTCCTAAATAAGGTACAGTTACAAAAGGACGTTGTATTAAGTCAATACGAGAACGAGGGTGTGTTTGTAGAGAACCAATCGTTAATTTTGAATTCTCATCAATATTATAACCATTCAAACCAATTCCATTGGTCCCGTTGTAAAACATAAAGGGTTGCATGAGTGCAAAGTTCATTGGTTTTTGCATAGTTGTATCTTCTGCAAAATAATTTTTCAGAAGATAATTTGAACCATTCATATTCTGTATAGCACGTTGGTCTAAATATTCATTATCATTGCATCCTCTCGATATATTATTAAATATGTCCATTTTATATTATAATATTAAAAAAAATTAAATATATCTATAAGTGTTTTGCAAACAAGCAGTCGGGTCTCCATCTTTACAGGAAGACATTGTACCATACAAAAACTCGCTAAATGCTCCCTGGTCATTTGGAATAGTGGTGGAAGGCATGCTATAAAATTGATGCATCATATTATCAAATTCAAAATTATTTCCTAAACCTGAAAATAATTGTTTTACATCGAGTCCATTATGTAATTTTTTAATACCCTCTTTTGTTTTTTTATTAATAATTTCTGTAACTTCTGGATTAAAGGAAGGAGGAGCTTCTTTGCGTTTCGAGTCCTGGTAATCTGTTAATAAAATATTATTCATAGGGTTTGTCGTTGTTATAGGATAATATTCCTCTTTTATTTCATTAAAGCTAACTTTTTTTCCTGTAAATCCTTCTTTGAATTTTTGTTTGTAAAAATAAATCCCTCCCAAAGTCACTATTCCCATAATAAGATACGTAATGGATAAAGTCAACAAAAACCCAATAAGAGATAAATAGATAACGAGACGACTTATTGCGTTTAATTTGTCATCATAACTCATTTGTTGTGTAGGAATGATGACAAATATATTTTTTGTTAATTCGGAAACATTTTCTCCCCAAAACATATTATATTGTGTTATTTTCTTTTAGGGTTTCATCAATCGCTAAATTAAATTGATTTTAATATAAAAATAAATTATATATTATATATTAAAAGATGTCACGAAATACAATCAGTGCGCAAGTTGTGAATCCTTCTAGAATCATTGGTATTCAATTTGGTATAATGTCACCAGAAGAAATTCGCAATGGTTCGGTGGTTGAAATTACGACAAAAGAAACATATGTAAATAACAAACCAGTACCCAAGGGTATTTTTGACCCGCGAATGGGTGTTGGGGAACCGGGTGCTATATGTCCTACAGATGGCCTTGATTATATGCAGACTCCTGGATATTTTGGTCATTTAGAGTTGGCTCGACCCGTCTTTTACATTCAATTTTTGAATACTGTTTTGAAAATATTACGATGCGTTTGTTTCAAGTGCAGTAAAATTTTGATTAACAAGGAAAAATACAAACAGGCTCTTGATATGACAAATGAACATCGATGGAAATATATATTCGCTATTGCGAGTAAAGTAAAACGTTGTGGCGAAGATACAGACGATGGATGTGGTTGTTTAAAAGGAAAGATAAAAAAAGAAGACCTTGCAAAAATAACAATGGAATGGACGGATACGAACAAAGAAAATAAGGAACCGATTACATTGCGCATAACACCTGAAATGGTCATTAAGATTTTTAAAAGGATTTCGGACGAGGATGTATTTTTTATGGGATTTAGTCCAATTTGGTCAAGACCAGAGTGGATGGTTTGTCAAGTTTTGGCTATACCTCCTCCTTCTATTCGTCCTTCTGTAAAAATGGACCATCAACAAAGGAGTGAGGATGACCTCAGTCATATTTTAATAATGATTATTAAAACAAACAGAATATTACAAGAAAAAATTGCTAACAATGCGCAAACAAATATCATCGATGATTGGACATCTGTTTTACAATATTATGTAGCGACACAAATAGACAATAAAATACCAGGAGTTCTTTCGACAGCACAGCGAAGCGGAAGACCGTTAAAGTCTATCAAGGACAGGCTCAATGGAAAATCTGGACGCATGCGTTCAAATTTAATGGCAAAGCGCGTAGATTTCAGTGCGAGGTCTGTTATTACAGCAGACCCAAATATTTCTATAAGAGAACTAGGAATTCCCATGAAAATCGCAAAAAATATTACCAAACCGATTGTCGTAAATGATATGAATAAAGCATTTCTCAAAAAACTTGTATTGAATGGTCCAGATATATATCCAGGAGCAAAAATATGGGAAAAAAAGAATGGTGAATCTATTACATTAAGATATATTGACAGGACTTCTATCAATCTGGAAAACGGGGACATTATTCATAGACACATGATGAATGGAGACGTAGTATTGTTCAATAGACAACCATCACTTCATAGAATGAGTATGATGGCACACATTGCTAAAATCATGAGAAAGGGAGACACATTTCGTCTAAATGTTGCTGCAACAAAACCATATAATGCTGATTTTGATGGCGATGAAATGAACTTGCACATGCCTCAAGATATTGTTTGTGACGCCGAATTGAAAAATTTAGCGGTAGTCTCGCAACAAATTATCAGTCCGAGTAGCAATTCACCTATTATTGGAATTTATCAAGACTCGATGGTTGGTTCTTACTTATTTACAAAAAAAGATATGAAGTTTTCGCGAAGTGACGCAATGAATCTTCTTATGGCATTTGACAAAGTAAATGTCGAGCTTCTAAAAAAAGAGGAGATTACAAGCAATGAAATCATGACGCAAATTTTGCCACCTATTTCATTGAAATTGCGCGGAGGGAGTGAAATAAATGTTTTGAACGGTAGTTATCTGAACGGTCAATTGGACAAAAGTGCTTTGAATGGAAGTAAAGGATTCATAAACCGCATCTGCAATGATTTCGGAAATATGGCCGCTTCAAACTTTATCGATAATCTCCAAAATATCATCACGAGCTTTCTCAAAATTCACGGGTTCAGTGTGGGTATTAACGATTTAATTACAACTACAGACACGAGAGAAAAAATAAATGCTGTAATTATAGAGAAAAACGATAATGTGAATGTGCTGATTGAAGAGACGCAGTTAAGTATTTTTCAAAATACAACTGGCAAGAGTAATTTAGAAGAATTTGAAACGAGAGTGAATAATATCTTGAATAAATCGACTGCAGAGACTTCTAAAATAGCGATAGACAGTCTCTCAGTGGATAATAGATTTGTCATCATGTTGAAAGCTGGGTCAAAAGGGTCAGAATTGAATATTGCACAGATGATTGCTTGTGTTGGTCAGCAAAATGTAAACGGAAAAAGAATACCATATGGGTTTGAAGACAGGACTCTTCCACAATTTACAAAGTTTGATGACACTGCGAAAGCGCGTGGGTTCGTTGAGAATTCTTACATTAATGGTCTTTCGCCATCAGAAGTATTCTTTCACGCAATGGGTGGTCGTGTCGGTTTGATAGACACTGCTGTAAAAACATCGACGACTGGTTATATTCAAAGAAGACTGATAAAAGGTTTGGAGGATTTGGTAGTGAATTATGATATGACGGTTCGTTCCAATAAAAACAAGATTGTTCAGTTTTTGTATGGCGATGATGGAATCGACCCGATGCGTGTAGAAAATCAAACATTGAATTTGCTTCGTATGAACGTCGAGGAAATTTTTATGCATTTTTCCTTTCCGATAGACGACAAAAACGATATAAAAGGACTTTTCACGACAGCAGCATTTAAACGGTATCGAAGAGAAACTACAAAGGATTTGGAAAAAGATATCGCAAATAAAATGGTGCAATCAAGAAATGAAATTGTAAAAAGTATAATGGAAAACAAGACAGACACGTGTGTTCGTTGCCCTGTTGCATTTACACACATTATTAATAATATTTCTGGACAGCAAGGATTAAATGCAGATTCAATTGTCGATATAACACCGCAAGAAGTTTATGAACTATGCGAAACAACTTTGACAAGACTCAAAAATTTGCACTATAATTCTCCCACGGAATTATTCATTACTCTTTTCCAATTCTTCTTATCACCTAAAGACCTATTGTTTGTTCGTCGATTCAACCGCGCGAGTATTGTTATTCTTTTAGAAATGATTACTCTACAATACAAACGTTCTATTGTGGCTCCTGGAGAAATGGTTGGATTAGTTGCTGCACAGAGCATTGGAGAACCTGTCACACAGATGACATTAAACACTTTTCATTTTGCAGGCGTCTCCTCTAAATCAAATGTAACCCGTGGTGTTCCAAGATTAGAAGAAATTTTAACATTATCTTCAGAACCCAAAAATCCCTTATTATCTGTTTATTTGAACCCTGAAGATGAGACCAACAAAGAATCTGCTACAAAAATAATGCATATGATTGAATATACTATATTAGGAGATATAGTAAAATCATCATCGATTTGTTTCGACCCAAATGACGAAACAACCACAATTAGTGATGATGTATTATTGCTTGAACAATACAAAATGTTCAATACAATGATTCAAACATGTGGAGCAACTTTACAGGAAGACAATCATACAAAATGGGTAATACGGATGATTATGAATCCTGAGATAATGCTCGAAAAAAATATTACGATGGATGATATAAATTTTACATTATCGAATATCGAAGGAATCAGCTGTATTTTCTCCGACTATAATGCAGACAATTTAATATTTCGCATTCGTCTGGAAAATCAAAAGTCAAAAAAGAAGAATTCTCTCGACCAAACAGATGACATTTTCATGTTAAAGAACTTTCAACAAAATTTACTCAAGAATGTTATCTTACGTGGTGTCAAAGGAATTAAAAAGATTAATTTGCGAAAAATCAAGGACAACGTCGTCTTGCAGAATACAAAATATGAAACAAAGGAGATTTGGGTTCTTGACGGCGTTGGTAGTAACTTGTTGGATGTGCTAGGTCTTGAATTTATAGATAAAAAGCGTACGACTACAAATAACATAATCACCATATTTGAATTATTTGGAATTGAAGCTGCTAGACAGGCTATCTACAATGAGATGACAGAAGTAATCGAGTTTGATGGAGCTTATATTAATTTTCATCATCTAAGTATTCTTATTGATAGAATGACACATAATCACAAGTTAGTGTCCATTTTTAGACATGGGATAAATAATGATAATATTGGACCGATTGCAAAAGCATCTTTTGAAGAAACTCCCGAAATATTTTTAAGGGCGGCAAAACATGCAGAACTTGATACAATGCGTGGCATTTCTGCAAATGTAATGTGTGGTCAAGAAGGATTGTTTGGAACAAATGCATTCCAAATTTTATTGGATATGGAAGCAATGAGGAATGTCGAGGCCGAAATGGAACAATATGAAGATTTGGATGTAACGGAAGAAACAGATGCATGTTCTACCGCAAATATTATAATTGAAAATAATATTAACCATATTAAAATGGTTCCAACTATTCAGACAAGTTATACTCTCGACATTTAAAATATTTTGGAATAGTATGATACCAAAATTTAAGATAAATATATTGAAAGATAACATTGTAAAAAAAATTATTGTTTTTTTTGGTTATTATCATAAAAGCACAGAGGAATTGACAGAATTATTTCAGGAAAATCCACATGATGATGTTTTTAGAGTTTCTTATGCAAATTCAGACGTGGTGGATGAAATGGCACCATTTATTTTTTCAGAAATGGAACTCGACAATATTCGCAGTGGAATTGATGTTTCTTTTACTCAGTTATTGATAAATGAAGATGACCCAATTGAAACAATTAAAAATAAAATATATATTGCCAATCCAATTCATTCTGTAAATCAAATGTATTTAATGACAAAACTAGACGAATATAAAACACTTGGGTTGTCTTCACAAACATTCCAGGCAAATCCTTTTTTAACTAAAAATGAAGAGTTTGAATTAAATGTAAATAACAATTGGATGACACCAACCACAGATAATAATTTATTTCTTTGTTACTATGAAGATTTAAAAACTTTTTCTGAAAACGAAATTGTAAACTATTTTCCGAAACATAGTGAGCCAGTAGACCCGGAAAAAATTTTGTCGTTGGAATCTTTCTATAACAAAATAGACATGTTTTATAATATTTATCAAAATAAAAAAGGTGAAATAAATTATGGTAATGAAATGATTGGATTTAAACAGATGGACTTTATTATTGCAGGTAGTCAACAAATTCCAGTACGTTCTATTTTTAATATATCCCATTGCACTGAAAAAATGCCAATGATAAAATACAATACACCTAAAAAATCACTTAATATTTTTAGATTTTTTACAAAAGAACTTACAAAGACTGGTATAAAAATACCGTTTAGCAGTTTAGCAAATATGAATTCTTTTAATAGTGAAATTGATAAAAGATTGTCGGTTTGTTATTATCAAGATGGTTTTATATGCCAACTTTTTGAAAATGGAGATATACGCATTTTGATAAATGTTAAAACATCTAGTTTAACTCGTTGCATAGACTTTATCAATAGAGGATTGGATGAAATTTTTAATCCATTAATTTTATTTTTTACTCAAATGAAAATTACAAAACCTATTATAACAGTAGAATTATTAGAAAGTATTATATTTACTAATCTGTCGTGTTTTATCAATTTGGTTGATAGAGAATTGAAAATTCCTTATGATTGCATTAAACCAATTTTTGCGGTTGAAAGTGCAAGTGCAAACAAAGCATTTTTATTATATAAACGAATACCTCATTTTAACGTACAAAGTAGTATGGAATCATTTATTGAAAGTAGTATTCGAAGAAAAAAAGTACGAATTGAAAATATTATTGATAATTTAGTGAATAATTATAATGTAACAAGAGAAAATGCAGCATCTATTTTTGAAAGTTTCTTTAGAGAATTTAAAGAAAAGGAACGATTAGGAAGAAAATTATTATTAATCAATCCGGGATTGCCTATAAATATAACCATGAATCCATTAGAGAATACAAACATTTTTGAGATATATAAAATTCCAAAACTAAATATTGTTAAATTTTTGTTTATTTTTATTGATTCAATGATGCGTATAAAAATGCCTGGATACACATCGTATCCTTTAAAATTAATTAAAGAAAATTGTAAAACAAAATCAGAAATCGTTGTCGTGCAGACAATTCCAAAAAAAATGGTAGAAGTGCCAGAAATTGCAGAAATGCCAGAATCAGTGGATGTTTCAATTATCCCTGAAGTTCCAGAAAAAACAAAAGCAGAAATTGATTTTTTAAATTCGCTTTTTGATATTGATTCGGATGAAGAATATTCAGACAATGAAGGCGCTGAAGTTGAAATTGACGAAAAAAAACAATACGGGGGTGAAAATGTGGAAGAAAGACGAAAACGATTAATGGAAGACCAAGAGTATGTTGAAAAAATATTAGCAAATTCTTCCTTGCACAATTATTTTTCAAGACGAATGGAAAATTATGACAAGGATGTTTTTAAAAATCAACCAGAAGGCAGAGGTTATACGAGCGATTGTCAAACAAATAGAAAACGACAACCTATTATTTTAAACCGCCAGGAATTGGATGCAATAAATAGAGAAAACCCTGAACTTTTAAATGAGAAAAATGATGAAATTTTACAATATACAACACAGGAAGGTGATGATTTATACTATATTTGTCCGCGTTATTGGTGCTTATTAGATAATACACCCATGACACAAGAACAAGTAGACAGTGGACAATGTGGTAAAATCATTGATAAAAAGGTTGAGAAAGGAAAATATGTGGTTGAATTTTTTCATAAAGAAGTCCATGGTTCAAGGGATGATTATAAAAAAACTGGCCCGGGTGTCATGAAAAATTGTCTTCCATGTTGTTTTACAAATTGGAAGTCTGAACGTCAAAAATCTATCATGTCTAAATGCGACCAAAAATACAAGTTTTTTAATGAAGACTCTCCACGAATCATTGTCCGCGAAAAAACGGAACAAAAAAAACACGACAAGTTTCTTGTAATTCGCACTGATAAGTTTCCATTGGAAGAATATACATGGAGTTATCCACCTAAAAGTATCCAAATTTTCTTTAACGATTTCAACGAAGACCACGAAGTAAGTGAACTAGACCATACAATTAAAAAAAATGAATTATGTATTATGCGTCATGGCATAGAAAACAATTCGAAAAAATCATTTTTGAATTGCATTGCCGATATTAAATATTTTAATAATGGCATAAGATTAAAAAGAACGGAAGGTTATACATCTCAATTGATTCAATTAATCATATCAAAATTAACATTGGATATTTTTATCACATTGCAAAATGGTTCGTTGATTGAAACATTTGCAGAACCCGCAAGAGAAATAGATTTTGGTGAATTTGCTGAAACAAAAATCTACGGTGTTTTGCAAACGCATCCAAATTTTGCAAAATTATGTTCTGCATTTAAAAACTATATTGATTTTTTAATCAGCGATAATTATATTGATTATACATATACATGGGATTTGATGACACGACCCGATATTATTTTTACAAATGGTGTAAATGTCGTCATTTTTGATTTAGAAGATAGTGCGCGCATAAAATTAATTTGCCCAGCAAATCACTACTCTGGTTCCTTTTTTAACCCTCTCAAAAAGAATATAATTATTTTAAAAAGTGGTGTGTTTTTTGAACCATTATTCACATTTATTAAACGACCTGATGTAAAAACAAGTCCCTATTTTGATTTGACTGAATTGCCTCAAAATTTTAATGACGCATTCCATGTTATTTCAACAAAGTTGAGAGCATGCAAACCATTAAAAAGTTTGGAATATGACTTTGAACCACCTATATTGTTATCTACATTGATTGAAAAATGCAAAGCCAAAAAGATGATACCTATACAAGTTATAAATGTTCGTGGTAAAGTCGTTGGGATAAAAGTAAATGATAATCATTTTCTTCCATGCTTTCCGAGTTCTATTGACAATAATTATGAATATACATTATTAAATAATGAATGGAATACATACGCCGAAACAAGGGTGTTTTTATCCTCTATGGAAGATGACGTCCCGTGCAAAATATATCTACAAATTGTAGAAGATGGACAAGTAATTGGGTTTCTCACCATTACGAATCAATTTGTTCCTATTACGCCTATTGGATTGTCAGAAATTGATTCCGACCTAGAAACATCTTTTTCGTATAACCATTATAATGTAGACGATGCACTTTTGATAGATGAAAAAGATAACGAAAGAATTGAATACATTGATAAAATAAAAAAGGATTTTGAATTGGAAAACATTTTTTGTTCCTATCTAATTTATGTCTTGAATTTTGAATCGAATAAAGAGTTACTGGAAGAAATAACCGCATTAACTCGTCCAATCATTTTAGAAGAATATGGTATAGCTTCTATCATTAAATTATTAAAAACAATTCCAAATGTTGTTTTTATAGATTACACAGAGGATATGATTGAAAATACGCGAAACTGTTTTTTACGACCTCCGCCTATTTATTTTCCAATACATAACGAAGAACGGTATTATACAAAATTGGCGACATATATTTTTAGATATCATTTTGTACAACAAAATTTACAAAATGTAAATGTATATTTTATATTCAATCCGGTACATCTTACGATTCATAAAAATGAAATTTTCATCATGCAAAATTTTATTTCAGACAACGAGTTTTCTTTTTTCAAACAAATTCCATTTCGCACGTCAAATATGAAAGAAACATATGATACAGTAGAACCCAAAACATTTTTGAAATATGATACAAATGTTAATTTTGCAGATTTAATTACAATTAAGCCTCATTGCCGTGAAAAAAAAATACCATTACGAAATGATGTATGGGGAGAATTTTTTTCAAATGCAGAAGAAGTTTCTTTTACATCTACTGATGTTAGTTGTTCTTTCATGTTTGCGTTAAGTATTATTAATCAAATTGAACCCTATCCGATAAATAAAGAAACCATCCTTGATATTTTAGACAAAGAATATTTGGCGCAAATGGACAAATGTATGAGAATATTTCATAGTAAAGATGATGCAAAACTACTTGATATATTAAAAAATGAAGGAAAAAAAGAAATGATTGTCAAATTTGCCGAAAAGGGAATATCGGAAGATAAAATTATCCATCATATGATTCACGATGAATATTATTTAACGGTTACTGATTTATGGGTATTATTTAATTATTTTAAAATTCCTGCTGTTTTTTTATCTTCCCATGAAATAAAAAATCATAGGAGTAATATATTTTTCACAAACGAAGGTAAAAGTACCCGATATGTTTTTATTATTATTCCAAAACAACCAAAAAATACCAGATATAAATATATTTCTATAGATGACGAAATATTTTTAGATGTTGATGATTTTTGTCAAAAAAGCGGGATTGAGTTAATACATACAGAGTTCCATACGTTTATTCATAATCATTAAAAATCATACAACGGATTGTCAGAAATTGTCATTCCACAATAATGCACGGGTTTCTTTTTATAATCAACAGAATTGTATAACCCAGCAGTTTTTGCATTTTCAAGAAGAAATTTGAAATTTTCCCAAAATTCGTTCGTATGACCATATGTTTTACACATGACATGTGTTAATTCGTGATATGCAACAAAGGTCAGCGTATCAATATCAATAAGTTTTGATTCAGTTTCACTAGGCGATTTTGTACTATTTAAACAAAATGCAATTTTTTCCCCTTTATTTTCACTATATGCGGTTAATTTACTCGTGGGTAATATTTCATTTATTTTTTGCGGATTAAACCCATTCGTTAATCGAATGACTCTTTCATCGCGCGGGTATTTTTCTTGTAAAAATGCAACAATCGCCTTACATCTCTCATTTACTTTTGCTAAAAGATTGGCTGATTGCTGTTTATTTTTTCTATCTCTCACACAATATGTCAACCCATCTTCGTGAGAGATGATACATTTTAAATTTAATAATTCTGAATCGGAAAATAATTTTAAAAAAAATAAAATGATGATAAAAATGACTATATAATATAATATATTCATATTATATGATTATATTAAATCAGAACTATTGAGGACCAGCACCAATTTCCAAAGGCACTCTCATAAAATCTGGTGTAATAGTTGAATTATTCCAAGGTCCAACAGAAACTTGTGGGTTTGGTGGTTCAGAACGTAACTGTAAATTTGCATTTCTTAATGTTTGTCCAACTGTATCAATTCCTATTTGCCACCCTGATTTCAAAAGATTTATATTTGATAATTCGCCTGTACCACTCGGATTTAAACTATTCCATTCGCTATTTTTATCTTTAGGTAGTAATTGATTGGAATTTGCAACGGGCTGAAACTCTTTTACTGGATTATTTACGTTTGCTGGTGATATTGTATTTGATGCCATTGGTTCATAGAAATTTTGTGTTTTGGAAAACTTGTTCCACAAAATAACTGCTATAGCAATAAAAACGACAATAATTATAATTCCCCCAACAAAACCATTCGTCTTAAAAAAATTTTCCAACGTTTTCATTATAATATCTTTATAATAAAATAATTTTTTATTAACTGATTAATCCGAATCTATATTATATTTTTTTTTGATTTCATCTAATTTTAACTGCAGCTTTTTAGCATGTTCATTTGCTTCGGACAACTCTTTTTTAACTTCATTATATAAATCCATCCCCTCTATTTTGGCAGAATTTTCTATATCTTCAAAGGTTAATTCTTTTAAACTGGTATCGATTACATTTGGACTATTAATAATTTCTTCTACTTTAAACGTTTCGCTTAATTTTTTGCCTAAATGCGATTCTTTCGTTTCTATTTTTCTTTTAATAAAACAATTATTTTCATACGGGTCGGTTTGAATAATCATTATTTGTTTTATTTCAATATCAAGTTGAAAATCGCGAGAAGTATATTTTATTCCTTTAATTTCTAAAATAGATATAATATTATTTTCAGGAGTAATGTCCATATAAGTTAAACCATGGCTATGGTTTTCATTAAAAATTTTTACCGAATCCTTTACATTTCCTTTTAACAAATAATATTTTCCTGATTTAAAAATCTTTATTGGAGAACTAAATAAAGATTCTATTTCATTCAACTCAAACGATTGTTCAAACCAATCATTCGATTTGTTAAATAACATAGTATGCAATCCTCCTTCCAATTCTTCCATCCAATGCAAAAATTCCGTCTCAATAGAATTAAACATTAGTTCACAAACTAGTTTTTTTCCTTGTTTAATAATTCCTTGGCGTGTTAATGAGGATGGTGTTTGAACAATAATAGGAGCACCATTATAGGTCAATTTACTGTACTGTGTTTCTCCATTGTATGCAGGTATATTAATTTTTAGTAGGGTTTTATCAAAATTGCATATATCTATCAATTCCATATTGTGTTTTAAGATAAAGTTTTAATATTATTTGCACAATAAATTTTATGTTTAACAAAAAATTTATTTATAGTTGCATGGATGTTTTAAAAAGCAATGATATAAAAAATGAAATAAAAATTATTTTATCACCATTAACAGATTTAATCATTTGTGAATTATATCCATATATTTATAGTATCATTTTTTTTGTTTTTTTAATATTCATACTTATTTCGATTAATCTTACATTGTTATTGTTAGTATTGCGAAATAATTTTATACAAAAATAAAATATTATATAAATATATGAGTCTATATGTAAAAGATATTTATGGTACTACAGACCAACAACTTTCGGGTGCGTTAATTCCAAATTCATCGAATATGAATACAGGCAATTTAATTCGACCATTGCCAGGTGCTTTAACAGGTGGTTCGAAAAGAAAAAGAAAAGGTGGAAATTTGGCGGCAACTATACCACCCATTACACTACTTGCAATGCAACAACTTTATGGGAGAAAATCTAGGAATAAAAGGTCAAGACGTTTTCGTGGAAAAAGGTCGCGAAGATATAGAACGCGTTAGGTATATAATTATTTAAAATGAATATAATAAATGGACGATGCCGATATGATTATGAAAAAAGGTGATAATATTACATATGGCGGATATACAGTTGACTCAACTTTTTTAAACAACGAAATACCTATATCGTATAATATAAACGATAATTTAATTGGAGGGAAAACTTTGCCGGCGGGTTTATTATTTTTAAATACTGAAACTATTCCAGAAATTCCGGAAACTATAGAAAATATACAAATGGGAGGATTAATAGATTCTGATGTTTATGATAAATTTATTGACAAGTTTTCAAGCAAAGATGAGAATGTAAATATTGAAAATATTAAGAATATTGCAAGCGACGGCGAGGAGATTGAGGACATTGAGAATGAAAAAATAAACACACACGAGAAAAAATCTCGTAAAATATCCGCCATTAGCCAATTTAAATCACGTAAACAAAATATAAGAAAAAAACTTTCTAAACGTAACCCTAAAATTACCTTCAAGCAAACTCGCACAAAACATTAATTTCTGCGATTCCTCTTTGATTTACGTTTATGTTTTCGTTTTTTTCTTCCTCCACTCACCGTACATTTACTTATGGTTTCCGCTATTGACTCCTTTAGAGGTCCGCTAATTTCAATATCTTTCCGGTCAAGAAAAATATATACAATTTCTGAAACACTACGATTAATATTAATTTCATGCTTAAAATACATGACAGACTTAGGAAGCGGTTTTCCATCCATACAATAAAAAATCCAAGAAGGGTACATTCCTGTTACGCCATCTACCTTAAGTTTTAAGAGTTTATCAAATACTCCTGTATATTTAGCCGGAGCATCAGGATAACTCTCCCGGACATCATCAAGTAGAGGGGGTTTTAATTTTATTTCATATACATAACCTTTCATAAGGTCATAGTCAGTTAGACCACCATCAACGTTATGACCAAACATTGACATATATATATATATATATATATAAATAAAATTTTCAAAATCTGAAAATATTCTATAAATTAAAATTTATACCATGAATTTGAATTAAAGGGTGATATTAGTATTTTATCAATCTCCTTCTTCCATTTATCTACTTCTGAATCCAAATCTGTTTCAGGGGGATAATTTTTATTTACTTCCATTAATTTTTTTTCAGTATCTGTTATTGGAGGTTTTTTTCCGTAACAATTGACGCCGTATCGGTTACTTGGATTTGCCATATACCCTCCATTAATTCCTGGTCTTCCGCAATCATTTTCATGACCTTTTATCGTTTGTAATTTATCATATGTACTTTTTTGTGTAGGAAATAATGCCATTTGGTCTTTACTCCATCCATAATTACACCACTCGCCGCCATCTTTATATACATTTTCAAGTTGCGAATACGATGCCAAGTCTGCTCCATATGCTTTGCACAATGTTTCTGCCTCTTCATATGTATATTTGTTTCCTGGGATATTAAAAACTTCATCCAATATTTTAGGTAGTATAGGAAGAGGAGATTCTTTTTTTTCTACAATATCGACATCTAATTCATTCAATGCATCATTGAACTTTACAAATATATCGATATTATAAAAATATTTTATTGCTAGTAGTATTAAAATTAAAACGCATAAAAAAAGAAAAAAGCTAGTGCTCCAAAATATTCCAAATACACAAATGAGAATTAATATAACAACAATAATATTTTTTTGGGATATATATATTTCATCTGTCATTATATATAATTTATATATAATTTTGTATTAAATTCTTCTATAAAACAAACAATATGCTCTTGGCGAACATATTTCTTTTATTGCACATTCCTTTACGATTGTATCGTTGTAATGATACCATTTTTTATTTTGATTTTTGATAAAACATGTATAGTGACCACCATAAACACTGCCCGAATGATTAATAATGCCGTATAATTGATATTTATATGAATCATACTTTGTCAAGTCTAATATTTCTGCGTAATGTATCATATTTTGTTTTTTTTTCAAATGAGAAGTCAATTTAAATCTTTGTAAATCTACAATAAGAATTTCTGGAAATTTACAAACTACTGTTTTTTTTGTTATATCTTCATATTGATTTGTTTCTGGGTTAATGATACCATTTTCACCTTCTAATAATTCATCTTTTAAATATAAATCAAAACATTCTTCAATGGTTGGTTCGTTTTTATCAGGAATTGGAAGATGAACCATAAAAAAATCTTCGGGTTTTATATTTGTTACCTTATTTTTATTGAGAATAATGGTAGCTTTTACCCCATAAAACACATTGTTAATAAAGGAAAAATTGCCTTCTTCTATGACTCCAGCAACATGTTTTTTACAAATAGAAACAATATCTTTATTTTCAATGATTTTTTCATAACATTTAAATCTAGGGAAACATACATGCATAGTCTCAAATAAAAATAATAAAAATTCTGATGCATCATTTTGACTAAAATCAGAAAACAATACATTCCCCTTTTTCTCTGAAAAATTATGCAAAATACTTATAAACCGATTTGGAGAAACAATACATGGCTTGCTCCATAAAATATTTCTTAAATCGGCCAATTCTTTAATCAGAATATATTCATCCGTTGTTGAATTTACATTTTCAAGATATTCCCATATTTCATAAGTATGAAATAGAATTTGAATACAGGAATTTACAAAACATGTATTTCCTAAATTCGTTAGTCCAGATAATCCAACGTCTTGATATTTTTTGAAATTCATCTTAAAATATGTATTTAAACATTTTTATATTTATATATAAATGATTAGTGATTTATTTAGTCAAATACGAGAAAACAATAGACAAATAGATACATTATTAACATTAGTGGATAATTTACATTATGAAAATAGACAATTATCTAGACGAATCGAAAGTAGACAAACTATAGAAAGATATAGAGGCGAAACTGGTCCAGGACGTCAGCTCAGAGGCGCAACTGGACCGGAAGGTCGACCCCGGGGCGAAACTGGACCGGAAGGGCGCGAAAGGAATCGCAATCGAGATGAACCTGTGGAATCTCTGAATGAAACATTGAACAGAGGACGCAACTTACCTACGGAAGAAGACGTCGTTTTTTACTTTTATTTGCCAAGACGAGATGAAGAACAGGGACTTTCAGCAGAATTAATATCACAAGAAACGAGACAGTCTTTATTTAATGAAATAGAAAATCCAAATAATTTGACATGCCCTATTAGTTTAGAGTCGTTTCAACCAGAACAAACCGTAATTATGATTAATCAATGTCGTCATATTTTTAATGCAGAACATTTAACAAGGTGGTTTGAAACAAAAACAACGTGTCCCATGTGTAGGCGTAATATTCAATCCGAACCTCCTTTAAATAGATTAGCTAATATGGCTTCTCAGATGTTTAGCAGTGCTATTACAACAGGTGTAAATGATATTTTAAATGATTTGCGTATTTAGATATAAATATAAATTCATATATAAAAAAAATGATATCAACTTGCATGAACAATTTTAATCAATGGACGATTTCTGAAAAAGCAAAAGTGGTTATGGATTATTTAAACGGGAAATCCATTGATAGAATTGCACAAGAATGTCAGCGCCACGAAAACACTGTATGTTTAGAATTAATACAACTTAATTTATTACACGAAGACAGTCCTGAAAATGTTGCATCAAGGCATACACGTTTTGAATATGGACATTTTGAAAATGCAACGGATAGTGATGACGAAATTGAAAACGATTTTGATGCGTATGATTTAACGAATCATGTTAATTTATTAGAATATTTGTTTTCTTATACAAAAAATGGCATTCTTCGCTTTTTTTCCTTTTTTGTGTGATTTATCTTTTTAATGTTTTTTTCTTATTATACAAAAGAGGAATTTCTAAAAATTTACTCGTTCTTTTCCTTTTTGACCTGCGTCTTTTTTGTCTAATTGAACCACCAATTGTATCCTTTCTTGAAAAAAAACTGAAAAATCCCCTTTTACAAGAACATTCTTTAATGTCAATGAATGGAAAATCATGATAATATATTTTCAATGTTTTTTTTTCAAAATTAAATTGTTTACTATCTTGTTTACCATCATTTATATGGTTAGAATTTAAAAATTTACCAAGATATTTATAAGGTCTGTGTTTTACTGAATATTCATAACATTTATCTTCTAAAAAATCAAATTTTTTTCGATTTTTTAGTATTTCTTCATTAGTGTCATTTTTGTCCTCAAAACACGTATCAACTTCTTTAAAATCTACTTGTTCAATAGAATCTTTTGGAACACCAAAAGTTTTTTTTTCAAAATAAAATATAAATCCATCTTTAAAAGATTCATATTCGATAAACTTACCGAGGTATTTATAAGTTCCGTTTTGTAGTGAATATTCATAACATTTTTCTGTATCTAAACGCTCGAAACTATTTTTTTGTCTTGTTTCATCTAATTCATCGATCTTCTCATATATACGTAAAATTTCGTCGTCTAATTCTTCTTTTTTAGTTTCTAGTTTAAATAATCTCTTTTTTATATTTTCTATTAAATTAGTATATTCTTTTTCACGGCTAACTCCAAAGGTATCAATATTTTCTTTTATTGTATTAAGTTTCGTTTCAGTATTAAATAAAATAATTTTTAATTCTTTTATTTCATTAGCGGTTTTCTTGCAATTTTTTAAAAGCACTTCCAAACTCATATATTTACTTTATAAAATATCCTTTTAATGATTTCATCCCTTCTTTTTCATTGTTTGTATCGCGTAAATAATCGTCAAACAACAAGGTCTTCACCTCTTTGTTTTTTAACGTTTCCAACTTTTTGTATTCTTCATTCTTTTGCAATATTGCACATTCTTTCTGAAATTGTCGCAATTTCAAAACCTTTTTTTCTTCGCGCCAAATATCTTCTAAAACTAGAGCGAACAATTGTTGTACCGGTTTCATGATTTGGTTCGTAATGTAAAAGGAATAATCAATTTGTAAATTGTTTGCTTTGATAAAAGTCGGTGTTTCAATTTTTTCTCCTTGAAGAGCTTTTTTATTTGGATGATGAACATAAACAAACGGAATCCTGTCGCCGACATTTGGTTTATTACCAGGGTCACGTGACGCAATCCTATCCGCCAAAACTTTGTGTGCGATTTGTTGAGGATTTTTATAATAAGAATTTAGTGATTTGGAAATCACCAGTTTGTCAATAGAACACTTTTTATCGACAATGTTCTGCAACGATGAACGTAAAAAGCGAATCGCACTACCAATATTTTGTTCCTTCATCAATATGTCAATAATCCCGCCATATATATCTTTGACAATGGGTGCATTGTCGCGGCGTTTCAAAACAATTCCCATTTCTTTGCGCTTCCCTTTATTAACGTCATGTTCGTATAAAATACCCACATATCTCTTTTTCGATAATAGACAAAATGGCATGAATGTTTTTTCATATTCCAAATCGTGTGGCGCTTTTAAAAACTTGGAAGCCAGTGCGCCTACTTCTTGTGCCAATTCAATCGTGATGGCGAGTGCGCGTTTTCCGCGAATATTTTCGCCTTCTACTGTGGATAAGTTAAAGGTGAAGAATACGGAATCTGTATCTCCGTAAATATATTCGGCACGCGTCCTTACAACTCCATGAGATGTTTCACAAACGCGGTCAGAATAAACCCCTTCTACCAATGTTTTGGCGTAAGTCAAAAGGAGACGACCCGTCGCAGTCGTAGCAGCGGCAATATCTTGTTCATAAAAGGCACTTGTTTTTGCCCCACATTGACCATACAATGAATTTGCAGTCACTTTGTAAGCCAATTGGCGTTTGTCTAATACATTTTTCATAAAATCATCCGTCTGTTGTGGAATGAGTTTTCGCGTCGTCTTTCGAGCCATTAAAAGTTCTTCTAGGATAGAAGGCATAATCGCTTTACCGTGCGGAAACTGTGCAAATCGACAGATTTTGTATCCCGATTTTATTTTTTCAGCTGCAGAGGAAGGTGTCTTGCGAACATAGACATAAGTATCGTATGTAATATCAACGTATTTATAACCGGGAAGGTTGTCATACTTGAATTCACCATTTTCTTTTTCACCATGTTCGCCTATCATTATTCCATCCAAATTGTATACTTTTACCCATACTTTGCTATCATGCGATAATTCTTCGCTAATCATAGAGGAAGGATACAATGATGCATAATCGACGCACGCAACTGGATTGTCCAGATAAAGAGAACATTTGGGTTCTAGCACAATAGCGCCTTCATACCCATCATCCATGCTCCCCTTTTCAATCACGGGCATCAACGTATTTTTTTCTCGACATTTTTTGGCAACATAACTGAGCAACTTTATTCCTTGGCCTCGCATGATAATAAAGTTGATGGGGATGCTACAAATTTTAGCCATTTCGATAAAACCAGTCAATATATCCACTTTGTTGAATAATTGTTGAACAAGGTTGCAATCTTGAATACAATATTTGGCAATGATTCCACGCGAAGCACTATTTGCATCCGGACCATTCGTCATTCGAAAAATATCTTGGGGGGTGACGTCATCCTTGGCTAAACACCATCGAATTTTCTTTGTCCCGTCAAAGACCAATGAACCTTCTACGTCTATCCATTTTTCTTCTTTATCTAGGTCAAGAATTTTGAATTTTGCGCCATTGTCGTAATATTCGGTACTATATGATATTTCTTCGAAATGAATAAAACTATCCACTGCTATTCCAGTCATATTATTGGTATAGACACGGGTGACATCAGAAACCACACCATCATCATCATACTCGATAAACTCGTGATGTGTAATAAAGTCGCCAATAAAATAACCGGCAACGTAATCCAATTTATAGGACCCGAGACTTTCTTCCCGGCGAAAGTAATTGTATAAATCAATTTGAATGCGACCTGTCATTTTAATAAACCGCAGTTCGTGCGTCCCGCTTGCAATCTTTATACTTGATTCTTCAATATGGTACTCACCGTCATGTTTGTTGCCACAACATTCATCTATATTTCGCGACATGTCCAAAAATTCTTCTTCGCAATTACATTCTTTGGCTCGCTCAAACATAAACATGTAATCAAAACCAAAAATATTGTATCCAATAATGATATCCGGGTCTTCGCGCTTAATCACGTTTTTCCACGCCAACAAAACATCCTTTTCATTTTGATAAGATTCAATTTGCGTTCCTTTGGTGGGGTCGCACGTATTTAAGGCAATGCAATGATTCAAATAAGGTTCTTCGCCGAAATACGAAAAGGTGCTTCCAATAAAGGTAACTTTATCGCCTTCCAATCTGGGAAAAGCATTTCGCAATCCTTTGCAATTTCCGTCAAAGGTTAAAACCAACATATTGATTTTTGAATCTCTGTCGTATTCTTTGTCCATGATTAAATCGACCACAGTTGCACCTGCTTTACGAAAGGGTTTGTCTTTCAACCAAAAAGGCGATTCTTCTTCTGGTTCGTCTTGTAATTGTTCCATGAGAGAAAGGTTTTTGAGTGCGGAAGTTTTGCGATATTGATTAAGCGGAGTTTTTAACCACTCGTCGACAATGGTTTCCAAACCACTGACACCCCCCTTTGGAAATACCTCCTCAATGTCATTCGCAAATCGCAAATTCCGGTCAAACGCTGATAGGACGAGTTCGCGTAATGTGGAAGGGATATCTTGTTTAGAAACGATGTGCTTGGAAAAATACGTGACGATATTGATGGCCAATTTTTTGTAGGTTTTCACGGGTAATGGAAAATCTCCGTGCGAAGAACTTGCCTCAATATCAAAACTACAAATCTTGTAAGAAACCATAGTATCTTTATCGGGCAAGGGAATGATTTTCTCAAATGGGATATAAAATTCATATGTACATGTTGTTTTTTTCTTGTGACTATAACGACGATATTTTGTTGGTATTTCAATCCAACCGGAAGGACTTATATTTTGTATATGAAAATATCGCAGGAGTGGAGGAATATTTGCTTCGTATAGATGAGTACCCTTTCCTTGAAACATGTATCCCATTGGTAATAAATTACGCACAATGAATCCTCTATCATCCTTTACAATTTCGCCGTTTGCGTCTCGTTTTTCCTTGGAATACCACAAATTTTTGACCTTGTTGAAAACAGTTGTATTGGTGAATACAAATTTTATAAAAGGATGTGACCGACCACCATCAAACCCGTACAATTTTTTATGTTCAACAAACTCGTATTCACAAATAGATTCCTTGTAATATTCGCCAACACTCGTTTTTATGTGTTCAACAAACGCTTCTTTTGTACGTTGAGACCAAGAATCATCCACTTTTACATAAAAGAACGGTTTGAAATTCTCTACAAAAAGAGAACACGTTTCGCGTTGTTCGTTGATACCAAACATTTGCATGCAAAAGGTAAGGTTGTCGCGTCTTTCTTCAGACTCTTCTTGAGTTTCATTATATACGTGAAAGTCAAAAAGTTTAAACATTGTTTTACATGAAATAATGAGATGTTTTTATTTCAATTTTTAGATTTTAATTTGCGTTTTATACGTCTGGATTTGCGTTTCCCGCCAAATACTGCAATTTTGCACTTATGTTGCATATTAGATATTTGTGCATTGATTAAAGAAAACATTACAAATAAGGGTGTATTTGGACGAATAATAATAGGAATTCTAAAGCTTGTGTTGTTATTGCTTACTGTGTTGCATGATTTATCAAAGAGTTTTACAGGAACAGGAAAAACTTCATTTATCTTGTTGATTAATGTAATAATATTAATTGTATATGTCCGAACACCTTCCTCATTTCTTCTACAAGTATGCAAATATTCTTGTATTGCGTCATTAAATCTTTCTTGAAACATAATGTTAAAGGCATTCATACTCTCATCCATTTCGGGACCCAACAAAACGAATTTTTTTATTGATATATCGTCATTTTTATCTTTTACCTTTATAAACATAATAATCTTCCCACAATCAAATTTCGAAACTTCGTCTATTTTAGAAAAATAACTTTTAATCAATAATGAGTTACAAATTGTTTCGGAATGTTGAATCAAATTAAAACAATTTTTTGATACACGCGACATACCTTCACAAAATGAATGTGAAAAATTCATTTCTTCAATTAATTCCTCTGTACATAACCCCCATACTTGTTTTCTCGGGAAATTATCTTCATTTTTTGAAGAAATTTTCATTGCAGATTCCTCCGCATTAACGTATTTCTGAGTATCTATTGATGCAAATGGAAGTTGTATAGTTGGTACTCCAGCACACGATGATACATTCGTAAAGTTTCCTTTATAATCTACCGTATCAAACTCACATGAAAAATAGGTGGGAAAATTGAAGGTATGTCTATTTACGCGTGAAAAAACTTCTCTTGCTGAATATGTAGGTATTAAACCAGTTAATTCTTCTTCGTCTAGTTTATTAATATCATCAAAATTAGTTTCAGGGAGAATAGTCATATGTATTGTACCATGTGTTAATATTAATACAGTAATTTCCTCAATAGTTACCTCTTCTACAGTATCTTCACTCATTTGAGTTGGATAATGTTCATATATTAGTTGCGGAAGTTCTGAAATATCGTATCTATCCAAAACAGCATGTTCATCTTTATTTAACTCAGTAAGCGATTGAGCAAATGGTATGTTTCTTTCTTCTCTCATCTTTATCATTTTTTCACGTTTTTTTTTTGAATCCAGAGTTGCACCATTTGTTGTTCCACTACTAATACGGTTTATTTCAAATGGTGGAAGATGTTTCTGTATATACCTATTTTTATTTGATGCTGCTAACGCAGTACTCAATACATTACTTAAAACAGGTGGGGAGGGTGGAGGGGAAATACGCCTGGAAGTACCCTTTTTAGGACTTTGTTTGATTGTAACCTCTCTAGATGGTTCTAGTGTCCTTTTTTTTGTAGGTCGTCGTCTTAATAACTTTTCAGGCGATTCCGACATATATTAATATAAATATTTTCTAATCGTCATGAAAATTTTTCCAACAAATAAATTTAAATAAATGGTGTTTTCCTATAACGTCTTTTTGTTTTACGCGACCGTCCCCTAATTCTCACACGAGTTTTTCTTCCACCCTTTTTATTTTTTCTTCGCATTCTTTTCTTTATTGGTTCTTTTTCACGTTCTTCTTTATAATCCTCAAACCCATTTACATCAATTATTCGAATCGTAGGATATCCCAAAATATTCTCCATAAATTTGGGCTTATTACTTATTTCATCAATTTTTTTTTGTTCGATTTGAGCCATGATTGTATTCAATGTAGTCAGTTCATTTTTCATTTCCGAATGAATGTTATTCCAAATCGGTTTAAATTCCGTACAATGACCACACCAATCGGCATATAATAATAAATAACACGTTTTCCCATTTTTTATATGTCCAGTTATTTCATTTATTTTATCCGGTTTAATTTCTATAATCTGCATATTATATATGAAGATTGTTTTTTGGACATTTATATGTTTTGCATTTATATTAGGAATTCTTTATTATATAAAACCAGCATTTAGAGAACCATTGACAACAAAAACCGATGAAGTCGAAATAGAGCTTCCATACAGCGATTGTCCAAATATGTTGTTAGAAAAAGACGGGAGTTATTATCTTTTTAATAAAAACAAACCTTATAAGGAAGGAACAAATCCAATTGTTTTTTCCAATTTGGAAGAATATGTTGGATTTGTGAAACGCGAAGATGCTCGTGGGAACATTTGCCCTATATTATTTTTACAACAATCTTATAATCCTCAAGGAGACAGAGAATACAAAATTCGCCCGTCTCCTACAAATTTACAAGAAGGTGCACCTCTAATGCCTGTGCATAAAACTACAGACAAAAATACTTATTTAGATATGTTTAAAGGAACAGAATTGCTCATAGACGCGACACAAAGTAATAAACCGTATAATGAAAACTCATTTCCTGCATTCGACCCGTTGGACCAAGACGTGGGCGATAAAACACCATTGGATTTAATGGACCAAATCCAATGGACAAAAGATAAAAGTCCTAATCCAGAAGACCCTAACTGGGGTGGCGACGATTATACACAAAGTTTAATAGATAGTGGGTTTTACAATGACAATATTGTTTTAAGGTATGTGCATTAAAGACCCACCATACCAATCCTTGCTCGACGCGCCGCATTTTGAGATGGATTCGAATAATTTCCTACACATAAAAGTCCAAATTGTGTATTGGTTGCATTCTTTGCGCGATAAGTAGTCATCCCATTAAACCATCCTACTGATGGTGCAAGACCACCCTTTTTATTCCCTCCGCATGTTGGTCTATTCATGATACTCGCCGCATTTCTAGCCATTTTTCCAGCACTATAAAGAACCATTATAATATTAAAAAATATTTTAATTTAAAAATATTTTAATATAATTAATTAATGGAAGAATATAATCCCTTTAATTCAATAAATACTGAGATTACATTGAATGATGTTCAATCTATTCTTAAAAAATATGGAATTTCTTCTCCAATTAATAAATTATCCCTATTTAAACGGGCTTTTATTCATAAATCTTACACGACAAGTGCAATATGCGATTATCAAGTATTGACATCAAATGATGGCTGTGTTCCTTTAAGTAAAAAATCGAATGAACGCCTAGAATTTTTAGGTGATGGAGTATTAGAATTAATAACAAAATATTATTTGTATAAAAGATTTCCGAATGAGAATGAAGGATTTATGACTGAAAAAAAAATCGCAGTTGTTAAAAATGAAACCATTGGTAATATTGCTTATGAAATGGGACTACACAAATGGTTTATTATTTCTCAATATGCAGAAGAAAAAAAAATGCGAACCAATTTAAAAAAATTGGGGTGTTTATTTGAAGCATTTATAGGAGCATTATTCCTAGATTGTAATCTTAATGGTTCTGGGTTTCAAATGGCGCAAATTTTCATAGAAAATATTTTTGAAACACATATTGATTGGACTTCTCTACTTGTAAATGATGATAATTATAAAAATATTTTGCAAGTAAGATTGCAAAAAGAATTCAAGGTCACTCCACATTATATTGAATTATCCTATGATGATTTTGGATTTGAAATGGGTGTATTTTTATGTATTGGCGAATCTATTCATCACCAAGAACCAGAAAACGCTAAAAGCATTGATGAATTTAAAAATTACGAAGAAATGCAAAATTATTTAAAATTACATAAAAAAATATTTGTTTGTTTGGGAAAAGGACAACATAAAATAAAACGAAAAGCTGAACAGATTGCTTGTCATGAGATTATTAATAAAGGATGGTAAATTTGAAAAGGTTTATGAATCTTTTGCGTTTATAGTTATAGTTATTATTATATTATATTATATGAACTATTTATTTGATGAAAAAAAAAGTACTCCATTATGTGAAATAATGGGCAGAAACAAAAGCGATAAAGGCTCCATAAATATTGAACATAGTTGGCATAATTATACTACATTTTATTATAGTATATTTAAGGATTTACACGAGAAGCAATTAAGAGTATTTGAATTGGGGTTAGGAACAAATAACATAAATCTCCCATCCAATATGGGTGCTGAAGGAAGACCCGGAGCATCTCATTTTGGTTGGTGTGAGTTTTTCCCTAATTCTTATATTTTCGGCGCCGATATTGATAGTAATATATTGTTTAATACTGATAAAATAAAAACATTTTATTGTGACCAAACAAACCCAGAAATTGTAAAAAAAATGTGGAATGAACCTGATTTACAAGATAATTTTGATATTATTATTGAAGACGGATTACATACATTTAGTGCTAATGTTACATTTTTTGAAAATAGCATACATAAATTAAACCCAAACGGATATTTTATTATAGAGGATATAAATAAATATGATGAATATTTATTTGAAAGTAAGATTACACAATGGGAAAGTCTATATAAAGATTGTTTATTTACATTATTGAAAATATCATCATCCTGTAATCATTATGATAATACTTTGTTAGTAGTCTTTAAAACGGGTGTTTAAATGTCTAGTATAAAAATACGACTCATCACTTTTAAAAGAATTGTTTCAAAATACCTCAATGTGTAAAATCATAACAATTCGTGTTTTTCAATCAAATTCTTTTTCTCTATTAATATATGCTAAACATTTTACAAAAAATGCAAAACAAACCAGAACTTAAAAAAAAAAGAGGGGTCATTGTTATGGTAAAACCTAAAATTTTAAAAGCTGATGCAGAAATTGCTGAAGCAGAAATTGCTGAAGTTGCTGAAGCAGAAATTGCTGAAGTTGCTGAAGCAGAAATTGCTGAAGTTGCTGAAGCAGAAATTGCTGAAGTTGCTGAAGCAGAAAAGGCAGAAGTTGCTGAAGCAGAAAAGGCAGAAGTTGATAAAGCAATTGAAGATGTTAATCCTGATTTTGATGTTCAAGAATTTATAGACAAAGTAAAAAAACCTAAAAAAATGATAAAGGTCGTTACGGATGCACCCAAAGTTTTTCCTAAACGTGTTTTAGATTTTGCTCCTATACCTAGAGATACAAGACAATTGGTGAATATTAAGGCACCTGCTTATATTATGAATAATCGTGAGAAATTTATTAATTTTATAAATAAACTATTTTTACCATATAAAAAACTCATTCAAGATAGTGGAGAAATTACATGTGATAATTTAAAAGATAATGTAAACAGAGAACTCATGATTCATCAGCAAATTGTAAGAGATTATATAAATCTTTTTACTCCATATCGCGGGCTTTTACTTTTTCATGGTCTAGGTTCAGGTAAAACATGTTCATCTATTAGCATCGCAGAAGGAATGAAAAATCAAAAACAAGTAATTATCATGACTCCCGCTTCATTGCGTGATAATTATATTACACAATTAAAAGAATGCGGTGATTTCATGTATAAACTAAATCAAAATTGGGAGTTAACAAGTGCGACTACGGAAGAAACTATTTTAGAATTACATCGCACTTTTTCAATTCCTGTAGATACTATTCGTAAAAACAGAGGAGCCTGGCTAGTAAAACCAGGGCCTCCCAATTATTCTTCTTTATCTTCCGAAGATAAAAAATTACTAAATAATCAAATTAATGATATGATACATTTAAAATACTTGTTTATTAGTTATAATGGAATAACTATGAAAAAGTGGATGGAATACAATGACGGGCGCAATTTTTTTGATAATAAAGTTATTGTTATCGACGAAGCTCATAACTTTATTAGCAGAATTGTGAATAAATTAAATAGTGTTTCTACAAAATCAAAAAAACCGCTTGCGATATTAATGTATGAAAATTTAATGTCTTGTACTAACGCAAAGATTGTATTATTAACTGGAACACCTGTAGTAAATTATCCAAATGAGATTGGGATTCTTTTTAATATTTTAAGAGGATATATAAAGACATGGGAGTTTAAATTAGATTTTAAAGGCGAATTGAAAAAAGAAAACTTGTTTGATATACTTACAATAGATAATCCTGATGATAATGTTGATTATTATGATTATACACCAAATACAAAAACATTGACGGTTACTGAAAATCCTCTTGGGTTTGAAAATATTTTTCAACGAGGAAGATATTCCGGAGTTAATTTTGACAATAATAATTATAATTTTTTGAGTAAAATAACAAATGTACTATCAGAACATGGAATAAAAATTGGACGACAAAAAGTAGATTTTTTTAAATGTTTGCCTGATAATTTGGACGAGTTTAGTCAAATGTTTATTAATGATATGCATTTAAAAAATACGAATCTTTTGAAAAAACGTATCGTTGGGTTAACATCTTATTTTAAGAGTGCCCAAGAAGAGCTTATGCCTAGTTACGGAGAGAATGATTTACATGTTCGAGAAATTCCTATGAGTGATTATCAGTTTGAAGTTTATGAGAAAGCTCGTATCAATGAAAGACAATCTGAACGTAATGCAAAAAAAACACGTGCACGTAAAACAGAAGAGGAAGCTGTTGCTTCGTATCGTATATTTTCACGATTATTTTGTAATTTTGTTATGCCAGAAGAAATTGGACGTCCAATGCCAAATGAAATGGAAGGTGGAATGCCCAAAAAAGATAAGGTTGAACCCGAACCTTTTGGCGTGCAGTGGCAATGGGAAGAAAAAAAAGGTGCCCCTGAATCGAGTGAAAAAGAAACTAAACCTGAAAAAGCAGAGCCGAAAAAAACAAAGGCAAAAGCAGATGAGAAAGAAAAGAAGGCTGAAAAGAAGGCTGAAGAAAAAGAAGCTCAAGAAGTAAAAGAAGATGAAGATTTTGCTTCCATTGAAGTAGAGGAGGGCGAAGATGTAGAAGATATAAAAGGACCCGCTCAATATAAAAAAAACTTGATGAAATCATTTAAAGCACTATCGCAATCTTCGTTTCTCACAGAAGAATCTTTACGAGTTCTTAGTCCTAAATTTTTGGATATATTAAAAAATATTAAAAACGAAGACCATATTGGATTACATTTAGTCTATAGTCAATTTCGAACAATGGAAGGAGTAGGAATTTTTGGTGAAGTACTTAGAGCAAATGGGTTTGTGGAATTCAAAATAGAAAAAAAAAGCACTGGGTGGGATATTACTTCACCAATTGGTGTTCCTTCTTTTGCATTATATTCTGGAACTGAAACAAAGGAGGAAAAGGAAATTATACGAAAAATTTTTAATGGAGAATGGCATACAGTTGGATTTCATCCTCTTATTTTTGAAAAATTAAAGGATTACGAGTCTAATATGTATGGAGAAATAATCAAAGTATTGATGATTACTGCCTCGGGGTCCGAAGGAATCAATCTTAAAAACACACGATATGTACATATTATGGAACCTTATTGGCATCCAGCGAGAACTGACCAAGTTATTGGTCGAGCACGAAGAATATGCAGTCATCAACAACTTCCACCAGAATTAAGAACGGTAGAAGTATTTCTTTATATAATGATTTTTACAGAAGAACAAATAAAAAAAGATACCGCTGTTGAACTGCGAAAAAATGATACAAGCAAACGTGACCCGCGTGTTTATTTAACAAGTGATGGAGCACTTTATGAAATAAATGTAATAAAATCTATCATGATTCGTCAAGTTACACAGGTTATTAAGGAATCAGCAATCGATTGTGCTATCCATCCAAAAAGCGACGATATACAATGTATGAATTTTGGAACAAACCCATCAGGGTTTGCGACGACTCCTTCGTATAATAAAGATGTTGATGATAAAACAAGAAGATTAAACGTAGAAACAAAGAAATGGCAAGCGACAGAATGGTCTGAAAAGGGTATTCTTTATGCCGTAAACGAAGAAACTGGAATTGTTTATGACCATTCTGAATATGAAAAAAATAATTTAATTCCCGTCGGAGTTTTGCGTAACGGAAGAATTTTGTTGGATTAATTGTGTTGTTATTAACAACATTTTTTTAACTTCCATCAATTCTTGTTTAATAAAGGTAATTTCCAACATGAGTGTTTCCATTGAAATAGGTGGAATTTCTATTTCGATTTTAGCAGGGTTTAATTTTGCTGTTTCCATATCATTTACCACTTGCAAGTAATATAACAAGAAAAGTTTGTTTGTCTCTAATAAAGGCTTCAAATCATCTGTGTAAAATTGTTTCATCAGTTCTTCAATTTGTTCCGATGTCATTTTTCCAGGGAGGTCTTCGATAAGTTCCACCAACAATTTTTTGTTTTCATTAGAAAGAAACATGATATAAATACCAAATTCTATTTAAATTATTTAGTCCGACCTTTTAAAAAATTGAAAAGGAATATACTCGCAAAAAATATGTACCGAACTCAAAAACGCACGCAATGCAAACTTTGGCAAACCTAAGACTTTTAGCAGAATTGTCAGCATACAGAAAATGGAGGCCCGCAGATTAAAAGAGTGTCACAAAAGAAGAATTGTGCAAATGGAAAGAGCGTGGCTTGTAGGCTTTACTTTTAGATGTAATGAAAATAGACAAGACTACATAAACTCTGCACATTCTCGATTTGGGTTTCCTTTAATTTTGAATTCAGAGGAAGAAAATCTATTGTACGAGATGAGAGAAATAGCTATGGAAAATGTACGATTGCGTGATGTCATGACAAAGGAAGAAAGAGAAAAAGAGATAGAATTAAATCCTTGGAGAAAAAACCCAGGGATTGTGTGAAAGATTGTGGTATTTGTTATGAAAAAAACAATGTGTATTTTGAATTATAAATGTGTGCATTCATTTTGTGAAAAATGTTTAGTTGGATGTCCAATTTGTAGGTCAGGGTAAAAAAGAATTGTGAGACCTTTGAATCTTAAGCCTCGTTAAAATATCTTTTTCGCATTCTAAAAACATGATTATCTGGAATTCGTTTTGTTTTTATTTCTTTACTTGTAATGGTATCTTTCAACATATTAATTATAAAATATAATGCATACATTCCACATTCCGTAGATGTGTGTTGATGTGTTTTTTCGTTTTGTTCAAATCGTATGTTCAATGATAATTGTTTTCCTTGGAGAATCACTCTATCCACAAAATGTTTAATTTCTTTAGGGATTTTGTCCCCAGCACTATCAAAAAAGAATATCTCATTTGTTTTTAAATTAATAAATAAAGAAATCCAATGTTCTCCGCTTTTATAGTGTGGGTCAGTATTGAAAACAATTCCGATTTTTTTGTACCCCTTTTTAATATAATCTTTTAATTGAAAATCACACATTTCTTTTTCAACGCACGGTTTTCCTTTTTCGCCATCAAAATCAATTGGATACGGTCCTAAAAATTTAAAACACTTGTATGCCTTTTCATATTGCTTTAATACACTCAATATGTCAACACTTGACAACCATTCGTTTGGATTTTTATTCCATGATTTTGGATGTTTCGGTACAAACGAAGATTTTAATTCACTATTTTGAAGAAAGGGTTGTTCCGTCCAACAATTTTCAGTTTTACATACATGTTTCATTTTTTCATGAAGTTGTTTCCAAATATCTCGTGTCGTTGTGGCATGAATTTTATCGGAAGAATAATTATTCCAAACATTACGAATATGCAATAATTCCGACTCTTTAAAACATGTACCACCATTTTTTTTACGTGTAGGGCTACAGTTTGCATTTCCACCACGCATTTTTTTCCACCCTGCCTGCTTTTTTGTTCTCATATATTAATCAAATATTTAAATTGATTTTTTTACGTAACCCCTTTTTTTTAAATTTTATGTCATTAATATCAACTAGTTTTTGTTCCGGGTAAATAATCGGTTCTACCGTTTTTATAAGAAAATTATCGAGTGTTTTTTGTTTAGACGGAATATGTTCTTTAAACTCTGAAATAGTTGTTTCTTTATATTCTTCTGTTACACATTCTTGTTGAAAAACTTCATTCGTATCTATTACTTTAAAATTTTGAATAGATGTTTTGACAAAATCATCAAAGGCCGTAAATACATCAAACGAAATTTGTGAAATATCAAAAGATGGATTCATCAAAAAATATTTTTCTCGTTCTTTGTCATTTAGAAGTAAAACTTTTGCCAATTGAAAAATACGACTCCGATAAAATTTTTGGTCTTCTTTTAAATTAGCAACACATTCATCATGTTTTGAAATAATATAATTTTCGTACAAGTCACGATTCATCATATATCGTAATGTTAAATGGTTAATATGTTTGTCTTCGCGATTGTCTTCGCGATTGTCCTGTTTTTCCTCACATGTTTCATTCATTATTTCAGTTTTAATTACTTTTATATTTTCCATATTATTTAAAAGTATTTAAAATTTAATATTAACGTTATAAATTATGGAAGATTTAAATGACGTTTTTTGGAATACCGTAAATCGATATTATTCTTTAAAAGAAGAAGATGATAAAAAAGATAATCCTAAATGCGTGATTTGTTATCAAAATGGTAATTCGATATTTTCAGTGGTTGCAGACGAAAATCGTAAATTAATAGCTACTTGTAAAAATAAAAATCCGTGTAATATAGAAATTATTATACCACCATTTAAGTTATTAACAAAAGAATTAGGTGTTCAAACTCAAAAAATAGAAACATTACAAAATAAAATTATTGAAATTAAAAACGAATTTATTTTTGGGTTTACAACGGAAGAACAAACGGTCGAAACATTTCAACAATTAAAAACAAACTTGAACGAAGCTATCACAAAATCCGAACAATTATTTGAACTATTGGTGAGTATAAAACCTGATGAAACAAAAATTAATGAATATAAAAAACAACGAGATGAACTCATTGCATTATATAAATCATCTATCACAGAGTATAAAACCACTAAAAGCATGATTACTCTCGAAAGAGCCATTGCAATTTATAAAGATATATTGAGTAAAAACGATGAAATCATGAAATCAACCTATATATATAATAATGTGGAAGAAGAAAATGGACAATACAAATTGATTCAAAAGGAATTGCCGATTGATTTCATAGAAATTGTAGAAGGAGAACTCGTTAAAAATATAGAAATGAACAAATATATTCAAGTCGATACGACACGTAAAAAACCAGTTTTGGACAAAAGTTTAATCCTAGAAGAGGTAGAGGAAGAGGTAGAGGAAGAGGAAGAATCTCCAAAAATTAAAATAAAAATTATACCGGAAACAGATATTTTGGAAAGAGAATTACAAAAAGCAAACGATTTAATAGAAAGTAATCCCAAAATATCTGCAAAAAAGATTTTGGAAACATATGTAACAAACTTTTTCTTTAAAAAGGAAGAAGGTAGATGTTTGAGTAATTTTTGGGAATGTGATATTATCGTGGATGACCGCGAGTATCCTAGTGGCGAATGTTGTTTCCATGGTGAAAAGTTTTATAGATTAGGAATGATAAGTAAAGGCAAACGTAAAGAAGACTTGATAAAATACTCGGAAAAGTTTTTGAAGGGAACGTGCAAAGAAAAGGGTGATGCTGTCAAAAAACAAGGAAGAGGGTTTATGTTAACTCCAGGAGAATTGGAATTGTGGGCACCAATAAGCATAGATGTACAAAAAGAAATATGTAAATACAAGTATGAAAATTATGAAGAAGTGCAAGATTTTTTATGCAAAACGACTAATATTCTAATTCATCCTGCATTGCGTTGTAACGAAGAACAAACAAAAACAAAAATGTGGGAAGGAAAGGCTGTAGTTGTTGATGACAAGCTTATGGTACTCGGCAAAAATATGCTTGGAAATTTATGGATGGAACAAAGACTAGAGTGTCCATAAATATTTGTAGAATATATGTTTGGAAAAATTTCATTCAAAATATTTTTTGTTTCGTTTCTTATAGGATTATTTTTTTTATATGTAGTGGGACAAGAAAATAAAATAGTTTATGTTTACCCAACTTTAACAAACTCTTCAAATGTATTATTCAAGGATAAATCTGGTCAATATTTTCGTTTTAAATCGAAAGAAGTAGAATGCCCAAATGACACGAGTACGATAAAACAAATACCGATACAATAAAACATTTGTAAAATATATGAACCTCTCTAAATTTATTCATACAACGACAGGGGGGTATATTTCTTCCGTTATTTTAGGAATTGGGTTATCATGTTTATTTAGGAAATTGTGTAAAAATGGAGAATGTGTTATTTATAAAGCTCCGCCACCGAATGATATTATAGGAAATATTTTTGAATACAATGACAAATGTTATATTTTTGAAGCGATTCCAACCACCTTTGAAAAAAAAAAGCAGATTGTTGAATTTGCGTAATTAAGGTAAAAACTAATTTTTATAATTGTATATGAGCACTTCCTTAGAAGAACTTGCAAATGTCCAAACTACATCTTCCCAACAATCACAACTAACACCATCTATCGTGAATCAATTATTGAATGATATTAACGAAGCATCTATGAAAGGAGATACTCAACTTCTTCCAAGAGATATTCCAATACAAAATGAAATAGATGGCGAAAGCAAACCAAATTATATTCCACCGCATGGAGAAAAGTATATCAAAGAAAATGAAACTTATAAAAAAGATGAAAGCATGGATAAAATTTACGATGAGATACAACTTCCCATACTTCTTTCTATCATCTATTTTTTATTTCAGTTGCCAATTTTTAGAAAATTCATGTTTACTATTTTTCCATTCATGTTTTCAAGTGATGGAAATTCAAATATTCAGGGTTATTTTGGATTTAGCATCATGTTTGGTTTGTTTTATTATATTATTAGCAAAATAATAATTGCAGTCAATTTTTAATATTTAAAAATACGCAATAAATTGTTTTTACGGGTTTTGTTTGATTTTCTCGAGTTTGATTTTCTCGATTTCATTGATTTACTAGGTTTCCGCGGTTTCTTTGAATTCTTTTTTTCGGCTGGGTTATAACGAAAAAATGCTTCTATAAAATTCTTGTTGTTTTTATCATTTTTATACTTTTTGAAAAGAGTGTCCTTTTCCATAAATATGTCTCTTTGTGTTTTTTGAGTACCGATACAATTCAATGTAAAACGTTTTATCTTTCCAGTATCTTGTATTTTAATCAACTGTTGGCACATACAAATAATACGTTTGGAGTCATATTGTTTTTGATTTATGTATAAAAACATGAAATAAAAACTTAGCATGGTATCTATCGTGGCAATATTTATTTTGGTACCATTTTTTACAATGGTGTTATAATTATAACAAGCAACAGGTTCATAAATAAACGCAACATGCATTCCATCTACATTTATTTCATAACTTTTTCCAACATATCCCTCTATTTCTTCATTTACGATGATAGTTGCATGTATATTTGACTTTTTCAATTGAACAATGCATTCTTTAGCCACATTTTTTGCACGAGTACTTATGACATCAAAAAATGGTTGAGTATTTGAAAATAGTTCTGAATATATTGAAAGCGCATATCCTCCAAAAAATACGACATCCTCTTTCAATAATGTTTTTAATAAAAGATTAAATACATTTGACTTTTGTATTGATGGTTCCGAACATCTTTCTTTGATGGGATAATTTTTATTTAACAATTCTAAACGTTTGAAAACTTTTTCCCATCTTGATACATCACCATCCGGTCTGGATAATTCTACATACATGGCCATTCTTAAAAAATTGGGTGGTGCGTAAAGAACACCATTTTTTTTAATACAATCTTTCACAATAATATCAAAAAATTTTGATTCGATAAAAGTTATGTCTGCTACAGGAATAAAATCAACAAATACTTTATATGTTCCAACATGGACGCCGGATTTCGATTCCACATTTTTAAACCCATTTTTATAATAAATATTACAAAGTTTTATAGCATCTTCCATGGGGGTTTTGGAAAAAAAATCATAATCTGGAATTTCATAAGATTCGTAAAATTGGTCTTTTAATGGTAAAATATTATTTATGGCAGTTCCACCATAACAAATGCATCGATTCTTTTTGATAAAAGATTTTACTATTTCAAACATTTTTTTAATGCCATCTGTATTCAATAATTTTATTTTGTTTTTTTTTTCTGCTTCTTCAACGGCTGATTTTAACAATTCAATTTGATTCATATAATATAATAATATTATTTGCAACCAGTTCCAAAACTAGATACTACAGTATCACCTATTTTTATTTCATTACATTTGTTTGGGTTCGATTCTTCGCCTGGCACAGTAACTTTTAAATCGTATTTTGTTGGTAATAATACTTCGTTTTTCATGATAAACGCATATTTATATTTATCAAAAAATGATTGATAAGCTTGTAGATTGCTATCATTATATTGATAAGACATTCCTATAAATTGTACACCCAACTTGAAACAAACGGATGATTCTGGGTTCATCGGAATTCCATTCTCAATGTCTGGAGAAACAAAAATTGCCCTTTCTTTTGTATATATAATCGTTTCATCTTTATAATTTGATTTAATGACAGAAAAAGGTTCAAATTTAAACTTTGAACTTGTTGGTCCAGTAATAATATTTACAAACTCGTCTAAATCAGAGTTTTGTAGAAGCGTGTTGGGTGAATTTACCATGATAATTATTTTTCCCATCAATTCTTTCAGAGGAACAGTCCCGCAAAAGTTTTCGATATTTCCATAATTATATTTATCTTCCAACAAGTATTGATTTATATATTCTTTAAAAATACCCGCAATATTATTATATACTTTTATATTGTTCGTATTCATGCGAAGACTAATAAATACTGGGTCTAGATAATTGGAACAATATAAACTATTGAATGCTTGATTTATTATTTTTTCAAAGGCATCAGAGAATAAAACATAATTTAATGTTTCTTTCACCCAATAATTATTATTTGTGGATGTCGATACAATAGGAACATCATCAATATTAAAAATTTCAAAATCAAAACAACGAACACCCTGTGTGATAATTTTTTCAAGAATGCATAAATTGACATAATCATTGACATAACTTCCTTCGCTGCAACAATTATACGCAGTTTTAATATAATAAAAATTTACAGGATAATCTGTTGGATTTGCGGAAGAAAGAGTTGCTGGTACCAAAGACGATATTTTTTTACAACCATATTCATCCTTTTTGTTCAACATCCAATTTATATATAAACTAACAAAAACAATTGCAAAAATACTTAGAAGAACAAAAAATATTGTTAATGCCATTATCCCTTGTCTATTAAAATTTTTAGAAACATTGTTTATGGTATTTGAAACCAAATTATTTATTTTTGACATGTATTTGTTTTCTTCCATAATTTTAATTAATATTTAATTATTTAAATATTATATTAATTACAATAATATGCCGGGGGGTCTTTTAAATTTAGTTTCCGAAGGGAACAATAATATTATATTAAATGGAAATCCAACAAAGACATTTTTCAAGACAACTTATAGCAAATACACCAATTTTGGGTTGCAAAAATTTAGAATAGATTATGAAGGTTCTACCACATTAAAATTACAAGAAGAATCCGTATTTACATTTAATGTTCCGCGTTACGCCGACCTTTTAATGGATACTTATTTGTCAGTGACTTTGCCAAATATATGGAGTCCAATTATGCCTCCACGCGAATCTATTTCAGCAGTTGAAAATGACGACCTCGCAAATACACAACGATGGGCGCCATACGAGTTTCGATGGATTGAAAATATAGGTGCTAAAATGATTTCAAAAATAAGTATTACTTGTGGAGGACAATTATTACAAGAATATACAGGAAATTACCTCTTGTCTATGGCCCAGCGCGATTTTTCTTCAACCAAGTATAAACTTTTTAGTGAGATGATTGGCAATATTCCTGAATTGACAGACCCCGCAAATGCAGGTGCTCGCGTCAATTCCTATCCGAATTCATACTTTACAAATGACCCGGTTGGAACATATCCCTCTATTGTTGGAAAAACATTATATATACCACTAAATGCGTGGTTTTGTTTAACACCCCAAAGCGCGTTTCCTCTCGCTTCTCTTCAATATAATATTTTAACCATTACGATAACATTTCAACCCATTTGTAAATTATTTCAAATTAGAGATGTGTATGATGCTTATAACAATTTCCCGTATGTTTCTCCCAATTTTAATTTATTTTATTCACAGATGCATCGTTTTTTACAACCACCTCCCGATGCCATTTTAGGATTAGAATCTTACAAAGATAGAAGAGCATTATGGAATGCGGATATTAATTTAATTTCTACTTATTGTTTTTTATCGGAACAAGAGCAGCGGACATTCACGACAAAAGAACAAACTTATATTGTAAAACAAGTGGTAGAAACCCCTTTTTACAATGTTACTGGACCAAATCGTGTCGAGTTATATTCGTTGGGGTTGGTAACTAGTTGGATGTTTTATTTTCAACGGAGTGATGCCAATTTAAGAAATGAATGGAGTAATTATACAAACTGGCCCTATAGTTATCTTCCGTATGATGTGATTAATGCACCGGATGAAGGAAATGTTCTTGTATACAGACAAAATGTTTCGGACCCTCCCATAGATGTCCCTTATTATATTGGCCCAGGTGTGGAACAAAATGGAAAACAAACGGGTTTTATGATTACAAACGTTTATAGAGCACAAAACATTAAAGATATCATGGTAAATTTAGCTATTTTATTTGATGGGTCTTATCGAGAAAATACACTTCCTTCAGGAGTGTATGATTATATAGAAAAATATAATGCTTCCAAGGGCAACGCCCCATCCGGATTATTTTGTTATAATTTTTGTTTAAATACAAATCCATACACATCTCAAATGTCGGGTGCTGTGAATATGAGCGCATTTAGTAAGATTGAACTTGAATTTACTACGATTATACCACCTCTTGACCCATTAGCACAGCTACTAACCATTTGTGACCCTTCAACAGGAGAATTAATCGGAATAAATAAACCATCATGGAGAATTTATGAATATAATTATAATTTGACCCTTATGGAAGAAAGAATAAATGTCCTAACATTTATGAGTGGTAATTGTGGGATGGCGTATGCGAATTAACAGTGTATATTTTTTATTCATATAAAGTATGATACATCAGTTTTTCGATTATGAAACAGTAAAAGAGGGGTTTGAATCTACAGAGACACCTGATACAACACCTGATACAACACCTGATACGACTGATACGACTACAACTGATAATTCAGATAATACAAAATTATTAAAAGATGTGGGGTTTTTAGTTGTATTTTATTTTTTGTTTGTGTTTATTTTTATGATTAGTGGAACTATCGTTTTCAAGTATATCATAATGACCAGACTTGGTGAAAGTGTTATTGGATGCATTCCTGGATTTCCTGATAATCTATCTTATCGTAAAAATAACAATGAATTCTATGATAATTTTTTTTCAGATGATAAACAAATATTATTAGACAAAGAATATCCCTGTGACTATTTTACATATACACACAAAGATGAAAAAAACGAAACAAAGGTATTTTTACCTATCAATTTTTCATATAATCCTTATTATAATGACTGGTTATACAGATATGATTTTAATACCGGAATTCCCGGAACTAACTATTCACTTGACTCAGATATGAATAAAAGTTTTGGAATCGGTGAAGTTGACCCAAACATATTAAGTAATACTTTTCCTATTAATTGGTTTTGGGCAACGTTTACAAGTATTTTTATTGGAATGAATAATATATTTACCAATGGTGTAGCTCCGCCGGTTGCTGTAATATTTATATTGTTATTAGCATTGAGTAACACTATTAGCATGGTAACAACAACCATTGACCAAAATATTTATCCTTCTGCATATTCCATTTTATCAAGCATTGTCCATTCTATTAGCATTCTAATCTATTTTCCTATATTTATTTTATCATTTACTAGTTTATTTTGGAGTGTTAATTTAATAAATTCTTACGAGGAGGATAAAAGAATGCATTTGCGATTTTTAAATTACGAGTTTTTTCAAAACTTTTGGTTTAATTTAGTGGCGAAAGGATTTGCAATATGTGCAGTATTTGTCTGTCTTGTTGTATGGTTATGGATAAACGTTTTTCTTATCTTTGGTCAATTTTTGCCAATTTTTATGACGATAATGTTTTTTATTTGCTTATTCAGTAAAGCGTATGGAAGTTATACATATAACAATGAAACAAAGAAGTTGAATTTTTACAATATACTTACCGAAGTATTTCCTATTTATTGTTGTACAAATATGTGGATTATTTTTTTCATGCTTTTTGCGTTTGTTTTATTGGCTAGTGCGATAAATCCTACTATCGGAGCAGTAACGTTTGTTTGTATGTTTTTTGGGATTTTAATCTTTTATACATCTATTAAAAATATGATAAAAAACATTTTGTCGAGATTATCGCCTCGTGTAGATAGACCAGCGCCTTTGGAAAACGAAACAAATGAACGAAACTCGAATAAATTACCACCAGTTGATTTCTCAGAAGAACCACAACCATCGGCGCCATCTTTGGAAAACGAAACAAATGAACGAAACTCGAATAAATTACCACCAGTTGATTTCTCAGAAGGACCACAACCATCGGCGCCACCTTTGGAAATGGAGACGGAACAATCTCCGACTGTACCAGAAAATCAATCTGTATTTTTTGACTCACCACCAGACCTTCAGAGATTAGCACAATCTAAGAAATTATACGAAGAAAGACAAAAAGAAGAGGCCGCAAGAGAAGCAAAAGACCAGGCTGCAAAAGACCAGGCTGCAAAAGACCAGGCTCTAAAATCCGAAGCTTCCAAATCATAAATTAACTTTTATGAAATAAAATAAAAAGATTACATAATAAACTCATGATTTCATTATGTACTCCTACACATAATCGACGAATGTTTATAAATACAATGATTAAATGTGTAATGAATCAAACTTATAAAGGGCCCATAGAATGGATTATCGTCGATGATGGAGATGATAAAATCCAAGATTTGGTTCAGGATATACCATTTGTTCGCTATTACGCAGTTGAAAAAATGACTATTGGTGCAAAAAGGAATTTGATTCATAAATACACAAAAGGAGATGTGTTAATTTATATTGATGATGATGATTATTATCCACCACAGAGAATTGAACATGTATTAGAATCATTACATTCTTCTTTAATCTGTGGTTCGAGTATCATGTATATTTATTTTACCAACTTACACAAAATATATAAATTTGGGCCATATGGACCAAATCATGCTACTGCTGCAACTTTTGGTTTCAAACGCAACTTATTAAATAAAACTGCTTATAATAATGATAAAAAAGGCGAAGAAAAGTTTTTTTTAAAAAAATGGACCATTCCTTTACAACAATTGGACCCCAAAAAAACAATTTTAGTTATCGCACATAATACGAATACAGTAGATAAAAATCAGTTACTGGATAAAAATGTGGAGGAAACGACTTTTTGTTTGGAGGACTTTGTCGATGACCCACAACTGGTAACCTTTTATCGTAACTTGTAAAAACAATATAAAGAATATGCATATGTATATATAAGAATTAAATGGATTACTCGAAGAAGGACGACCGATTTTTACCAATTCCGGAAAATGAAGAACACGATGTTGTAAATGTTATAAAGGACATTAATCCTCGAAAACATGTTCTCAGAAGAAAAATTGATGGAGTGAAGGTTTTTATTACTGTTTTTGAAACAAACTTTAGCAACACCCATGCAATGAATGCAATGACAAACATTCCTTATAAAGTAAAATTTGGGTCAAAGGAAGAAGATTCGCTCTTTAGCGTAATCATTGCTACAGGAGAAACTGGTCAAACCCCACTTATTCTTTTTTACGATTCGCCGGAACAATATGAACGCCATTTTTCTCTCGATTTGTCAGCCAAAACAAAGCAACGTTGGCACAAGAAAACAACAAAGCATCGCATTCATACAATGTCATAAATAAAATAAAAATATAAGTTATGTCTTATGAACCCGAATATCCAACTTTTTTATCAAGGTCGGTATCAATACATACTAGCCAAGAATCAGAGGGTACTTGTTGGGCACATTCTATTGCAAATTTAGTTTCAAGATATTTAAGAAATATATATGATAAAAATTTAATATTATCTTCAAATGAAGATTTACCGCCTTCTGATGAAAAATGCAAATTGTTATTTTACACAGTTCAATGTAAAGATTTTTTTAGTTGTCTTTCAAAAAACGAATGTAATAACCAGACGATAATTAATTCAGCATTATTATTTCGTTTGATGTATAACATTTTGCTAAAAATAAATAGATTTAATTTTTGTGGTATTAATATATTTCATTTAAGATGCATCAAAAAATTAATGAGTTATTTAAAAACAATAACACATTTGGATATCATGAAGAAGTTAAAATTTCATAAATTAACAGAAAAATACAAGGAAGAAATTGAGGATAATATTAATGTAATTTTTGATATTATTGATGCTACTAAATATGTAGAGCCTAGTTATTATATTTGTTCAAAAGGTGGAATATTAGATGTCGAAAACTTAAAAATAATTTTAGAACGTGGATTTTATGCATTTTTTTTTGTTTTAGGTAATTTGACAAGGTCAGGACACGCTATGATAATTTCAGGATATAATTCAATAACTGATATGTACAGAGTTAAAAATAGTTGGGGGGATATCGATCATTTTGATTTGCATGGATTTAATATGAGTAGTCATCAAGCACCATCGTCAATGTTTTATGATACAAATAACAGATTGATTGTTGGAGGATTATATTATATTTTTCCTTCCGTTAAAAAGAAAACGCGTAGTTTTTATCGCTCTAACCGCGGAACAAGAAAATCACCATAAAAGTTGGTCTGCCAACCACCCATTTGTCCATTTTTTACCGCGGTCTTTTTTGTGACGCATTCTATATAATTCTCTGCGTTTTTTTGCATATGTCATACCGCATTTTTGTATATAAGTTGGAAAATCATTCATCCCATAAGCACCTACTGAACCAATTACTCTATTATCTTTATAGACATCAATCTTTTTATTTTTTCGCGTAGAAGGTTTTACCTTAACGCCCAACTTTTTTGCTTTATTATATGTATAACGCGTTATTTTATACATATAATATACATTCAAAAACTTATCTTTTACGCGACCCCTTGCGCTTCCTACTTTTTTTTGAAGACTTTGGGGCACCTACCGACTTCCCTTTTTTTAATTTTGCTGCATCTATCATGGCTTGTTTATATTGATAGTCTTTATTTTTGGCTTTTCCTTCCCTGAATGTCTTTTTTACCAAATCTATCCAACTTGACATATTTTAGAATGAGAAATTAATATATATTAAATTTATGTATGGTGAAAAGTTCATTCAAATGTTAATTAAACTTAACCATAAAATTATATTCCGAATTTAAATATGATTATCATATCCCAGATGGAACTATTATCAAGTTTGAACCAAATAATTTATCAAACATCGAGGTTATTCTTCCTAAATCATTGGATATCCTCCCCAGTTAATAATTTATCTAAAAATTTAAACATGCGATTTATATTCAAGGTTGTTACTTCATATTGTTCTAATTTTGACAAATCATTCGATTTATTTTCCAAAAAGTAATAAAACAAATCGTTTTTATCAATCAACATGTTTTGACATAAATCTTTTAAAAAAACATAATTGTTATATTCAGTTGAATACTTTGTCAATACTTTTGTAAATCTTGATTCACTTAAATGATACTTGAAAGAAGGATTTAATTGAATATATGATTTATAAAAATTCATATTTTTTACTACTTTTATTAAAAAAGTTAAATCATTCAGTTGCCATATTTGTTTTTGAAAAATGAACTTGTCTATATAATCGGCAAAACAAATATTTTGCAAAAAATGAATATATATTTCTATACGTTTATTCGAAGGAATCTTTGAAAATACATCGATAATGTTCTCATGCCATATCAAACCTATTACATTTTTATCCAAATCATTCAACGAGTAATTTTCATTACTCATGTTTATAATATTTTTTGTAAAAATTTTATTTTCATTACTTGAATAATTATTCCTAGTTATATTCAAAAATTTAATATCTATGATTGATTTATTTTTATTATATATATTGAACAAACTCTCTATTTTCCAAATATTTAAATCGATATAATTTAAAATATCTTCATGATATTCTTTTTTATCTGGCATAAGCAATTTAACTATCTTCAACATTTGCATCTTTGTCGGAGAATTTAATTTAAATTGAATGCAACTGTTTGCCAACTCCTTCATTTTTTTATCTTGCATAGAAGTCCCAATACAAATGATTTGATTTGCAGACGATTCCTCCGTCTGTTGTTTTTTTGTTTTTTTTAAACGCACAACTTTTGTTAAAGTCGAAATTCCGTTTTTATCTCCAGAACTCATATGGTCGACATCATCAATAACGATAATAATTTTTTTTTGAATTTTATGAAATAACTGAATTACATTTTGATTGCCATTAAATCCGGATGTTATATCCGTTTTATTGCGACTATTTATATTATTATAATATAAGATGTCATAATTTAATTCCCTAATTATGTTTTTCACTAAAAAAGTTTTACCTATACCATTTTCTCCATAGATAAAAATATTTTTTTTAATGTTCTCAAAAGACTTATGTGTGATAATTTTTTCTTTAATTTCGCGGATAATCTTGCTTCTTTCTAATATTTCATTTATCTCGTTGTAATATAATTCCATAAATTAATTAGGATTAGTTTTTAACTTATTTAACATGGGTCATTTGCCCCAACGCCATAAGTAACACCATCCCATATAATTTGTTGTTTTCTAATCGCATTAATGTTATCGCAATTGGATATATCAAACATTTGTGATGTAATCAATGGATTGCTACCATATTTCATTTTATGAATATTATAACATGTTCCATCCTCTTTTCTAACCCAAAAATCTGGACAATTGGAAGGTGGAAGACGCCACTCTTTTCCTGAATATGAAATAACAAGAAATATAAATGTGATAATCATTATTATTAAATAAATGACTAAAAATACATTAAAAATTTGCTTAGTATTCATTTAATATAACAAAATATTAAACTGTATAACATGGGTCATGTTCTCCATACCCATAAGAAATACCGTCCCATAAAGCACCAGCGCATCCACCGTTTTCTCCCTTTGTCCAATTATATTTGTCACAATCTGTAAAACCTGCAAAATTTGCCGTGGCAGCTTCTCCATTGCAAAAACCATTACAAACGCCGTTATTTATGGTCCAATTATCTGGACATGGTTGAGAATTAGGTGGCCATGGTTGGTCTTTTTTTAGCTGAATAAATGACCATATCAGCATAGAAAAACAAATAATGGTAATTATTACTGTAATTATAACGATAATTTTTTGTGCTTTTCCTAACATTATTTTATAAATATAAAATAAATGAATGTACCCGATATACAAGAATTATTTAAAATGTATGATAAAATACCGGTGAATCAAATTACAACCATTAGAAATCCATTAAATGGAACATGGTCAAATACACAATTGTCCGATTTATTTTTCTCCAAAGAAAATATAGCAATTATTCAAAATGGGATTCGTGCAGGCGTATATAACATGTCAAAAGGTAAATATATGATTGATGTCCAAGATAACGAAGAGCTTTTGATAATCATGAAAGGAATGTTTCTAGAATATTCAAAAAATATGCCAACAAATATAACGGAACAAATTGATATACTCGATAATAAAGTCATTGCTTATTGTACGAACCAAGTATACCAAGAAGCCAAAGGTTATTTAACATATTTAAAAGATTCATCTACTCTTATTACTCCATTGGATTATCCAAGCATGCCTTATACTCGCACAAAAGAACTCGAACTCAAACATTTTTTTTAGAACAATAATTCAATGACGACTTTTTCTTATTGGACATTCTTATGGTTTATCTTATACTTATTACGTATAATATCTTATTCGCCAAAATTTGCTTTTATAGTAGAAATTATCATTGTCAGTATCATGGCATTTATTCCTATGAACCTATATAAATTAACTAAATTTATTATCATAAACATAATTATCAAAGGGATACCACTGTGGATAATCCGTAAATCAAAGATTACTAAAAAGGATGTTTTGTTTTCTATATTTATATTTCTTTGTTATTTGTTATGGTTATATGTAAATGACAAAACAATTGTAGACATTTACACAATGATTTATTCGCATTATGTAAATGGAGACACGAATCAACTGATTGGAGGTAAAATATACGATGAAATCTATGTTAAGTTAAATGGGTCGCCCACCAGCGACTTTGCACCATGATCCGTATTTTTATCTGTGACAATATTTTCACCCTCAAATAAAGTGGCGCGAATATCTTCCACTGTAACATTTTCCCCCAATTCTTTTTCTTGTGTATTCATATTTTTGATACCTACCAGGTTACCATTCTCGTCTATTGTCTGTGTCAGTTTATTACCAGTTAATTCGGCCTTTTTCTTATTATCTTCCATTGCCTTCTGTTTTGTTTCTTTGATTCGTTGTTCAAAGGAAGACTTTGCAAAAGATTCGTTTTTATTCTTTTCGTTCATCAGTTGATTCAATTCTTCCTCCAAATATTCCACTTTACCAGTCTTGTATGCATCAGGGTCCCATGGCATCCATACACCTACGGGTCCTACTAAGATGTCGTGATTAGGGTCTACTTCGCGTAACAATTTACAACGCAATTCCGCCTCTTCTTGACTTGAATAAGAACCGCGTATTTTTAACCCCCTAGTAGAAGTTTGAAACTGATGCTGTTTATTAAAAGCCAGCTCTAATTCTTCTTCGCATTTATCCACGAATGTTCTATAATCATTTTCAAACGAACTATCCTTGATGAGTTTTTCTTTCTCATCTGTAATAAATTCATTAAAGTCGTTTGTTAAATCATCAAATGTTAAATTATATTTATACGAAATAAAATTAAGGAATTGAACAAACTTTTCCATTGATTTATTAAACTCCCACCTTTTTAAGAACTCTTGGAAGAAAAATGCCTCCTTCTGCTTTAAAATTTTTTCTGGAGAAATAAAAGAAATACATACAAATTTTTGACCACTAATGGGTTTATCTTCTTCCAACAAATCTACGTAGGTAGGGCTATCTTTTCTACAGCGTTTCTCATAATTTGTCATAAAAATAATAAATCAAAAGGTTTAAGTTAATATTTTTTATATATTTTTTATTTTATTAATATATGAATTACAATGTTCAAGAAATAGTACGCAGAATTGTAAAATATTTAGTTGAGGGATTAATCGTCGCAATAGCTGCATATGCTATCCCAAAAAAAAGTATGAATATTGAGGAAATCACGTTGCTTGCGTTAGTCGCGGCCGCCACCTTTAGTATTTTGGATACATATATTCCAAGTATAGGGTCTAGTGCAAGAACCGGTGCAGGGTTTGGAATTGGTGCTAATATGGTAGGATTCCCAGGCGGTCTTTAAATTTAAAAATTGATTTAAATCTATGTTATTATATAAAATAAAAATGCTTACTGTCGAACAAGTTGATTCTATTCTTAATGAAGAGAAATTTTCAATAAGAAAACTTTTAAAAAACGAGAATTATCATAAATCTACAAGTGCAATTCCAATGAAAGACCTGTCTAGAGATAAAGAGCCGGAACTTTTTCAATATATTAAACAACTTTCACAAGTATATATTGAAAAAAATGATTTGTTTGATATTCACTATAACAAGAGTGAATTAAAGCGAGATTGGGATAATTTGATGAAAAAGGACGTTGGTGGTGATATAAATGTTCGTTCAAAACAAGGACATTTTATTTTGGATATGGTGATGGACCATATTTACGAAGTAAAAAATTATGCTGGAAAATCAATAAAGGGTAATCTCGACCAAGTTGTTTGGGAAAAGGCATTGTTATTGACTGTAAGCAGACATTCTACACCGTACAGAAGTGAAATACGGAAAAACATTGCAATGGTTCTTGGTCTATCCACGGTTACAAAATATCGTGCAATCACCGCGAAAAAAATATGTTCGATGTATGGTGCCAATTCTGTTTTAGACCCATGTGTTGGGTGGGGTGGAAGAATGCTTGGAACCATTTGTTTAGGAAAAAAATATGTTGGGTTTGAACCTGATTCTACAACTTATAGTAAATTAATAAATGTGTTGGAAAACGAGAGCATTCCGAAAGAAGCGAGGGAATTAGCAAGAGTTATCAACCAACCGGTTGAAAAAGGTATTACTGAAATTGATGAAACGTTTGACATGGTTTTGACAAGCCCTCCTTATTTTAATTTAGAAATATATACATGCGGAGAACAGTCGATTGATTCATTTTCGTCATGGGAAGATTGGGAAAAATGGTTGGAAGATGTTATTGTACAGTGTTTAGGAAAACTAAATCCAGGTGGTACAAGTTGTTGGAGTGTAAAAAATATTAAAACAGATAAAAAATATCCTATTGCAGAGATTACAAAAAAAATACATGAAAAGCATGGTTGGGAGTTACATAAAACTATTTGTGCGTCTGGGTCTTCAAGGACAGGTACATCAAAAAAAACAGAAGAAAACACATACTGTTTTAAAAAAATTGAATAGTTCTTTTACAAAGATATAACCTAAAAAAATTGATTAATTCTTTTACAAAGATATAACGTAAAAAATGAAACTTGCTAGAAACGAATCTGTAGCATCGGGTATAAGTAAACTAGTACAAGGGAAAAAAACAGCAGAAGTATGTAGTGATATAAAAGAAAATGATGCCCCAGAAATTTTATCCATAGCTGTTTCACAATCAAGAAAAAACCAGTCTAATCAACTTGTGGATACTTTAATGACATATGTTACAAATGGTGTAGTTATCGATAATTTACACGGAGATGCGCAAAATACAAAAGATGCGGATGGATGTATAAGACGCGCAATAGAAAGAGATAAAAGAATTATCGCTTGCATTGCAAACAAACCGCGTTTGACACTTGTTTATGATATTGTGACGGGATGGCTAATGATACACCCATCGTATAAAGTACGGTTTTATATTGATGAAGCACAAAAGACTAATGATGCGTTTATAACGCATGTGTATGAAAAAATACCAAAGGTGTCATTGCAAAGACTTCATGTTACGTTTATTGATGCCTATCTCGAAGGTCTTATTTCTAAACCACTTTTCAGAAAACATTTTGGTGGCATGATAAAGAAACTTCCAAATAGAGCAGGTCATGATAACTATCAATTTTTCGGAAATTTAAATTATCAGAATATGGAGATGGAAAATACGGATGATTTTTTGGAAGCGTGTAACAATAAGTTGATTACTTTGAAACCAGATGATTATATATTGATGCCATTGCCATACAAAAAGGTCAGCCAATACGAAGATGCGTTGAAAATAGTGGGCGAGTTAGACGTGTGTGTGTTAATTATTAATGGAGATGGTTATCATGTATTTTACAATAATGGTAGTGAGATACAAACAAATAAATATCCTAAAAAAAATTGCAAAATTAAAAAATGCAATCAATTGTCGTGCTCAACATGCGACACATCACTCAATAATAGCGAATTCAATATAATCAAAAAAATAAAAAGCATGGTCCCGGGAAAACCGTTTCTCTTGACTGGTCATGGTTGTATTGACCGAGCAATGACATATCATAGACCCGAGTTGTTTTTCACAAAATTAATTATGATGCGACAAAATGTGATGCAAAAATCTTGCTTTGATACATCAGACACATGGGCAGGAGCTAGTGTTACAAAGAGAGAAGATACGGCACAAATGGTAGAACGTTTCGTCCATTCATTTAAAGATAAGGTAACTTATTCAGATGAAGCGCAAATTTTTGGTCCAAAAGATATTTATGATGGTGTTTGTCAATTAGAAAAAACTTCATACGAGGTATCCAAGCTCTCAGGAATTATAGACAAGGGTGTGTTAGAAAACATTGAAAAGGGTGAGACAGTAGTTATGAAACAAGAAGCGGATATTCGCGAACCAATGGAATACTATTATAAAAAATTCCGGATTACAGATACATACGACATCATTGGGAATAAAGAGATAATTCAGACTTTTCGTACACACATTGGCGGCGGCGCAGTACAAATAAATACTATTGAGAGGAGACTCGCTGAGAGGAGATTTGAAGAAGACATTTTCGTACCAAAACGTCATCTTGTACTAAATGATTTGAATAATAAAAAATGTATTCGTGCCGCATTGCGTGCCTCATTAGACGAAACAAAAGACTCTTCCAGAATCAGAATTGTGTATCCCTATTTTGTACTGATGTTTAATCAACCACGATGTCAATTCATTTGGGATAACCAAACGTTCCGTCGGGAAGAAAAGGAGGGATTGTATGCATGCTTTGCTCAATTGACGACACATAAACTGTCAAGATTGAAAAATACGGTAGCTGCATGGGTAGATGACAACCTCAGTGGCAAAGTAGGGTGGAATGATGAATTGTATGATAAAATAACTTCCGATGCATGGGACAGTGAAATGATGGATTTTGTTCCACATGCATTGGCTAGTTTGTTAAATGTGACTATTTATATATACACATTTAAATTTAACTACGAATCTTCGGCAGAAGAAGTGTTATTTAATACTCCCATGATTATTTCACCCACCGAGATTCGCGAAGATACTCGTGTCATTCATATAAAATATAGTGATAAATTTGAATTGCTTGTTCCAGTTTAACAAATAGTTGGTTTAAAATCCCAATTCAATACACCACACATCTTTTTCCAAATGTCGTCTTGTTCAATGAGTTTTTCACGGTCTTTCAACATTGGTATTTCATTTAAATAAGTTGTTTCGCCTAACAATTCGCACAATTTAAATAAAATATAATAATAATTTAAAAAATTCACACGATAATCAGGGCAAAATTTTGCATAAGGCGCCTGTAATTCCATAAAAAGATTGCATAATAATTCTTCCATTTCCGGATTAATTACTAAAGGAGGTATTCCCAACTTATTTTTGATAAATGCAATGTGTTCATAGTATTTATTGTATCTTAATTTTTTTAAAATCTCCTTGGTTTTGTTATAGGTCATTTGTTCCAAAGTAATTCTCTCTCGTTTTATTTGAAGACGTATATTATCGATTATCTCATCTGAAATATATGTTGTTTCCTTACCTTGAAACTGTGCCAATATTTCTTTAAAATGATTGATTTTTTTGTATGCATAAAATGAAATTTCTTTAGGAGGTTCTTTGTAAGAAGGTTTTTCATTTTCTACTAAAAACGGCGTGTTTTTAAAACAATGGTTACACATCATTAATCCTTCATCTTCTATAGGAATTATTTCTCCTTTTAAACAATACACACAAACATCTTTTTGAAAATTATGTATATCTGAATCAATGCCAATATTTTGCAAATATTTTTGAATAATATTATTTTTAATTTCAGGTTTCGTATCTTTTAATTTAAAAAAGGCATTTAATGCATTATTCGTTGATATTTTTTCATTGATATTTTGTTTGGTTTCAAAATATTCAAAAATATATTTCGAGTTTTTTAAAAGGTAGTCGTTTTTCTTCTTTTTAATATTTTTAATTTTTTGTATTATTAAATCTATCTCATCCTGTATATCTTTTTCTTTGGGAAACCTTTCCTGTTTTTTTTGTAGATTTAAAATTTTTGTTTTTAATCGTGGAATTATTTCTTTTTCATTTTTTTCAAATTCTTCTAAAAATTCATTGTGCTTTCCGTCAATCGTTATTTGGTCATTTTTAAATATTTTTATTTTTTTTTCCGATTTAGGTTTAAAATTATTCATAATTTGTAGCCATTCCTATATTTATATTAATATAAGTAATATATAAAAATAATATTTCTAAAGTGTTTTTATGGATTTACAAATAATATTGACATGTAATGATAAAAGTCAAAAATTGAAAATAAACAACCTTCAAATACAAAAGATGTTATTCATTTATAATGCTCTTGAAAACGGTTGGAAGGTTGAAAAAGAAGAAGATACGTTTTTTTTCAAAAAACCACACGATGATAAAAAAAAATATTTTACTGATGAATACTTGAAAGAGTTTATTCAAAAACAACTTTCTTTCTTGAAATAATTAAATTAAAATTCAAAAAATTTTTTTCTTTAGGGATAATATAAAATGGGTGGAGGTTTAATGCAATTGGTCGCTTATGGAGCACAAGACGTTTATTTAACAGGAAATCCACAAATTACATTCTGGAAAGTAACCTATAGACGTTACACTAATTTTGCAATTGAGTCCATCGAACAAACATTTAATGGACAAGCTGATTTTGGAAGACGTGTTCAATGCACCATCAGTAGAAATGGTGACTTGGCGTACAGAACTTATTTGCAAGTTACTTTGCCAGAGATTAATCAATTGATGGGTACCGGCTACAGTCCAAATGGTGTATCTACTGTCTATGCTAGATGGCTAGATTACCCCGGAGAACAACTGATTGCCCAAGTAGAAGTAGATATAGGTGGCCAGAGAATCGACAAGCAGTATGGTGATTGGATGCACATTTGGAATCAACTTACCATGACTAGCGAACAGACCCCTGGTTATTTTAAAATGATTGGTAATATTACCCAGCTCACTTTTATTACCGACCCCTCTTTCGCAGAAGTTGATGGCCCTTGCGATTCACTTGCACCAAGACAAGTTTGCGCACCCAGAAATGCTCTTCCTGAATACACTCTTTACATTCCTCTGCAATTTTGGTTTTGCACCAACCCTGGTCTTGCCCTACCACTCATTGCTCTACAGTATCACGAAATAAAGATAACTCTAGATATTCGCCCCATTGACGAATGTTTGTGGGCAGTCACTACTCTCAACTGCAACGCAAATAGCTTTAGTGGCCAAACCACCGCTGCAAGCACCGCCAACTTCCCAAATCAAGCAAATGGTCAGTATGCTCCAGGCCGCCCAGTTCCTGCTGCCATTGCATACAACCAGTCTTTGGTAGCTGCTTCTATCTACGTTGATTATGTATTCTTGGATACGGAAGAACGAAGACGTATGGCACAGAATCCTCATGAATATTTGATTACTCAACTACAATTTACTGGAGATGAATCCGTTGGTTCTTCGTCTAACAAGATTAAGCTGAACTTTAACCATCCTGTTAAGGAATTGATTTGGGTCGTTCAGCCTGACCAGAATGTGGATTATTGTTCATCACTTGTTTGTGACGCTCTTCTCTACAAAGTATTGGGTGCTCAGCCATTCAACTATACTGACGCTATTGATGCCCTGCCAAACGCAATTCACGCTTTTGGTGGCCCAGCCGAACTTTCTGGAGATTATGGGTTTATTGATGCACGTGGAATGTTTGATGATGCTGGTGCGGTGGATGTTGATGCAACCACTACTGGTTACTGGCATGGCCCAACAAATCCATATAGCCAACCAAACTTGGGCTTTGACCCAACCCAGACACTGAATCAACCTACCCAGGAAATTAATAATATTTTGGGCAATTTGGATCCATTTACCAATGTTCCAATTGACAATGTTGGACGAAATCAGAACTCTGGTGTTTCTGATGCAGGCACCTTTGTTCTTTGCGAAACATCTCTTACTCTCCACTGTTGGGGTCTTAACCCAGTTGTCACTGGCAAGCTACAGCTCAACGGCCAGGATAGATTTTCAGAGCGTGAAGGTTCCTACTTTTCATGGGTTCAGCCATACCAATGCCACACTCGCACTCCAGATGAAGGAATTAACGTGTATTCTTTTGCCCTTCGTCCAGAGGAACACCAGCCTTCTGGTACTTGCAACTTTTCACGTATTGATAACGCAACTCTTCAGTTGGTGCTTTCAAATGCTACTGTGGAAGGAACTAAAACCGCCAAGGTTCGTGTTTATGCCACCAATTACAACATTCTTCGTATCATGAGTGGAATGGGTGGTCTAGCTTACAGTAATTAAATGCATTTTGTAAAAAATTGATTTTTTTTAAATCATTATTTGGTTTAAAAAAAATGTTTCGCGCATCTGTTAAAATTGCCTTTGGGTTTTTCACGACTTCTAAAAATCTCGATTTGAATCTGACAACGAGAGAAGTCATCAACGAATTACAAGTTCTTATTAAAAACAACTTCAATGTCGAAGATGACGCGGTCATTCAAATCGTGAAAAGTGATGACATGCCATATGCAGAGTTAAATCCAGAATTATCGGAAAATGCTGTATTGAGTAGAGAAAATGAAATGTTCTTTTACGCGAGGATTATTAGGAGATTTAACAACATTGAATACATGAAGACAGACGTGGACAGAAACGGTACGCATCGCATATGCTATATGAAAAAAGAAGACTTGGAATTGAGACGACGCGCACGATGTTATACAGAAGCAGAAATTTTACCACAAACTTTGACGGTTTCGCAAACGGTGTCACAAGTTCAAGAAGCAACACCGGAAACATGTGTTATATGTCAAGAAAATCAAGTGCTCAATGAACGAAGATTCACGTGTGCTCATCTATTTTGTGGAGGATGTCTTTCAGAATGGAGAGTATCTTCGCCACAATTTAATTGCCCTTTATGTAGGTCGTAAAATGTACAATTTCAACCATTTTTGAATGAACTATTTTTATTTACGATTGTTTTTCCTGGTTATTTTTCCGTCTGTTTTAATATATTCAACATTATAACTTGGTCTTCGCTTTGGGTGGTTTTCCATATTTGGAAATAATGTTCCATATTATACAAAATTTTATAAATCCTAGATTTATTTTGAATAAATTGATTTTAAATTGACACAACAAGTAAAAGAAAAATGGAAGTTTTCAGATTAACAACAGTGATTGGAAAAAAATACAAGCATGCAGAATATACGCAAAGGATGGGAAGGTACCCCAATGAAAAATATTATGCAGACAACGCGCGAGACGTAGGAACATTGGTTGAAATAAAACGGGGTGGCTTTGGAGATGGTGCATGGCGAACTGATGTTTTTGAAAAAGATGGAGAAAGAATTGAAGTTGTATATAGTTATGAAGGAAGAACGTGTTTTATAGCGATGGATGAAGAATAAAAAAAATGGACCATAATAAATGGGAAACTTGCAATCCATTCGAAAAATTAGTTTTGAAGATATGCAACACGCAATCGATGACAATTATATTATCATTAATACAATGCCAAAAGAATTGCAACACTGTTTAATTGTAAATACCATTTCTGCAGATATGGAAGAATCAATTATTAATCAACTAATAAATAATTGCAAAAATAAAAAAATAATTATTTACGGGAAAAATACAAACGACGAAAAAGTCATAAAGAAATACAATCAACTTTTTTCATTTGGGTTTAAAGACATTCATGTTTATTTAGGAGGCATGTTTGAATGGTTATTATTACAAGATATTTACGGAACGGAAGAATTTCCAACAACATCGATTGAAAAGGACATTTTAAAATATAAGGCAACGCGTATATTATAATCATTTTGATTCTAATCAACTTTTTTTTAAAACACCAAAACTATTATAAAATAAGTGTTCTTCATAAATAGGAATAGAAACCGAATTCCAACCACCACCCCCATCCCCAATATCAGCATAAATATATGAATTGTCTGAATGTATAAAACGTGATGTGTGTTTCCACGAGCCAACAAATGAAGAAGTATCGATTCTATATCCAAAAATAATATTCCAAGTGTATTCCATGAAATAACCAAATCCATGGGGTTGATGCCCAGCACTAGTATTTTCACCCTGACTATAATTATATAAATCAAGATACAATTGAATACTATTTCTGGAAATGCATATATTTTTGATAATAAACTGAGCACATCCTTTATAACCACCCATAAAGTCCGAATACTTTCGTATATCCCCGAAATATGAGTTTAATGTTTCTTGATAAATATTGTAATATATATCATTTGGTCTAAATTGGGTTATATATCCGTCGCAATCGAACTCGGAAGGACACCAACCGTAACTATTTAAATTTACATACATATCATTTTTAAAAATATTATCTCTAATTCTATCAATAATACTACCCTCATGATGCCACGATTGTTCGTCGTCATGAATTAAGATTATCTTGTCTGGTAAGTTATTATAATTATCAATCATATATTTTAAATAAGCAGATGCTTCACACCCCTTATTTGGAATTTCTTCATAATGATAATGAACATTATTTAAAATAAAATTATTTTCGGGAATTATATTTGCATGGTCATACACGTAAATCTTGGTAACAAACTCTAACAATTTTAACGTCCATTTTAAATCTTTTTTGTGACACGATACAACTGCAACTACGTTTTGTGACATTAATATTATAAATTAAAAAAATATTTACAAAATAATTAACACATGACATGATTTCGTTATTCAAAATGATTTAAATATAAAATGATGATTATAAATAATGTCACTGCTTTGCAATGTTAAACCGCATTTTAGACACAAAAATAATTGTGATGTCGGAGGTAATCCAACGACGTTATGGCATTCTGAATGGCAAAGCCATTTTCCTATAACCGAAAGATGTTTTTCTTGTAAGCCAACACAAACGAAAGAACGTAGAGCCGATGTTGTTCTCAATGAAAAACAAGTACTTGAAATCCAACATAGTAAATACGAAAAGGAAGAAATCGATGCTAGAAAACAAGATTATCAATTACATGGCATCGATATCATTTGGTTGATTGATGGAAATCAAACGATTAATGTTAAAATATTAGAATCTGCAAATAGAGTTTATTTAGAGTTTGTTGCCGACCACTGGAAATATGCTAGTTTTACAAGTTATGAATTTATTTTTATAGACATCAACTCGATAATATATAAAATAAATCCGAATAAAGTTAAAAGTCACATGATTGATGTAGAAAATGGTAAAACAAAGGAGAAGTTTATTGAAGCTCTGAAAAATGAGCGAGATATTTGGAGTAATGAAGAACCAGAACAATGTAACTTGTTTATAAAACAACAGGGGGCTGGCAATGGTAAAACATACGGAATTATTAAAATGTTAGAGGATGAAGATAAATCTCATTATACAAATTTTATATATATTACAAAACAACATTCAGCGAAACATATCATTAAAACCGAATTTGAAAGCCAACAACAAAATTTTCAATATTTAAAAGATATTGAAATCGAAGAAATAAATAAAAAATACATTATAAAATATTTTAATGAAAAATCACAAAAAAAATATCAAATAATCATTTCAACGATAGATTCTTTTACTTATTCAATTGGTGATAAAAACCACACATATTTTAATAAATTCGAAGGTTCAATATATTCCATCATAGACGGCCATATAGAAACAAAAAAATGTGGAACTATTAATTTTGCAAGGGTATGTCCAAAGTTAAATAAAGAAACGATGCTTGTTATTGATGAATTTCAAGATGCGTCAGAGTATTACGCAAAAGCAATTGTACAAATAATGAGAAATAAATATATTGACGTTTTCATTGTCGGAGATAAATTACAAAGCATATCGAATGAAAAAAACGCATTTACATATTTTTTGGAAAACGAATTTCCTTTGATAAATATAATTAAATTAGAACCGTCAAACATTTGTAGAAGGTTTATACATCCAAAATTAGTTGAATTTGTGAATTTTATGATTCCTTTTGAAAAATATGGTCTTCCAGAAATAAAACCTTACAAGGAAGACATTGATATCATAGAGAATCCTTTAAGATTTATTCATGGTAATAAATTTATACATCCGACAAATAACACCCAAGACAATGAAGAAATTATAAGTGGAGAAGTTGAAAAAATAATGGAACATTATACTCGCGAAGTAGATGAAAATAAAAGGGTTCCAAATGATTTTTTGATTGTCACACCTTTTACAAAGAAGAATCCCCTTGTTGATGCACTATTATTAGCTATAAATATTTTTTGGAAAAACAAAACAGACGAAGATGAATATTTTAGATATGCTATATTTCATAAATCAGAAGAAGGTTCTTCAATCGATTTATCTGAATCAGAATATTCTACGCGGATTGTTTCTTGTCATTCTTCAAAAGGCGATGGAAGAAATGTAGTATTTATAATTGGTTTCAATGAAGGTGCTCTAAACAGATTCAGTCAAGGTACGGATAATTTAATTTATGACTCATTGTTGCATGTTGGTATAACTCGAATGAAAGAAAAATTATATATCCGATATGGAAATAATGATGACATAGCAAGAAAAATTAATAAATATAGACAACAACATAATATTTGTGAAGAAGTCGACCCAAACGTATATATTGACAAGTATATAAAGTACGAGGAAAGTAATTACGAGACAAGTTACAATTTATTTCACGAAATCATTAAGGATACCGAATTCGAAACAATGAGTGAAACTAACGGAGAAAAACGTATAATAGATATGGGTAATCATAACATTAGATATTCTTGTTTATTCGTAACTATTTTATTAGAAATAGTAAACAAGGAAAAACTTAAAGAGTTTTTGATAAAAAAACAGATTATAGCTATTTTAAATCGTGTTTGTAGGAAAGATATTATTCCTGTGGATAATTTGAAAAAATACTATACATTATTAAAAACCGGCGATATTCCCATTATTAAAATTTCGAATAAAGGAAGGGACTATATAAAATATTTTACTATCCTTTTTGAAATGACCAAACATTTACAATCAAAAATTAAGAATTTTTTAAAAAGTAAAGAAAATATAATTTTATGTCCTCTTGAATGCATAATATTAAATTATATGATTCAAATTGTTGACCAAAAAGAATATTCCAGCATTAATATTATTGAAATTTATCAGATTATCGACCTTTATAATGACAGTTTTCATGACATAGACGGTCATGAACATTGTTTATGTAAAAAACATTTTAATACTCCACAACCAACAGTAAAAAATAAAAAAATAGATGATATGAAATTATACCTTTACAAACATTTTGAAAAAACCGAAGACATTAAAAATACAATGAGGTTGTTTCATACAAGTTATCCTAATGTAAATTGGCTGATGAACCATTCTGTTTACCACGAAGGAAACAATAATTTTATTATGAGTAAAAAATTTAGTTTAATTGGTTATGATGAAGAAAACGTAGTAATAGCATATATAAAACCACAGTTCAATTCATTAAACTATAACGAAATAATAGTAAATAGCATATTTGACACACACTTGTTAAATAATGTAAAAAAATACAAGGAAGACGTAATAAGCGAAAACTATAAAAGATTTTATGGTAAAAAAGTATTTATTTGTGTTTTTACACTTGATAGAAACGACGCGTATTATATAGATTGGCAAGATTCTATTAAAAAAATGCCCGTTAAAGAGAGAATATTTTGTAGGATTGTTGAAAAATATAAACGAGAAACAAGTACATTATATCATTTTTACGTGTATTGGAGAATGTTCTCCCCAACCGAAAAGCCATCTGATTTTATTAGATTTTTAAAAGAAGAATTCGATAACAATAATACCAAAAAAAAATGTTGTCCTCCTAAATACATAGATGAGTTTATTTTACGAATCGGTTTTGAAATTGAAATCAGCAAAGGAAAAACAAATAAAGAACTAATTTTAAAAAATTATGATGATGAAGACTATTTTAAAGAAAAACTAGAAGAAATGTTAGTGATAAGCGTAAAAAGATATTTGGGTATAGATATAGATGATTAATTCTTTAGACTATTGATATAATTTATAAAGTATGAATTATATCATCTATTATTTGCAACCAGTCTTCCAAGACAGCCGGATTTTCGTAAATGTCTCGATTCGCATCGAGAACCGTCTTGTTCATTTGCTCCAACATTTTCACATGATAATCGTAACATCTTTCTAAATATTCTAGTGGGATTACTTCGCCAACGCGTCCGCGTTTAATTACTCGCTGATAAGAAACTTCGGGGGTCGTTTCTAACATGACGACCATATCGACTGTTTGTGTGGAAAACTCGTTAAACATGTCGTTGTATATCTGGAACTCGACGTCCTCCATTTTTCCTTCGTCGTACAACATTTGTGCAAAGACATGTTTATCCGTGAGTATGCTGCGTTCCGTAATGATAATGCGGTCCTCACCATCCTTCATTTCTTCGCGCAATTTCGCTTCCATTTTACGCAAAATCTTTAGGCGAGATGTGTAAGCCATCATCTGAAACGCAAACGCGTATTTGCCCGGATTGCTATAGTATTTCTGCAGCATAGATACACCAAACTTGTCTTTTACGTTTTCCCACAGTTCGATAGGTTCGTCCAAGAAATTCACTTTATCATTAGTCGCGTATTTCTTTTTCATTTCTTCCATAAGAGTACTTTTTCCTGCAGCAATATTTCCTTCGATAGAGAGAATGCGAATCATCTTTTAAAATAAAATAAAGGCGATATTAAATCAATTTTTTAGAATTCTCGCAACGTTTTTCCAACCAATAAATTGATTGCTGTTTTAAATTTTCTCTCATTCGAATTTAAAAGAATGTATGCATTCATTCCATCGGATTCTTCCGTCATCTTTTTAAAGGCTGTAAAATCTACATCTTTTATAACGACTGATTTGATTTTCAAAAAATTTGTTTTGATATGAATGCGAAACAATTCATAGTATTCAAAATCTACACTTACAACAAGTTCATCTTTATTTATTTCAGTTGTTGTAGTAAAACCTACGCTAACATCACCAAACACGCTTAATGCTCCTTCTACAAATTCTGTAATTTTATCATAAAATTCTTGTTTTTTATCATTGCCCAACATGTCCTTTTGTTTTTTCAATGAACGAGTTGATTTAAGAGATTTAAAACTACGAGGTCGTTTTTTTCGTGTTTCAGCACTTTTCATTTTTTGACTATGTTTTTGTAATGAAGGCCTTCTTTCACGTATGGCTATTTTTTCAAATTGTTGTTTTGTTTCAAGAGTGGGAGATGTTTCTTTTTTTACTAAAGGATGCGTACGACATGAATTATCAAAAATATAACTATATTCAAACCCTAATTTATATAATAAAGTAATTATTTGTTCAAATGTTATTACAGCTAAACATGTTCCATCCATTAATTCTCCTTCCTCTCTCATTAGTTTTGTATTTTGACGATTCTGAATCAATTCGTGCAAATATTCAACTGCTAATGGAAAATCTGAATTTAAAAAAGAGGGCGATACTATATTTACATTACGCAATTGTTCTAATTTTTCATCGGGTTCTGTGTCAGGTGGATAGGATATATCAGTAATGTAGATACCAAAATTATAAAGATGACGTTCGTCATCATCTTCGTTATGAAGAAACCAGTATTTTTTTTTCAACATTTGTTTCATAGGTGTTAACACATACTTTTTGTGTTTTTGACCCCATTTATCAACATGATCATCATCTTTTCCCGGTTTAAATTTTTCAATGACAATGGGATGCAATTGTTTTGCCATTGCCATTGTTTTTTCCCTCAGCGTTTCTGTAGTTGCAGGAGGATGGCGCCTCATCATTTCCATAAATCTCATTGAATTAGAGCGGGTTTTATCTCCGTAAACATATGCAGCAGAACCTAAAATACCTGATAATGAATAAACAGTAGAAGTTTTAAAATCGCAATTTTCAGATAATTCTTCCGTTCCATGCGCGTCAATAAAAATAGTACATGTAGGTTTTCGTTTTTTATCTTGTATTTTAAAATATTCCATTGTTTTATCATCTAATGGAGCAATGCGTTTCATAATTATAAAAAATATTAAATTTCATTTATCATGAAACAATAAAAGTACATGGAACTGATTATATTGATAATGTTTAAATTATCATCAATCAAACAATAATACCCACTTAATATCGTTGCCATAACAACCATAAAAATATTCAGGATGATATAGTAAAGAATTCCGACATCCTGAATATAGTTTTTGTGAAATAAAAACATGTCATTTTTAATCCAATAATTATTTACCAGAATATAATAGAAAAAACTATAAACAACTTGGATAATAGCGGCAAGTAAAATAAACGCTGCAAAATGAAATTTGGAGAATATACGGTGATACAGATATTTTGTAAAAATTAAAATAAGTAGTAAGGTAGTAACATCAAAGATAAACGCAGTCAAGTTAAAAAGTTTGTACCAATTTTTTAAGTTGTTAGAAATGAGATTATATACGCATAAAAAAATAATGAGCAATGATGCATTAATACATCCATTGATAATTGGAAGAAAATTATTGTCTATATTTATTTTGGAAAGGTCCTTGAAATCGAGTTTCATACTATAATGAAATATTATTTTGAACGTTTTTTACGTTTTGTTTTCTTTTTTGTTTTCCCTCCTTTTAGGAAACTAAATTTTTGAAATGTTTTATCAATAATTTGTATATATAAAAGAAGGTCTCTCCAATTATTATTATTTACTAGCTTCGCACTAAAACCATTATGATCAATACCATTACTACTAATTGATTTTAGCAATTCACGTATTTTCATAAAAAACTCACCAATTGTCTTTATGTTAAATCTACGAATTATATATTCTATCTTGGAATATTCCAAATCAGTAAATGTTTTTCTATTTTTGTCAAAAAACGAAATAGGAGTAGTAGGATAATCATTGGATGGTTCATCTGGGTTTAAATATTTATCATAATAGGTTTTACCTTCAGATAATTTATATAGTTTTTCCAATTCAATAAATCCAGATTGTTTGTTATCAATATTTTCAAAATAAAACGCACTGACATCAGTAATCATAATTGATGCCTTAAAATCAATACTTAACATTCTTATAAATTTTAACAGCAAAGAAATATTATTACCACCACAATGAGTTATGTTTTCTATATTTATATTTCCAGGTTGTATGCTGCCATATATACATATGTTTGATGCATTCATTATATAAAAAACTATCATTTCAGGCTTTACGTCCATCGTAATAGATGTATCATCAAGGTGTGGTTCATTTAGTATCTTAAATTCTTCAAATTTAGTCTCAATAAATTCAATGATGCGTTTCTCTTCGGATGTTTCATACATATAATTATAAAACATATTATTGCAATGACAACCATAATATCAGGTTGGACGTTTTTTATGCGTCCGCGTTTAGTTAACTTTTTGGTTCTCGTAAGAATCATTTATTTGAGAATCTTTTAGTTTTTCGTTTACGCTTACCCTTGCGTTTTTTAGATTTAAATCCACCGAGATTTAAGGCATCAAGTCCTTCAATTGCACTTTTCACAAGGGGATTTTCTTCTAAATTTTCCATGTCAGGTTTAACGGAATTTACGCAGTTCATATCCCGTTTTGCTTGTTCTATATCTTCTTTTAATACTTTTATATTTTCTGAATAATCACTATGAACAAAGTTTTTTAATAAACTATCAAAAAGTATTATATCTTTAGTTGTTAATCCATTTGGAGCGTGCTGAATTGCTGTTGCTCCAAATAACTCATACAAACGTTTAATCTCTTTATTTAGTAAATCTCGTAGTTCGTTTATCGATTCTGAATTTTCAATGAACTGGACAAACAATTTATTGCATAAAAAAGGTGGGTTTTTAGAATACAAATGTGCTATAAATTTTGCATATTCTAATTTTTTAAAATTGAGTGCACATTTTATTTTACATTTGTTAGGTCTGAAATTTCTACGTGACCAACAATTATAGCCGTTATATTCGCAAAATTTTTTATGTAGTGTTGCTAACTCAATAAATTCTGTTTCTTTTTCTAGATGTTTTAACCCGGTCTTACATTTTGTTAAACATTTTGTTTTATTGAACGACCAACCACAATTTTTTCTACATTTTTCATCCGGTATCTCATTCATTTCGGGGGGTGGTATCTCAACATCAGTTATTTCATTCGTTATTTTAGAACGTGTGTTATCTTCAAATTCACCGCGAGAATCTATCAATTCATATACTTCATTTACCCAATTTTGAAATGGTGTCAAAGTTTTCCATTCATCACTGTCTTTTGTCTCACTATCGTTTGTTTCTATCCCATGAATAAGATCCTTAATATGACTTGAAAAACAATTCTTACCATTTTTTAATATATCAATAAGTTTTCCAACATCTTTTTCTTTATAACTAAGAAGAAATAAATTAAAATCTGTAGGGTTCATATCTTCGGTCGAACCAAAATCTATCAATATAGCTTTTCCAAGTTTTCCCGGAAAATATTCTACGTTTTTATCTATCATTATATTTCCCATATGTTCATCACAATGTCTTTTACCAGTTAAATATGTAAAACGAATCAAAGTATACATTGTCATTGCTAAATATAGACATTTTTGTTCGAATGTGGCAACCTCAAAAATGGTTTCAAGTGTTTCATAACTATCCATAAATTCCATTGCAATTATTTTTGTCTTACCACCATGAAGTATATTGTCAAACTTAAAATCTTTTAAAAATGTACCGTTAGGACAATATTCGTCAGAATAATAAACGATTTTTGGACATAAACTATCATCTAATGATTTTGAAATAGTTTTTGAATAAAATTCATTTTGTGTTTCAACTTCTTTCTCAAATAAACCCATCCTTTCTATTTCCTCATTAAATTGTTCCTGGGTCATTTCGCTGTTATTAACGGCATTTTTAAATTTATTTTTCTGACTTTCAATAAATATCATATTCCATAATTTCAATAATATTTTATTAACAACTTTACCATTTTTTTTGTATGGAGATAAAGAAGAAGTAATTTCTAGAGCTACTCCAATAGCACCCATCCTTATCAGTTTTACCTCAACTATATTTTTCATAAACAAGTCGAACCATTGTTTATGAATATTGTTATCTGGGTGTGAATAAACTACAGGAGCTTGTAATCCAGTCCGTTGTATTTTTTTGGTTTTGTGTGTTTTCATATATTATGGTTATTTAATTTTGCGAGATTTTTTTCTACCGGTTTTTTTTGTACGTTTACCTCCGTGTATACCTGGTATTTCTTCATACAAATAATTGTCTGGGTTGTCGGGCGAGTTGTCGGAAAAGTTGTCGGAAAAGTTGTCGGAAAAGTTGTCGGACGAGTTGTCGGAAAAGTCCGAATATTCGCTCGGTCGCAAATCATCCGGTGTCAGAATTTCCTTATTCGAAATTGCTTTACTTATTTTATTAAAAATATCTATTATAGCTTTCATTACTTTTTTTTTATCATGTTCTGATAAATTAAGTTTAAACTTACGAATATAATTATAAAACCTATCATAAAAACTGTCAATGCTAACATTACAGAATTTTTTTATAATAGGTTTTATTTCTGTTTTAATACGTATTGATTCCCGTGCGTCATTTAAATTAGCCGTAGTTTTTCCATCAGGTAACCTAATGAACATAGAAGAGAACCAGTGTGATTTTTTACCAGATATAGATTCTAATTTCTTTTTCAAATTAATTTGCAAATCACGTAATTGTTTTACTTCTAATATTAAAAATTCATATAAAATTTTATAATATAATAATATCTTTTTTTGGTCTGTTTCACTATCGTGTGTAGGTCTAACACCATAATAAAAGTCGGATGGGTATTCCGTGTTAACGTTGTTTACCCGCGTCACCACATCGTTCAATATCATCTCATCTGTAACTTTAAAGCCTTTATATGGAACAGTGTATGTTTTGCGCCAATACGATAGAGGATCATCGTTAGTATCGTTAGTAGGAACACTAAGAAGAAGTTTCAATTTCGACTTGTTCGTATCATAAAAAATTGAAGGTTGTTCTATTGCTATTTGGTAAGCGTATATCGTTTTCTCTACATCAACTCTAAAAATTTCAAGAAGTCCAAGATAAAATTCTATATTTTTTTCAAAAATATCACGTGAATCTGATATCCCTTTTAATACATCGTCATGACAAATAAGTTTAACATGTATTTTTTTAATAAGAGTAAATAAGTTGGTTTCCTCTTCCGAATAATCCCTTCTTCTAAAATAGTTCCAAAAACCTCCGCGTATTTTTTTTGTACCTTTCATTATAATATCATAATATTTAAATTATAACAATCTACGTGTTAAATATTTATTGCAATATTTTAACGCCTTTCTACTACGTTTTCGTTTTGAAGATTTTCGTGTTCCACCGTATTTTCCAAATTTAAACCCCAAAAAATTATATTTTCTTACACCTTGTTTATTTGCAAAATATTTTACTACTAATGCATACTGATTTGAATCAATCCCACTTATAAATGTTGCTGTCTTGTTGAGATTTTCCAACAAGACTCCTTTATCTTGTTGGGTTAATCTTTGTATATCAAAAGAATTTTCTTTTTTTCCCTTGTCTATTTTAACTCTTGATAATGTCTCAATTACATTATCTAATACAATTGCAAAAGAATCATCAGAAACATATTTTGCACCAGTTATTCTTTTTTTACGGTCTATTATAAAAGTTTTAAGAGCAAGTAAAAAAAAATACAAGTCGACGCAATTATTGTTTATACAGCTTTCCCTACTTTTATATCGCGCTCCTTCGCTCCGTTTACTACAATAATTAAAACACAATTCCCGAGTTTTTTTTATTAATTCTTCAATACTATCTTTTAGCTTATTATCTAAATCATCTAAATCAATAGGAGTTATCAATTCTAAAATTTCAATATTACTTTCACAAATATCTCTTGTATTTTTCACTTTGTCATACAATTTTTGTAATTTATTGCTATCAATTGTCCATCGAACTTTATTACTATATGTAACTTCCTTAGTGATAATATTTGCTTCTACAATACTTAAAACTACCCCGAGAAGTGTAGTGATATTATCTACACTAATATATATATAACAGATTGAACTTTTTACTATTGTTAATGTAGTTTCATTTGCAATTATTCTTAGTGTTTGTGGTTCTTCAATATATTTTAAAATACCAGAATCAGGCGGTAAACCAAATAAATGACTAATTTTGGTTTCATTTTCTTTTATAGAATCAAAAATCTCATCATCTATTTTAGCGGATTGGTAAGGGTCATCACATCTAAGCCCAAAAATACTAAAACAAGTAAGATTATTGTTTTTTGACCAAAAAGTATTAAAAAAACGGTTGACAATTTTTTGGCACAGAGTATTTGTAAAAGCTAATACATAAAGTAAATCTAATTCAGTAACTGATTTGTAGTTATTTTTAATTTGTTTTAATAAAATAACTATTTTTTCAAAATATTTTATGTTATCAAAATCCCTTGAAACCTGTAAATACGTGTACATTCTTATTCCATTTAGATATACAGTCAATGTTTCTTTTGCACGACATCCTTCAAGAACTATATTCATAAGAATTTTATCACCATTATAATTAATTTGTTTATATGTATCACTTGTTATATTAACTGGTGTCAATTTATATTTCTCTAAAAACTCTTTAATTTCACTTATAATATCAGAATTAAATGACAAATCAATAAATACATCATTACTTTTTAAAAATGAATTTAGTTCTTCAGTATCATCGTCAAAATATAAATCAAAATTAGTAGTAAAATCAATAAATTTAATAGTAGTATCTACCTTTTCATGAAATAATTCTTCTAATTTTTGTTGGGTTTCTATTTTTTTTTGTTCGTCAAGTTCAAGAAACCCCCCGCCTTTTCTCATATACTTATACTAGTATAATTCTTCTATAAACTTTTCTCTCTCTTCAATTCTTAATAAACCCCAAGTAATATTATTCGCCTTTACGGAATGCCTAAATAATTTACGAAGGCTGTCAAGTAATTCCTGACGCGTTTTTTTCAAAAACATTCTTGAATAAATGGCGATAAAATTTTCACGGTAACCATACATTGTTGCATATTGTTCATTGCAAAATCCTAATAAATCATTATGCAACCAATCATGCTCTGCTTCTGGATATTCCCACGCAAACCGATTAATATACCAATCTTGTATCACTGAACGCGTAAAGACGTAATGGCGAATATCGTTTGTTAAAACATTTGGTTGTGGGCTATATGTAAAGGTTAAAATATAATTCCTTAATTCTTCCGGCAATCTTTTGACAATGTTCATTTTAAATACTTAAATATTTAAATTTGCCTTTAAATTCATTATAAAGTTTCAAAAAGTTTATAAATTATTAACTTAAAATATTTATCTTAAACCCCAACAATGGAAAATCTACATGAAAAAATCATGGACAAACTAAAAATATTCCATGCAAATAATAAAATACCAAACATTCTTTTTCATGGTCCGCATGGTTCAGGAAAGAAAACCATTCTTGATAAATTCATACACATTTTATTTGACTCGAATAAAGAGCAGATAAAGAATTATGTCATGTATGTAAATTGTTCGCATGGAAAAGGTATTAAATTTGTGAGAGATGAACTAAAGTTTTTTGCAAAAACAAACGTCAATACTTTTCAAGGAAGAATTTACAAGATAATTGTTTTACTCAATGCTGATAAATTATCGGTCGATGCACAAAGTGCCATACGACGTTGCATAGAGCTTTTTAGTGGAAACACTCGTTTTTTTATTGTAGTGGAAGACCAAACAAAAATTCTCAAACCAATCCTTTCACGTTTTTGTGAAATATATGTGGATGACCCATTTGGAAACTTGTATCAATTTAAAAAAACTCCATTCGAAAAATATAAAAATGCTAGAAATGATTTACTGAAAAAGGAATTGCAAAAAATAGAGGGAGACCTTGTCGAATTTTCAGAAAAATTGTATAATAAAGGATATTCTTGTTTAGATATTTTGAATTATATTGAAAAAAAAAATATCGATGATTCAGCAGATATTTTATTGATATTTAATAAAATTAAGAGAGATATTCGAAGCGAAAAATTTTTAATTTTGTTTTTATTGCAAATTTTAAGTTCAAAAATCGACTTAAAAATGTATCCGCTATATAATGGACGATTTTAATGTGAATAGCTTACAAGATTCCAAAAATGAATGGTGCATCAGATTAATCAACATATTGTATCCTTTTATTATTGAAGGGTTGCGCTCTATTTTTGAAGAGTCAAAAAAATTGTGTTCGAGTACGGGAGAAGATGAAAAGTATTTGATGACATTTCAGAATTTTTTATCAAGAGTTCCCAAATGGAATGCATCTATTGTGGAAGACGAAAGGAAACGAATTGTAGAAAAAAGTAATTGTCATTATATTGAAGACCTTATCACATGTGTGCATATTATACAACTCAAATTATTAACAGCTATACGCGTTGGTCAAAAACAGAAAAAGATTAACATAAATATACCTAAACTAGACGATTTCATACACAAAGTGTATATCAATACATGCAGAAAGGTGTATTCTAATGTTTATCTTTTTGAGACAAATATTCAATCATTGCAAGTACAAAAAAACAATCGTGATTTAGAATTGATTGTTCAAGAATGCATTTTAGTGACGATACGCGAAAGTATCCCGATTGATACGATTTTGAAAGCTTATTTAGATGAAACCATAGAGGAATATGTGGAAGAACAAGTTGTTGAGGTAAAACCTAAAAACAAGACGAAAAAGAGAAGGGATGATTTTGATGACCTGAAATTATCGAAAATTGACGACCCGCCTGAAAATGAAGTTAAATTATTGACAAAATTGGATTCGGAAAGTAAAAGCATCACCTTTAGCGATGACATAAAATTAGAGTTTCCCACACCAAAAGTAGAGTCACCAGAACCAAAGGTAGAGGCTCCAGCGTTGTCGGAATTCAAACCAGAATCGTTTCAGTTGGAAGAATTAAGCCTAGATAGTTTTACAAAAATAGATGATGAAGTCATTTGTCTAAATCCTTAAATATTTACATAAAGTATAGAATCAACTATAGACCCAAAACTCAAAGGTTTAATAAAGTTTATTAATGCTGCATTATTAGGATTACGCGGAAAATGTACTGTTGGTCTTTTTTGTCTTTTTAAAGAAAATAAAGATATTTATAGATTATCTTTTAACGATGTATTTTTTTTTTATAATTTACTAACTTTAAATAAAGATTCTAATTTAGATTTTTTAAATTCAGAATTTAAGGTATTTGAACAAATTGATTTGCCTCGGGGGCCATTACTACATGCCGGAAGCAATTTACTCGATATATTTTTAATATCTACAAGTTTTGATGAGATATTTGATACAAATCCATATTATTATAAAGGTATTCTATTTGACAGAAAAAATATTATTTCAATAATAGACAAATTAATTATTCATGATGCTATTAAAGATAACACACACACCGATTATACAAATTCAAATATAAAACAAATGTTGAAAGATATTATAACAAATTTAAATGTAAAAAATTATCAAATGTTTGTCGAGTATTAAGACGTAAAATGAATTTAAACTTAATGTTAAGGTTGAATAATTTAACATCTCTTAACGAAAACTTAATTGATTGTAAAAAATTTAATTCTAAACTTTGTAAAGAAGTTTTTCCAGAAATAAAAGACCCGAAAACTCGTAAATATGGACGGCCATATTACCATTTTTATATAGAAAAAATGGTAAACCGTTTTGATAAAAACAGTTTAGACTTAAACCTCCCAGAATGGGGCCTACAAATTGGTTTAATACACCAATTTTTAAGATATATAAAACAAGAAACCATAGAAAATTTTAATTTGAAAACTGACACCACACCAGATGACACCACACCCGAACCAACAGATGAACCTGTTTACACCACCTCCGAACCAATTTTTGAACCTGTCCCCACACCCGAACCTGTGTATAATGTTGAAATGCAAAATAATAAAATAATAAAATTAATCGAAGAATTAATCGAAATAAAAAAGTCTTTGTGCAAATTGTATGAAATATTGAATAACCCAGAATCGAAAGTAAATTGTAACAAAATTCCCTTTTTTAAGAAAGAAGATAATATTTTAGAACATTTTCACGCTCCAGAATTAGAAAAATCAGAAATATACAGCTTACTTGAAACTGACATAATTAAAAATAATTACAGGTTTTTTGATAATTCCAAAGAGTTTAATATTTGGTCTAATCGGATAAGTTTAACAGAAAGATTAGAATTATGGAAAATTTTGCTCGCATTAAAAACGAAAATCATGTTGTTTGCAAATCAATTTGTAAATAATAAAATAATGGAATCATTCAATGAGTTGATTAAAATAAATGAAGATTTGTGTGATTCTTATTGTGCAAAACGAGAAAAAAATAGATTTTTTCACACTAAAAAGAGATGTATTGCAAATAATTGTTTAGGCATTCGTTCTTTTTTACAAGCTGTCAAAGAGTCTATAGACACAACCTCTAAATCAGATATAAAATTTTTAGTTGTCAAAAAAATAAATAAAATACTTGCTGAACTCATACCAGATAAAAATGGCAACAAATTATATTTAAATTCGCTGGATATAGATAAAAAGATTGAATTATTGAAAGATTTAATAGATTTAATTGATGATTTTAATTTATATTACATTTTAGATGGACCAAAATATGTATCAATTGTAAGAGCATATAAAAGTAAAAAGGGTGGAAAGCGTTCTCCATTTTTCATAATAGCATGTCGAAAAATGCCACAATTTAATTCTTCGATAATAATATATTGTTTACACCATGGACAAAGAATCATATTATAATTTTATATTTTTTTACGACTATAATCTAGAAAAAATAGAAAATGGTCTAAAAAATACAAGAAATCAATCAATTGTAAATTTCCCAAAGGATTTTCACAGAAACAATATTGCAAGTTCATTATAATATATTTTTTTTAAAAATATGTCTCAACAAAGAATTTTAATTTAAAAAAAAGTTTTAAATTAAATTAATGTCCATTTGTTTGAATATGATTGTCAAAGACGAGGAGGAAAACATAATTGCAACTCTTACAAACCTTACAAGTCATATAAAGTTTTCTTACTGGGTTATTTCAGATACGGGTTCAACTGATAAAACAAAGGATTTGATTACATCTTTTTTTGAAAACAAGATTCCAGGCGAACTTCACGAAGATAAGTGGGAAGATTTTGGAACAAATCGAACCAAAGCATTAGAATATGCATTTGGTAAAACAGATTATCTTTTTATTTTTGACGCAGATGATAAGATAGAAGGAGACTTTCGCATTCCTACATTGTCGCATGACAAATACATGTGTTCTTTTGGACCATCTGTCAAATATGTACGACCTCTGTTAGTGACAAACCGCAAAAAATGGAGGTTTGTTGGTGTATTGCACGAATACATTGATTGCATAGAACCTCATACTACCGGTGTCATAATGGGTGATTATTATATTGTATCAGGGAGAACTGGAAATCGCAATAAAAATGAAAACAAGTATATTGACGATGCAAACATTTTAGCAAAAGCATTTGAAACCGAAAAGAATGAAATTTTGGCGGCACGATATGCATTTTACTGTGCACAAAGTTATCGTGACGCAAACCAAAAAGAAGAGAGTATTAAATGGTATAAAAAAGTATTGGAACTGAATAACTGGGCGCAAGAAAAATATTTTTCATGCATTCAATTAGGAATTTTATCTTCCGACAAAGATGAATCTGTGTTTTATTTTTTAAAATCGATACATTATGATTCCGAAAGAATTGAAGGCGTCGTCTTTGCTATGGAACATTATCATCGAGTAAAAAATCATTTACTTGTAAATCTATTATATAACAAGTTTAAAAATTATAAAAACGTGGATGCGTCCACTAAATTATTTTTGTTTCAAGACATTTATTCAAATTTGGATATGGAATATTATAATTCATTATCTGCTTATTTTACAGATGATAAAGAGAGTGGATACGAATCATGTAAAAAAATCATTGCATCTTCTTCCAAATATGTTATCCCTACCTTTTTAAATTTACGCTTTTATGAAAATTATTTAGAACCAAAAGAATTGTTATTTAAATTAACTAACGTAGAACTGTCCGCTGAATTATTAAATCTATGGAATTATTTGTATAAATTAGCTCTTCCCTTTATTACCGCATTAAACACTGATATTGTCAATAAAATTCGTCCAAATTTGAATAATCATCCCACTATTTTATTAACGTATGCGCATACAGGAAGTATAGAAAATTTTAAAAGTACAATTCATTCTATATTAAACACTTGGTTAGATGTGGATAAAATAGAGTATTGGTTTTGTGTTAGTGATTTGAAAGAAAATCGTTCTGAGATAACAAAATATAAATGGATACATCGTGCTTTTGAAAATAATGCAATGGAATGTATAACGAAAAAAGTAAAAGAATTGAGTCCAACTTATTGGATACATATTGAAAATGCTATTTTTTATGTAAATATGAATTATGTTATAGAAGAAAATATAAGAATCAATTTTGTCAAAAATAATGACGCATTTTTTATCACGCCAAATAAAAAAAAGGTGGTTCAAAAACAATGGCATCGAGAAGTTTGTTTTACGTTAAAATAACTCTTTTATAAGAAAAACATAATCTATGCAAATTAATTTAATGTATGCTTTTTCTATTACTTTTATTTTTATTCTTTTGAAATTTTTGATGAATTATCCAAAAAAGGAAGAAATGAAAAATGTGGTAAAGGATGGTTGTCTCGTTTTTGGTTCTTCATTAACTGGTATTTTTCTTATTAATAAGTTTGGAACATTTGAAAACAAAATTATGAAATCAACGCAAGTTTTTACAGACAATGCTGGATTTTAATTTTTTTTCTTTTCGTAAATTATGTTTGGCGGTTATGCAAAAGGTAAAAGAGCAAATGGGTATACTTGTGCACGTAAGAGACCTAACGGGACATGTCGTCCAAAAACTTACAAGGTAAAAGGAAGACATTTCAACACACTTGCTAGACATCGAGCATTGAGTGTAAGAAGAAAGTCGTCGAAATCACCCTTTGTGTTTTTTTAAATTTCGTTTTCCACCGTTTATTCTCATATAACGAGATGTGTTTTCAAGTGGTTTTTCTAATAAAAATTCCATATCTTCTACTGTAATAACAAATGATACATGCTTTAAAATTTCACTCAATTCATTATCAATATTTCCAAATGTGTCGAAAGAAATTTTTCCGTTTTCCATAATAGGTAAAAATGAATTATTTTCTCTCCCCCATGAATTTTTTACAATAAATGCATGTTCAAAATCATCAAAATCAACAATTGTCATTGCGTGATTGGCAGTTCCATAATATGCGTATAATCCCAACGATAATAACCGTTTTAACAGTCTTATATAATATTCTCGAGAATTATATATGGCATTAGGATATAAAGTTACTATCATTATTTTGTTTTCATTTACCAATTTTTTTATATGAATAAGTGATAAAAATACAGTCATTAAATAATCTTTATAAGTTGAATATAATTTTTCAGATTCTTCCGGGTTCTCATAAAGTTCCATTGTTTTCCAAAAATCCATAAATTTTTTATAAGTTAAATTAGAACAATAATCAAAGATTAGCTCGATTGATAGGATACCACCAACCTCTCGTGTTGTTGAAATTCTATAGAATATGCGATACAGTAATGCAAATACAATATTTTTTGGACTACAATTTACATCCGCGTCTTCCATACATTTTAAAATAACTGGACAAAGTATTGGTGCAAATAATTTATCACAATTATCAGTTTCATCATTTTCATAAGCATCAAATATTTTTTCATATGTTACTAAAACAAATCTTGACAATATTTTTGATATTGCGTGAGCATAACATGTGTTTTCTATTCTGCATTGATTTGAAAAAGAATTTGATACTCTTCTTTTTCTCGTTTTTGAAAATCCATGTTTAAGTGACATATATTATTCATTTATTTAAATTACCATTTAGGCGCCTTTCTCACATTTATTTTCTGACCTTGTCCGCGTTTCTTTACTGTATTTGGGTCATATTTTTCTTCATCGTCCGAATTAATATTTTTCGAAATGTCCCAGAATTCTTTCGAACCTAATTTAAAGTCATTGTGATTTTCGGCCTTGTACCAAAACACTTGGTCGGTCAATTTATTCGATTTTACATTATTATTAATCACAAGGCATTCATAATTTTCTGTACATTGGTCCATAATCTGACAAAAACTCTCAAACGTAGGAAACATACCGGCATAATTTTCATAAATTCTTTTACGATTTGCAATATATGGTTCTCTCAAAATAAAGACGTAATCAATGTTTGTTCGTAATGTGGGTGGGACGCCCAAAGGGTATTGCATGGTAATAATCAACATGATTTTATAATGTCTTCCATTCATGAAAAGAAGACGCATCATTTTATCTCTTGTCCATGTTGCATCATAAAGACAATCGTCTAAAATAACAAACGTTCTTGGGTCGATGGTTGATTTTTTGTATGCCTCTACTTCTTTTTTGATTTGTTTCAATACACATTTTTGTCTTTTTAAAATATTCTCGATGATTGCAGTATTATATTCATTATGGATAAATAGTTTAGGAACCATTTTTCCATAGAATCCGTTTCCCTCTTCTGTACCAGCAACTACGGAACCAATAGGAATATCTTGGTGGTAAAATAAAAGGTCTTTTACTAAAAAAGATTTTCCTGTATCACGACGCCCAATTAAAACAACCACTGGTCCTTTACTTTCATTTGGTTTGAAACTGATAGATTTCATATCAAATTTTTTTAATTCAAGAGTCATATATTGTTTGAATATTTAGAATTTAATTTAAAAACGTATTCTTTTGCGTTTGAGTCTAACAAAATTTTCAGCTAGGTGTTTTTTCATTTAAATAAAATTATATTATTGTATTATATGATTGTCGGAGAAACATTAGCAGGGATATTTTTACTGGGAAGTTTTTTTGCTAGTTTTTTTACCGGTAACATGTACAAGTTCGTTTCAAAAAATAAAATACAATAACAGAGTTGACCGTGCAGAAGTAGTAACTAGAGTCAATAGATTAGGGACCGCTATGTTAAAAAGAGCAGAAAACTACTTATCTAAAAAGGCAATAGGGACGAGAAGGTCAAAAAAACGAGGAGGAATGGGAAATAGTCTAAAGTGCTTGCTTTCCTTTATAAGAAGCGCATTTATTGATTATGATGTTGAATTTGACGGAGTTGTAATAAATGATTTAAATGATAATGATATCCTAATCATTATAGATAATTTCTTAACAAATCATAAAAAAGAATTAGCTAATATAGTTAAAAATAAATTGCATGGAGGCATAAGTGTTAAAAAAATAATGTACGAAATAAATTCTACACAAAATAATATTAATAAAAAAATCAATGGTTCTTCAAAATCAAACGTTTGATTTGTTATTTTATGAAAATGGTAGGAATTACCATTACAAAGATAAAATAAGTTTAAAACCGAAAATTAAAAATATTTCATTTCAATAATGAAAGTAATCGATTACGAGAAAAGAAAAAACAAGGGATTGTTCTCAGATTTCAAAAAACTAAAAAGTATTGATGTAGAAGAGATACAGAATTATATTCCTATATACACAACTTTTTTCAATTTCAAAGAAAATTCGAATATCAACTTGAACCATTCTTATTATTTGTCCGGCATTAGAGACAATGATTCAGAACCAACCAATTTAAACGACCGAATGTTTGCTGAAAAGATATTTAATGTAGAAGTAACGAATAAAGGTAAAAGTCAAACTGCAAAATCGTTTCTGAAACTTTCGCCGGTGTTTGATATAAGTAAATTTTTAACAGGAAAATATGATTTAAAAGACGAAACGTTTTATATATTACCCAACATTGAAAAAGATGGTCACAATAGTCTTTATGATAATAATAACATTTCTTATGTAGATTCACTATTTTCTTTTTTAAGCAGTCAATTATTAAACAATTATGAATTTATCAATGCGTTGGATTATTATGGTTCGTTTTTATCTGTGATTAAAAATTTTCCAGTTGATATTTCTGAAGATATTGAATACTTTGTCGATTCCGACTACTTTATGAAAAATCGGAATAAATTGTTTAAAATAGACATGGAAATGCAAGAACCTCTCACGATTTTAGATGACGATGTTGATTTAGTATTTGATGACATTGAAACATTTGATTGTAACACGTTGGAAAAAGAATTGGAAAAAGAATTGGAAAAGGAATTGGAAAAAAGTTTTGAAAACGATTCAGAGATTAAAGAATCAGATATAGAATTAGAAAATTCAGAGTCTGAAGGTTCAGAATCCGATTCAGACGAATCGGACGAATCGGACGAAGGTACAATTGAAGGGTTAGACGAATCGGAAGATTCGGAAACTATATACTCGACAGAAAATTCTCTGGATAATCAACTGAATGTTGTTTTTGATAAATGTCTTGTTCAAATAACATCTTTAGAACACTGTACAAATACTCTTGATAGTCTCATTCTAAAAAACATACCCGACGACGAATTACTGGCTTGTCTATTTCAAATTATCATGTCATTGATTGTATTTCAAGACTCCTTTTCTTTTACTCACAATGATTTGCATACAAATAACATCATGTTTATTCCCACCACCGAAGAGCATTTATTTTATTGTTATAAAGGCCAACATTATAAAGTTCCTACTTTTGGTAAAATATTTAAAATCATTGACTTCGGAAGAAGCATTTATAAAGTAGGGTCAAACATTATTTGCAGCAATAGCTTTCAACCCAAAGGGGATGCGCATACACAATATAATACAGAACCGTATTATAATGCCAAAAAAAAGAGGATTGACCCCAATTTCAGTTTCGACCTTTGCAGGTTAGCGTGTTCCATGTGGGATAATTATTTTACAATCAGCAATGTAGATAAAATAATCGAGAAAAATAAAATCGTAAAAATCATTGACGATTGGTGTAGAGATGATGCGGGAATAAGTGTGCTATACAAGCCGAATGGTCGAGAAAGATACCCAGAGTTTAAATTGTATAAGATGATTGCACGAACCGTACATAACCACACACCTCATGCACAATTATTACGCGAGGAATTTCAACAGTTTCGAGTTGAACCGGTAAAATCGATAAATATTGATTTAATACCTAAAATGTATGTTTAAAAAAGTTTAGAATTGAAAATAGTTTAGAATTATTTTCAATAATTTCATAAATGAGTCTTATGTTAAAAATGTTACAACATGTTCACCCAGAAAAAGATTATCCTTTGAATATGGGACAATTATGGACGGAAGAGGAAGAAAGTGTTTTGTTGGAAGAATTGAAAGTTGAGAATATTGAAACAATTGCACAAAGACACAATAGAACAGTTGGAGGTATTCAATCGCGACGGAAAGAAATTGCCAACAAAATGTTTTTGAATGGTATTTCTATTGATGAAATAACCAGTCAAACAAAATTAACAAAAGAATGTATAGAACAAACGATAAAAAGGAAGAGCCCAAAGGATTCGAGTGAATTAATCGAGATAAAAAAAGATATCAAGGAAATAAAAAATTCATTAAAAGAAATTATTGAAATGTTAAAAGCATATGATTTCGAAGCTTAAGAAATCTTCTTTGTCGGGATACTTGCACACACCAAATAGATAGAGTTCTCTGTAACAATAATATATTCATTTTCGCTTTTATAAAACTTTGCAATGGGGCTTGTATATTCGTCAGCACTCTTTACCAATAGCTTTTCGCCAGTAGCACGAACTCCCACCAACGCCTTTTTCTCTAAAGAGGCAGTCCAATAATCAAACAAAACAGGCTTGTCATCAGAAATGGATAATTTTGCAATATGTTGTAATGTTACAATCGAAGGAAGTCTCTTTACATCTGTCATTATAGATTACAAGTAAAATCTTTCTAATAATTTAACGTATTAATTTACAAAAATACTTTTTCTCCTAATTTTTTTTGCCTTTTCTTTTACAATTTCAATATTCGAGTGAGCTATACTTGTATATTCTTCTTTAAATATATTTAATAAAAACAAATATATGTGATTTAATATTTTTTCATTGCATTTACCAACAATCAGAACACTTCCTGTACGAAAAATCATAAAGGAAACGCTAATGAGATTTTCTCCTATATGCCTACCCGTGAGTTCTCGGATTTGTTCATCGTCTTCACATGTGACAAGAGATTTTGGAAAATAATATTTACATTGAATGCCAGGATAAGAACATGGGTCATAGACAGATTGTATATTATATTTTTCTCGTAAAATAGAGAATAATCTTTCTCTGTCGATATAAAAGCCGACAGAGAAATTTGAATTGATTAAAATAGTCTCGCTAGATAAATTATATTTTAAGTTCGGTAAATTACAATATAATTTTAATAATTCTATTAATTTTTTTAATACATATTCATACATCTCGTCACTCTGGATACCAGGTGTCTCAACTTTACCTGTATTAAAAATTTTAACATGCACTTCGCGAAAAACCCCTCCCCATTTTATTCTCATATTCACGACAAAACAATTGTAGAATGCTCCTTTTTTTTTAGAATGATAACTCAATATATCCTTTTTCGATATTCCAATACTTAATTTTCGAATGTCTTTGAACTGTATTCTTCCATTGGGATTATTTATGTTTGTGATAATTTGTTGGTCTGTACATTCATAATGTGTCAATTTTTCCTGCATTTCTTCTAATTCTTCCAAATTACTAGAAATAAACTTTACCTGTTTTTTTACAATACCTTCTTCTGGTTTCCAATATTCCAGGATAGGTATTTCCCAAAATGTCTTTTTGATATCAAATGTTGCATCTAAATACCCTAGTTTTGATTTGGTAGAAATATAAATATCGGAAGGTTTTGGCATATCACTATCAATACTAGTAAAACGCTGTGGCTCAACCAGATTTCCTTGCATAAAATCATTCCATTCTTCATCAATGTCTTCCATTTTTATTTATTTGGCCTATTTCTTTAAATTATAATCAATTTTATCTTTATCTCGCAAATTGTTGTGAGGTGTTTTCAAAAATTTGTATCATCTTTTAGAGTTTAAATATTTTTGTATATTCTTTATAAAGTAATTAATTATGTATTCTGTTTTTACGTTTGAATGTATAATGTTTTCAACAAATGTTAAAAAATCAGTCGTAACACATTCTGAATGATGTATGATGACATAGTTTAAAAATTTCTTTATAATCGTTTTTTTGTCCAAATTATAAATGGATGAAATATTATTTATATTCTCGTTCATTTTTTTTGAATGATATAAATCATCCCATACTTTATTTGTAATGATTTGAACATCTGTTTCATTTTGCTTTGTTTGCATAAAATTAATCATACTTCTCACATCAGAATGATAATTTTCTTGAATTTGTAACAAATTATCTTTTGTCAATGTTAATTGTTCACACGAAACAATATTTTGCAGAAATTCGATTATTTTTATTTGTGGCAATTTATTCATTTTTATTTTTAAAAATTCAGACTGAAGATTTGAATCTATTTTACTAATATAATTGCAAATTAAAAAAAAACGAACATTTGTGTATTCTTGAATAAGATGTCTTAGAGCTTGTTGTGCTATTTTTGTCATGTAATCTACTTCGTCTAAAATAATAAACTTTAACCCTTTTAAAAATAACGGTCTAGATTTTACAAACTGCTGTATCTGATTACGAACTACATCAATTCCTCTGTCATCTGATGCATTAAGATGTATGATGAGTTCTTTTGTTTGAATACCATTTTTTTTTTGATATTCGTCGATTAAATTAATAACTGTTGTTGTTTTACCCGTTCCAGGAGGCCCATAAATTAAAATATTTGGAACATAATTAAAATTTATCATATTATGAAATAGCAGATAGTTTGATTCAGACAATACGACATTTTCTAATGTTGTTGGACGATATTTTTCTATCCACGGTAAAGACATTAAAGTAACTTGTTTACTTTTTTAAATAAGTTAAGAAATAATATAAAACTCTTTAATATAAATTTATATGGAAAAAAGGGATCCTAAAAAACGCGGCCGAAAACCTAAAGGAGGTAAAATCATTACACAAATAAATCATTCTACCATTAATGAAAATGATTTTCCAAATATTATTGTTCATTTAAAATGTTCCACACAAGATTTATTGAATTCAAAAAATTCCATTGATTCTTTTCATTTTACAAAGGATTTAAACTTTGAAGAATTTGTGGAACCACAAGAAGTTGAATGCAATGATTCCGAGGAAGAAATTACAAATAAAATCATTTGGAAAAAAATCAAACAGATTAAACATTCCATGTATAATAACGATGTTTACGATAAAAAATCGGCATGTTTTTGGTGCACATGTTCTTTTACAAATCCTGTCATATATATACCCAAGTTCTTTTATAAAAACGCATATGAATCGTATGGGTGTTTTTGTTCGCCTGAATGCGGGGTAGCTTATTTAATGAATGAAAAATTAGACACAAGTACTACCTTTGAACGATATTATTTGATGAATAATATTTACGGTAAAATTTATAATTACACGAAAAATATTAAGCCCGCACCTTCTCCCTATTATTTACTGGATAAATTTCTCGGCAATTTAACAATCGAAGAATATCGTCGGTTATATCGTTCAGACAAATTAATCATTGTTGCAGACAAACCTCTTTCACGGTCTCTTCCAGAATTGCATGAAGATAATGACGAATTTATCTTGAATACGAAAATAATTCCTTCCAACATTAAACAACGCTATGGGGCAATACTTGGAAAATCTAAATAACTTGTTTGTTATTGTATTCGGTAATATCTACTTGTTTTCTCAACATTTTATATATTTCTTGATTTACAGATACGATTGGTTTTTGTTTAGGTGGGGGGACGCCCAAGTAATTTCGTATCACTGCCATGTAATCTCCATTGTGTTTTTCCAAGAGTTCAGAAGCTTCTTCAGGTGTATAATTGGTTTGTGAAACAATAATGTCCATTAATAGATGCGAATATTTCTTTTTCGGGATTTAGACTAATTTAGTTTAATGTTTTCTGCTTTTTCCTCCCAATGTATCCGTTGTCGCAGAACCTGTTGAGTGTTCCGTTCTTTCAAAAGCTGATGGTACACGAATAAATTCAAAACTAAGTTCTGGGTTGTTATAATCTCATACAAGAAATCCATATGTTTTTTATGTCTTACATATTTTGTCTTCTTTTTTGCTTATTTTTTGTGTTTCGTTTATTTTTTCGCATACTTCGCTTACTTTTATATTTTGTACGTTTGCCGCCGTGGCTACATTCCACTGCATTTTTATTTTTATTTGCACAATCTTTTTTATGTACAAAATAATTGGGGTTATTAGGGAACATTGGTGCTGTATGGGATACATTATTACATATTGGGCATGTATACGTTTTTTTTCCAAATTTCTCTCCAATAATTGGAGAGAATGTTCCCGCTTCGCTCATTGTCATCGATGGGGCGGTGCGTAAAAACTGTGAAGTCTTGGAACTTTTGGGTTTAATTACTTCTGGAGAGTCGGCGTCAGTTTCAAGACTGTCAGGTAGGTATGTGAGGACTGACTTCGGTTTGACATTGTGAGTTGCCGTATTTGTAACTTTGGGAATGTCCTGACATTCAACACTTTTAAATCTTGATGAGGCTGTAATTAGAATTTCTCTATTTTCAAAAGATCACCATTAATTTTTATAAATTTTCCTAAATATTCTCCTTCATTTTCATAACAAACACCAGGTTCAAGATCATTCCAATAAATACTCATAATTTAATAAAATATTTTAATTTTTAGTCCGACCTCTAAAAAAATTGAAAACTTTTTCGTCTCATTTCATTTTTACAAATCAAACTATGTTCTGCACAAGAGAAACACTGAAAGAGACACTAGCACGCGACGGAGTTGCTGTTATTCCTGACGTTTTAGACGAGTCTGAATGCGAAGCGATGGTTAATGGGATATGGGATTATTTGGAACATATTACGCAGAAATGGGAAATGCCGATAGATAGAGAAAATCGGGAGACATGGCGCGAGTTCTACAAGCTTTTTCCGAAGCACGGTATGTTACTACAACATTTTGAAGTAGGACATGCGCAATCTTCGTGGGATGTTCGCCAAAACCCGAAAATTTTGGAAATTTTCGAAGAGTTTTGGGGTTGCGCGAGAGAAGATTTACTGACGTCGTTTGATGGATTGAGTATTAGTTTTCCGTCTGAAATAACAAGGAGAGGATGGCATACAAAAACATGGTATCACGCAGACCAAACTTTTACGAAACCAGATTTTCAATGCGTACAAAGTTATGTGACCGGGCTTGATATCGAAGAAGGTGATGCGACGTTATCGGTATATGAAGGAAGCCACTTATTTCACGCAGAGTTTGCAGAAAAATTTGGAATTACTGACAAGGACAATTGGCATATGCTGACGGAAGAGCAGAACGAGTTCTACACGGAGAGATGTAAAATAGTTAATGTCGTTTCACCAAAAGGAAGCCTGGTATTGTGGGATAGCCGAACGATTCACTGTGGGATTGGACCGAGAAAGGGTCGGACAAATCCAAAGTTTAGAGCGATAACGTATGTGTGTTATATGGAAAGGAGATTGGCGAGCGCGGCGGATTTGAAAAAGAAGCGAAAGGCTTTCGAAGAGAGACGAACTACTTCACACTATCCTTGTAAAATTAAATTATTTCCGAAAGACCCTAGGACATACGGTGGTCCAAAAGTAATTTGCGAACGAGTGCCTGATGTAGTATTAGATAGAGTTGGAAGAAGATTAGCTGGGTTTGATTGATTTGTAATGTTTTGACTTGTAATAATTAAATAAATAATTTAAATACTTTTTAAATAAAATTCTAATGGATTTCATATTCAGAAGCCTTTATTCGGTGATTTATTGTTATTCTTGTGTTGAAATATGGGTAAATTCAAATATAAAAAAATGGAGTGAAAACGAGACGATTAAAAAGATATATGATTACGTGGAGAGTATTTACGACCATTATTATCCTTCCGTCCAACAATATTTATTTGTGGAGAATGGTTGTCAAACCATTGTTTATAAAACTGCAGACGGTGATATTTATACGCTGAAAACAATGGAACCAAAAGAGTATGATTTTATTTTACGGAACGATTATATAAAAAATGGAAGGAATTGCAAAATTATTTATGACCGTGTTGATTATATTACACCATATTACGAAATATCAAACGTTTCCTTTTTGTCCTTTCTTGTGCATTATAAAAATATTGACATTGAGATAGAGTTGGATACAAAACAATACACATATATGATTGTTGGAAATCGTATTAATAAAAAATTCATCTATTATTTGTTGAAAAATATGGGATTTGCCAAAGAAGATTTTGACAATTTTAATTATTCCCTTCAGATTCTCACGCAACATGATGTAAATTTTTTAAATTTAACTTCTTTGGATGAAATAGTAATCATGAAAAATCATCTAAAATAATATAAATTTTATTATAAAGGTTAGTTTATTTTATAATAAAATGGAAAACTTGCTTGAAAATCCGCTGAAATCTAAATGGTGTTTATGGGCTCATTATCCTCAAGATGATGATTGGACCCTAGATAGTTATCATAAAATATGCGAATTTGAAAATGTAAATGGAACGATTGCCATCACAGAAACCATTCCAGAAGGAATCATCAAAAATTGCATGCTTTTTTTAATGAAAGATGGAGTTCTTCCTATTTGGGAAGATGCGAAGAATCGAAATGGAGGGTGTTTTTCATACAAGATAAACAATAAATTTGTGATTGATGTTTGGAAGGAAATGTCATATGTGATGGTGGGGAATACATTGAGCACAGACAAAAATTTTATAGACGCGATTTCAGGATTGACGATTTCGCCCAAGAAAAACTTTTGTATTATTAAAATCTGGATGGAGAATTGTGATAATCAGAATCCACGAGTGGTTACGAAAGAAATTAAGAATTTAACGCACGAAGGATGTATATTTAAAAAACATGTGCCTACTTATTGAAGCTGAAGTGATGTAAAACACACGCTTCTAAAATATATTGGTGCATCATACTGTGTATTAGTGTGCGAGGGAGATATGGATACATAAATTTTATATTCAAATGTTCCTTCGCCTGGCGAATCTACATAAGAAAATGGCATTGTTATAGCGCGAGCCTCAATAGGGTCATAAGGTTTGGGAGCAAGGTCGCTTATCCATTGATAGGATAAGCATGTTGATGCTACTAAATGGGTAAGGTTGTTGCCTAAAACATTTTGCCATACTGTAGTGCCACTTTTTCTACGGTAAATACTTGATACAATATATCGTTCAATATTAACGTCGAATATATTTATAAATTGTCCCGTTAAAAAAAATTTACTATTTTGTGAAGAATTTACACTGATTGACCCTACAGATAATAATTTACTATCATTATCTATGTTAGTACTTATTAATGTACCCTCTATTGAATTTGCATAATACCAGGCATTATTAACAGGACCAGCAGGACCGGTTGCACCAGTTACTCCATCAATACCATTAGTACCAGTAGGACCAGTAGGACCGGTGTGTCCTGTAACACCTTGTATTCCCTCAGGACCAGTTTCACCCGTTATAGGCACTCCATTAAAGGTAAGTTGTGTAGGACTTAAAAGGGCTATATCTCCATTTGCTTGAACTGTAATTTGATATTTTTCAATCGTTACACTTTTTCCTAACAAATTATCAACAACAATAGTATTCGGGGTTGTAAAATATCCTGCTTTACCATCATAAGCATATGTAATAATACCATTATCATATACATCATTACCAACACCTAATAAAACATGACTCCCATACGGAGCTGGCGTTGTCAAAATTGGTAATGTTGGACCAGTTGCTCCTGTTACTCCATCAATACCATTAGTACCAGTAGGACCAGTAGGACCTGTTACTCCATCAATGCCATTAGTACCAGTAGGACCAGTATCACCTTTTACACCAACTGCCATTGCTTGAAAAAGAATTTTATTTACAGTTGCACCTGAATTATCTTGATTATTACGATTATTCCCTGTATCAAACGTTGCGTTTAATCGAAATGGACCATTACTTGTTAGTGAAACTTCTCCCATCTTAACCCCGTTTTTGTATGCAATTGCTTTATGTCCATCATAAGATAAGCTAAAAATATCCGTTTCTGACCATCCTTGAGGTTCAAGAAATATTAATTTATCATCATAAAACACTCCATTTACTATGCCTACAACCTGTGATGCAAATATATAAATTCCTACGACTATATTTTGCATTTGTGGAGAAGTCGAATTTGAAAATCCAACAATATATGTTTTATCTTTTCGTGTCGGTTGAAACGACGTATATACTGTATCATAACTTTCCAGAGAATATACATTACGTTGAAACGCCGCAACATTATTTATTAAAGATGTTGCTACTATTTTTCGAGGCATAATTTGAAAATAATTCTCATCGCTTGTTCCCCATGTAAATGTAGTAGCATCATCGCTATCCTGCAAATAAACATTGCGGAGAAACCAAAAGAGGAAATGATGGAAGAAAGTATTTATCCACTCCTGATAAAAATAAAACTTGTCGTTGGAAATTACTTTAACTTATTCATGTTACAAATTCAAACACTTAATAAAATTCAAACACTTAATAAAATTCAAACACTTAATCGCAAAGTACAATGGTAATACTATTCCAATAACAACCATTCTTGAATATCATAGCTTTCTCAATTTCAAATGCTCTTGCTCCATGGAAGCGTCCTTTCTTTGCGTCATATTGTCTGCGAAAGTAATCCAAAAACGTTTCTCCGCGAAGTTTCACAGGCATGTATTCTGCAATCTCGTAACAAATTTCTGAACTGAGTTTGAAATATTTCAAGAAAAAGGGTTGCCATGATAATGTCCAATACAAGTTGTATTTTGGTTCTGCCATCAATGCTATCGCCGGCTCAATCCAAGGGAGACATCTGATTTGTGCAAGCATATAAGGCGATGCCTCTCCGATAAATTTTTCTAACAGCGGTGGTGACAAAAGCTTGAGAATTTGTGGTCGTTCTACCATTATCTCAACAATTTTTTGGCGAATTCTTCGAATAACGACTAAAGAACTTTCGGCATTCTTGGCTGTACGCGCATCGCAAGTTTCCAGCTTGGTTTCTGCATCTTCTATCGCATTCACTGCTTTTCCATAGATACCAGGAATCAACTTTGATATCCGCACCAAAATTAGCTCCATAGAATTTTCGCAAATCTCGAATATTTTTTTGAATAACCACATTTTTCTGACAAACATGCGTTGTGGGTCTCTCATAATTTCAGCGGCATGAAAACTGTTGTAGAGCTCGTTCAATTTTTTTGAAAAAAACTCTACCGAATACGGCCCATATTGTTCTATGTATCTATTTTTCGCATAGTGGCTTGGGGATTCGAGATGATGGTCAATAATTTGCTTCTTTACAAAGAAGCGGGTCTTCATCAAATGCGCTCCATTCTTTATTGATGCACACCATGGCTCAGTAAAGAATTCGCTGCCTTCCACCTCCAAGGTGAATAATTCTTCCTTTGCAATGATTGGTTGTCCTACGAAATTCATTTCTTTTGTTTTTTGGTACATGATTTATTATTTAAAAAATATTTCAATTTTTTAAAAGGTCGGACTGATAAAAAGCGACATTTCGATATTTGTTACCCGCTACAGTCAAATGCTCTACCAACTGAGCTAAGAGGAGATGGGTGTTTATAAATATCAAACAATTAGTATATAAGTCAAATTAAAATTATAACAAAATTATATGAATGATTTAGACATAGACAATTATTCAATGGATGATATTTTGAATCTTTTTAAAATAAGTAACTTTGATGAAATGGAAATGAAACGAGCCAAAAAAATGGTTTTGATGATTCATCCAGACAAATCTCATCTTCCTTCGGAATATTTTTATTTTTATACAAAAGCATACAAAATTTTATATTCCATGTATGAATTTAAAAATAAAATGAAACCGGAACAATCTACCGATTATGTAGAATATAAAGGAGAAGAAGCCGTCAAATTAAATTTAGATAAAATGGAAAATTTTACGGAATGGTTTAACGAAGAATTTGAAAAACGTAGAGAGGAAACAGAAGGATATGATGAATGGTTAAAGTCAAATAATGGGATTATTTCCGAAAATGTACAATTGGCAGAAATGAATCAGTTTTTTGAAGAAAGAGCAGTGACAATAAAAACAGAGGTAAAAGAATATTGTGGGAATTCCAACGAAAAGTTTGAACCGGATGTTTTTTCTTCCTTCCAATACTCTGATTTAAAAGAGGCTCATACATTAGCACCAGTGTCAATGAATGAATATTATAACAAACCTAAATATAGCATCGATGAATACAAAAAATATCGTCAAATAGAAGAAGTAACGAATATTCCATATGACGAAAAAAAGGCAACAGCTATATTAGCCGGAAAAAATAAGGCCGACGAAGAAGAATCGATTGCACGCGCCTATTATTATGCAAAAAAAACACAGGAAGCCGTAAAAGCCAATGAAATCTTTTTAGCAAAGATGAAATTAATAAAATAATCGATAATTATATGTTTGAACTTTTTTGTATCATTGTACTCATTTTTTTAGCAATGTTGTATAGGAATGAAATCCAAGAGGATAATTATAGTCTTGTAAAAAATTATCTTGTACGGGATGTAAATATTTCAAAGGGAAGACCAATCATTTGGATATATGTACCATATATTCCAAATAGTAGAAAAATAAGGTCTTTTGGAGATGGAACAAACACAAATGTAAATCAAGACTATTTACATTTGACTATAAAAAGCATTATAAATAATAATCCTTCTTTTACCATTTGTGTTATAGACAATCATTCTTTTAATAAAATAATACCTGGATGGGAATATGATCTAAATACTTTTTCTCAACCAATTCTCAATAATATGCTATTTTTAGCAATGTCTAAATTATTGTATATTTACGGCGGAATGGTTGTCCCACTATCTTTTTTATGCTTTAAAGACTTGATGCCGTTGTATCAACATGGAACACAGAATGGAATATTTATCTGTGAAAATGTGAACAAAAGCATTCGCAGTGAAAAATTCACACCCGACCCAACATTCATGGGTTGTCTTCCAAATGACCCAACTATGTTCCAATATAGTTTATTTTGCGAAACGATTATTTCTGATACTTCCGAGGAATCCAAATTTTTAGGAGTTCATAGCAATTGGTTTTATCGAAAAAATGTTATCATTATTGATGGAGAAAAAATTGGAGTAAAAATGAATGAAAAGGAAGTTAGCGTGGAAGATTTATTAGACACCAGACCATTACCTTTAACCAACGCTTATGGAATTTATATTCCTGAAACGGAAATATTACAAAAACACAGCTGTGAATGGTTTGCACGTCTTTCAAAAAAAGAAGTATTGTCAGGAAATACAATTCTACAAAAGTATATTCTTTTAACTTCTGTTGAAACTCAAACTTGGACGCCTTTCTGGAAATTAACATAGTATATTATTTCATAAGTAGAGTGTATATATTTGAGTTTGTAAAAAAAAGGTACGTCATTGTTATTGCAAATTTGACGCACAACTGTTAAAAAAGATTTGTATAAAAATGGTTTTTTTGTAATATATTTTTTTTGAGATTCGAGATAATAATTATCACAATCGGACAAAAAAGTGGGTAAAAAGGGTTGTAGTTTTTTGAAAACTGTCTTATCAATTATATATTCATCGACACATACTTTGTCTAATAAATCGAATAGCAATGATTTTGGTATTTTAGTTTTGAATATTTTCATTACTATTATAATATATTTTTAAATATACTGTTTGTAAATAATGCCAATTCAATCATATCTTCGTGAATATTATGAAACGCAACAATGTATTTGCAAATATGTTGAGAATAATCTAAATCCAAGTTTTTTGTATATTCATAAAAGTTATATAGAATATCCATAACAGAATATCCTTCGTCATACAATTCATAAAAAATCTTTATACACCCATTTAAATTTTTATTGTCAAGTTCATCTATATATTGTTGAAATATCTGCGGATGAATCGTCGATGATAATTCTTTTGCAACATCAATAGTGATAGGAATATTTAATAATTTATATTTTTCCATATTATTTATCATTTGTTTGATGGATAAAAAATGAGTAATATAAATTTTGGTTTCTTCATCAATGACCAATCCTTCGTTTGATTTTATTGCATCATAAATAACGCTCATTTTTTCCGAGGTTATTTTTTTAATTTCAATGACATATAGCATAGATTGAATGCTTTCTAGTATTTTTTGTGGGGAAGAACATGATAAAATATAATTAATATCATAAGTTTCAATAATATTTTTAAATATATGTTGATTATTATCATTCAGACAATCAAAATCATCTAATACAATCATCTTCTTTTTGTTTGTAAAAGAAGGAGAACGACAAAATTGTATGACCTCATTTTTAAAATAACTTATTCCATATTCTTTAATGTTATTAATGATTAATACATCGCCTGTTATTTTACCATAATAATCACGAATAATCGCATTAATAAATGCAGTTTTACCATTGCTTTGTTTACTTATAAATAAAATTTTAATAGTATCTATTTTTATAAATTCTCTTACCAATGTTGGAATTTCTCTTTCTACAAAATCATCGAGTGTTTTAGGATAATATTTATGAATTAATAATTCCTGCATTCGTAATTATTAAAGTAAGTTTATCTTTTAAATTAATAATGGATTATTATAAAATATTGGAATTAGAAAATAACGCGACTCACGAAGAAATTAAAAAATCATATCGGAAATTATCATTAAAATATCATCCTGACAGAAATGGTGGTACAGATAATAAAAAAATTCAAGAAATAAACGAAGCGTATGAAATCCTTGGCGACCCTGCTAAAAAACAAGCATACGATTTTGAAATAAATTTTGCGGAACAAGGGGGCATGCCTTTTCCCATGGACAGTATTTTCGAACAATTGTTTTTTGGAAGAGACTTGGACGATTCGCCCAACATTCGAATATTTCATAATGGTATGCAAATAGATAAACCAACACCAATCCTCAAAACAGTCGAAATAGAAATGAGTATGGTTTTGACAGGTGGAAATATTCCAGTTGAAATTGAACGTTGGATTTACGAAGGGGAAAAAGTATTTGAAAAAGAGACAATCTATTTAGATATTCCCAAAGGGATTGATGACAATGAATTGTTGGTTTTACGAGAAAAAGGAAATGTTCGTGGAAAAATGGTGGGAGATATTAAAATATTCATCAAAGTAAATAATTCAACGAAATTCCAACGAAATGGATTGGACCTTTTATATGAAAAAACAATATCGCTAAAGGATGCGCTTTGCGGTTTTTCGTTTGATTTAAAATACATTAATGGTAAAAAATACACCATCAACAATCAAAAAGGAAATATCATTCCTCCCAATTTTAAAAAGATTATTTCCAACATGGGATTGGAACGAAATGGTTATGTTGGAAATTTAATCATTTCGTTTCATGTTCAATTTCCCGAGAATTTGTCAATAGAAAACATTAATAAAATGGAAGAATGTCTTTAAATGTCTTTTTTAAAAACATATAATAATGAAATTGTTAAATTTATTCTACTTGTTTAACGCAAAAATCCATCAAAAAGTATTGCATACATCTATACTAAATTTTGCTCCATTTTTAAAATTGCATCATGTAGTTGTAGTATGGGATTCAAAAGAAATGTACGCAGTGGATTTTTCTCCCATAAATCAACCACATCCACTCACACTATTGAAATTAATTCTTGGAAAAAATGTTCCAGCAGAAACAAGAATACGTAAGTTAAATACTTTTACGGATAAAATAGAAATTTATGATACACAAACATCTGAATTACTTACTAACAAAACATTTGAAAAAATACAAAATAAAAAGTTGAAAAAAATGATTAAAAAAATGAGGTCATGGAAAACCATGAATTTATATAATCAAAACTGTCAACATTTTAGTTCATTTGCCAAAAAATTAGACCCTTCGTCTTTGTCCAGGCAATAGATTGTATTTTTGAATATAATGCTGATATTTTACATATGGCGGCAAATGCTCAAAAGCAACCACCTTATTAATCCAATACACTTTTTCGGCATTTCCTAAAATAAACGCATTAAAAGATAATCCGCTAGGACCATTAAAAGTAGTTATCTGATTTCCTCCCATAAAGATAAAAAATATTATTATTTTGAAAAATAAATTAGGTTTTTTTTTCAAAATATTTGCCAGAAATATCACATTCATTATTTCGTGTTAAATCCGCATAATTATATTTTATTTCACCTGTAATGAGGTTTTTTTCTCCGAAAAATGCACACTTTGATAAGGTATAGTCTGTGTGTTCTATATAATGGACGCAATTTTTACACGCGGGATATTTCGCATTTTTAATGTTAGGGACAAACAATAATAGTTTGAGATTCATTATTATAACATTAAATTAGTCTTTAACTATTTTACGCTTCTTTTTTCCCAAAGGTTCGATTTCTGGTTCAGAAAAATCCACCGCATCTAATTCACGCAACCACCATTCTTCCACCGTTGTCTTTTCGAGAATTTCCAATTCATCCCGTTTATTCTGCAACTCTTTATTTATTTTTTCTACATTTTCTAAACTAACACTATCCATGTACATTCGGGTCAAATACTTGTAATCAATTGTATCTCCTAATTTATCATAACCTTTTTCTTCCAATATGTTTTCAATTTCAGTACCACGTTTTCCTTGCAATTTAATTGTTTCATTCAATAATTCGTGAATGTATCTAACTCTATTTTCTAAAAATAATAGTTGAGCTCTTATTTTTTCAATCAAATATTGTTTTCGTTTTTCGTAAGCTGCATAACGAATCCCAAAATAATCATCAATAATATCTGATGCACATGAGTATTTGACCAAATCTCCATTTCCATTAAACAAATGCATATTCGAAATGGATTGCGTCGTTGCCAATTTAAACGTCTTTTCCAACGTATTTGCTTGAATCAATTCGGCAAGTTTTCCTTTATGCATTGTTATCACAAAATGTACAGATAAATCATTGCATAAATCATTATAGTCTTTCACGATAGGAATCACTTTATTGCCGTCTTTGTCCATTGTGTCCGTCAAAGATTCCAAGTATTCTTTATAATCATCCGACCAAACGCCGACAGGCAATTCCGTAATTTCCAACTTGTCATCTCCAAGCACATATTTACCTTTAATCAAAAACCGAGCACCATGTGGCTCAATGGTTCCCTTGAACCCTTTGTAATACGGAATAAACTCTTTGGACGTTTCTTCATGCCGCAATTTGTTTTTAATATACTCTACAATTTGTAGAGGATTAAAACAAGGAATGTCAGTACTATATCCCGTACCAATCCCCTTTGTCCCATTCACAAGAATCATCGGAATAATGGGAATATAATATCGAGGTTCAATAGGAATACCATCATCTTCCAAATACTCCAACACATTATCATCGTCTTTGGGAAATAATTGGCGTGTCATTGGATTCAATACAGTAAAAATATATCTCGGCGATGCTGAATCCTTTCCACCTTTCATTCTCGTGCCAAATTGTCCTCTTGGAGAAAGAAGATTGATATTATTCGAACCAACAAAATCCTGTGCCATTCCAACAATCGTCTGGTTTAAACTCATTTCTCCATGATGATAGCAAGAATGTTCAGAAATATAACCAGAAATTTGTGATACTTTACACTCTACTGTCAAATTTCTTTTAAATGCACCAAACAATACCTTTCGCTGACTTTCTTTCAATCCATCTACCAGGCTTGGAATACTTCTGTCATTATCTGCATTCGAAAAATGTTTGAATTCTTTGTGAATAAACTCGGTAAATGTCACTGTTTCTTTGCTCGTATCCAGACAACTTGTTCTATCATAACTCGCCAGCCATTCCTTTCTATTTTCGGCGCGTTTCTTGTTAAATATCATATCGATTGTTTCATCGCAAGTCTCGGAATGTTCAAACCTTACTATTTTGCGTTCCTTCAGATACTTCGCAAATTCTTTTCGGTCACTTGTCCCCAACCCCTTGTACCATTTTGTGTGCCAACCATTCATGTTATTCGCTTCCTTCCACAAGCGAAATTCGTTTGGATTATAAAACGAGACAACAGATTGTCCTTTGGTGCATTTGATAATGGGTGTATTCATAAAGTTGATGAAATGTGGTATTTCCGTCAAAGAGGGCCAAAGCGTATGAAACATGTTGATGCACAATCCTTTGATATGGGACCCATCCGAATCCTGGTCACACAAAATCCATATTTTTCCATAACGTAAATGTTTATGAACATCTTCCAATGTATATTTCTTGCCCGTTTCCAATCCTATGATGCGTTTAAATTCCGAAATCTCTTTGTTTTCCATCACCTTTTTAATAGGTTCCCCACGAACATTCATCACTTTGCCTTTTAAAGGATAAACACCAATGGTATCTTTGTCTTCCACAGTCAATCCCGACAAAATACTTGCTTTGGCCGAATCTCCTTCACAAAGAACAATAATACATTGCGAAGATTTTGCAGTCCCCGCAAAATTTGCATCTGTCAGTTTTGCAATTCCGCGAATAATTTTCGTCTTTGTTCCGTCTGTTTTTTTCATGGTTTTCGCTTCTTTTGCTCCAGCAATTGTGCATGCCATATCCATAATGCCTAAATTTGCCACCTTTTCGATAAATTTGGCACTCACCGTACAAGTTGAACCAAAATTTTGAATGGACGTTTCCATATAATCCTTTGTCTGGCTATCAAAAGTAGGATTCACAATATTGCATCGTAAAAATAAAAACAACTGTTCTTTGATACTTGCAGGCGTAACTTTGACCTTTTTCTTCTTTTCGATATATTCGCAAAGTTTTTTTGTAATTTGATTCGTGATAAAATCAACATGACGACCACCTTTGCCCGTAGAAATACCATTCACAAAAGAAACTTGCGTGAATTCAGAAGACATTGCGACAGCATATTCCCAATGGTCGGAACCTTCATGAACATGCTTTTCAACATATAATTCAATATATTGTTTAAAGGATTGTATAGGAATAAGTTTATTGTTCAACTTAACTTTGACCGATTTATCTGTGACAGCTGCAATGTCATAGACTCTTTTCTGAAATAATTTCAAAATGTCGGGCGTCATCCCATCAAGACCGAATCTTTTATAATCCGGCTTGAAACGAATTGTTGTGTAAGGCCCTGATTTTGTGTTTGTAATGGTCGGAGGAAAAATGTCATCCAAATTGTTTGCAAAACGTTGGCAATATTTTTTGCCGCGTATGTGGTCCACCGTTTCAATAGAACATTCCGACGACCAAATAAACGCGATTTTGACACCGTAACCATTTTTTCCTCCGATAATCGATTTTGCACTCGTATAATTGGTAGAACTGCGAAGGTTTGCGAAAATCATCTCGGGAATCCATACATTATAGGTAGGATGTATTTCCACGTCAATCCCATTTCCGTTATTTGTCATGATAATTGTTCCGTCGGTGTCAATTGTTATAGAAATTTCAGTAACCTTTTTCGCGCCCTCAAGAGTTTTCATTCTTTCTACATGGTCCCTACAATTTACAATCACTTCATCGAAAATTTTGTAGAGTCCAGGAATATAATTAATATTATCCTTTGTAATCTTTTCTTCAAAAACCCACATTTCAGCCTGGGTTATTTCCACACTTCCCATGTATGTATCGGGTTTTTTAAGGATATGCTCCTTGTCTGTCATTTGTTGGTAGATTTCTTCTAATGCGGTCATTTTTAAAGTTATTCATGTAAAAATTTTAAATCAATTTATTATAATGCAATGTAGAAAAAGAATCCCAAGACAAATACTTTTAGAAAGATATTATCGTGAACGAGACAGATTGATAAATTTATATTGTCAACGTCAAGAAACTCTTACATCAAATTTATTTTCAGAATCTTATAATTGGAAACAATCGCGTAATTTAGGAGTGAATTGTTTTAAAGAAAAAGCGCAATATTTAGGAAATGGTTATTTAATACCTGATTATTCAACGCGTTTAAGAAAATTAAATGCAATAAAACAAGGAAAGGGTAACACACAATTTACTGCATTGTCATTAAATAATTATGGAAAAATAGAAGGGGCTCCAGGAGGTTTTGGAAGTTCTCCAAAAAATCGGTTTTGATAAAAATATTTTCTTTAATTAACATATGAATAGTAATACTGGTTCAAGAGCCGCTGTTTATCACGGCAATGCTATGCAAACTGCGGGTGGGTTGCGTAAAAAAGACCTTTATAAAAATAAACGTGGAAGAATTGTATCTATGAAAAAAAGTAGGACAGCCAAAAATTGGAATCCATTAAAAATGCTAGGGTTGTTGAGCAGGTCAGGCGAGCCGTTTGGCGCGAGAACGTTTCGCAAAGGCTCAATCAGTAAAACTCGCAGAGGAACTAGTGGACAACTTGTAGAAGATTTTTTTACTCATAAAGGTTCAAGAATAAAGAGACATGGAAAAAAATACAAGGCATATTATGCACGCAAAGGTTCAAAGCGAAGGACAAATAAATGGAAACCGGGTCGAGATTATTCACAAAGCGGAGGGTTGTCTGCATTGTCCCCTTCACATTATCCAGAAAATCCTGCCAGTTTTGAAATGACAAATTTCACTCCTCAAGAAAGAGCTTTGATGGCAAGTGGTGGTTCAAGGGGAGGCAACTCTTTGGCAATGACAAATTTAGATTCTGCTTATCCATCCCAATTTAGTAATATAGATATGGGTCAAAATACTCCATTGAATCGTGCATTGAATGCTGGAATATAATTTTATAGGAATCGTTAGAAGTTACAAGAAATTCTATTAAATTAGATAGTAAAATAATTTAAATAAAATAAACAAATTTAGTAATGGCTTCATTTACAGATAATGTTCTTACTATGCAAACTGTTCAAATATCTCCCTTTCGTACATTAATGGCCGCTTTAAAAGATGTATTGGTCGAAACCAATATTACTTTTCAAGCTGATGGAATTAAAATTATTAATATGGACAAATCACATACGATTCTAGCACATTTAAAACTAGAAGCAAAGAATTTTGAAGTGTATGAATGTAAAAAAGAGAAAATAATTATAGGCGTAAATATGTTTCATTTGTTCAAGTTAATAAACTCTATTGATAATGATGACATTTTAACCATGTACATAGAAAATTGCGATTATGTAGATGGAGTTGTTTCGCATTTATCGTTGAAATTTGAGAATGGAGATATTCGACAATGTAAAACACAAAAGTTGCGTTTGATTGAGCCAGATATGGAAGAATTGGCTTACCCTGATGTAAATTTTTCAACGATTATTAATCTTCCTTCTTATGATTTTCAAAAGATTGTTCGCGATTTATCTTGTATTTCTGATAAATTAGAAATAAAATCGGTTGGGAGTGAATTGATTTTCAAATGTCAAGGTGCGTTTGCTTCTGCAGAAATACATCGCGCGGAAACAGATGGAAGCATGGAATTTTTATTAAAACAAGATGTAAGTAAAGTTATTCAAGGAGAATTTTCGTTGAAAAATTTAGGATATTTTATCAAATGTACAAATTTGTGCCAACAAATAGAAATATATTTAGAAAACGATTTACCTTTAGTCGTGAAATATAATGTTGCAAGTTTGGGGGCAATTTATTTGGGATTAGCACCTTTACCATCAAGTTAAAATATTTAATGCCTATTTTTTTGGCATTAAATATTATATTCTAATTAATTATGACTGGAACAAGAGGACCACCAGGACCACGAGGACCACAAGGACCACGAGGACCATCAGGAAGAAGTGTAGTTGGAGCACCAGGAAGAGCTGGACCGGGAGGACCACAAGGACCACGTGGTCCATCTGGAAATCCAGGTTCAGAAGGGAGACCAGGAGATAAAGGTTGTCCTGGAGAACCTGGTAGAGATGGTATTGACGGAATTAATGGCAATGATGGTGCGGTTGGACCAACTGGACCAAAAGGAGACGAAGGTTCTCAAGGACCTCAAGGCATTGAAGGTCCTAGAGGATTACCTGGACTTCCTGGACACACTGGACCAAAAGGATGTCCTGGTAACCCTGATGGCGACAAAGGGCTTACAGGCGACAAAGGGCTTACAGGCGACAAAGGGCTTACAGGCGACAAAGGGCTTACAGGTGATAAAGGCCCTGATGGAGATAAAGGCCCTGATGGAGATAAAGGCCTAGAAGGTGATAAAGGTCCTGAAGGTGATAAAGGCCTAGAAGGTGATAAAGGT